ATGATGGTGACACTGTATCGGCCATCTGGGATGAGCAACAATATGGTAACTACGGTATATATACGAACGTAGTAATGGCCTTATCGGACCTAGCCTGGGGTAGAGAAGTATCTGGTGAATTCCTTACAAAGGAAGAGACGTTAGGTGCAAGGTTCACTAATGGGTGGGAGCACTTCTCACTGGATGTACCGGTTGAAGCGCGATTGAAAGGTACAAAGACAGCTTACCAAGCTATGTGTGCAAAGAAAGAAGATTATCGTATCCTCAATGATGCAATGACCAAGTATAGTCGTAAACATGTGCAGACTGTACTCACCCTGTGTAAGACTGAAAGCGTTGTTCGTAATCAAAAGATAAAGGACCGTACAGCATGGCTTTTGGAAGCATATGATATCAGGGAGAATGCTAGGGGCTTATCTCGATGTTCAAGAGACAACCTCCTCTGGAAGATGATTGCAAGCGCTCCTGCAGGATGGCCAAATGTAAGCTCTAGTGTACTGGGTAGCCTCCTTGATGACTTGGTGAAAGGTATCCCGTTGAAGGTCATCTTAAAGCGCTTTGCAGATAAAATGGACGCGTTGAAGTATATGCGTCCTACTAAAGAAGCCTCTAGCCAAGCTATTGATAAGGCTGAAGAGATCTTTGCAGAAATGGGGTATGGTCCATCACTGCCGCGCCGTTTTGCACGGCCTGAAGAGGTGAATTGCATATGGTACCCTAAGCCACAATGTGTTAGTCGTGATCAAGGATTGTTCTCCAGCCTACGAACCGATAATGTGGATAAACCTCTTAAAGATGGTACCCTGGTTAGTATAACTCTTGAGAAATTTATACAAAAGGTTGTACCACTTGCACAAGCTATGCGAGCTAAGGTCACAAGTGGTCACCAGAACTTCCAAGCATTCTGTACAGCAGATAACCCAGATGCAAAGAGTATGTTTCAATGGAATAACCAGTTCTCAACCTTTGTATATTCAGGTGGAAGTCCTGGCAGTGCTTGGTCACTAGATACCGGGTGGATTGATGTTACAGGGATGTCTTACAAGCCTTCTCACTGGGATACTAATATTGATGCACCTATAGGTAACCAAGCTAATGCAGTATCCTTCCTTTTGAAAGATGCAACACCTACTCGTAACGCAGGCTTAGCTTTGTTTCCTGAGACTTTGAAAGCTGACCTGCATGAAGTACGTAGAGTCATTGAACAGTTCTCAAACAAAGGTGTAATGGGTGGTAAGGGTAGTCCTGCAGCTGTTGGATTGACCATAGGCCAATCAGGCAGTGATATTATCTATGTTGATGTTGACATGGGTACAATTACTAAATCATATTGCATATCTGGTTGGGAATAGTATGCAAAAGGTTGAAATGTTCACAGATGGAGCCTGTAAGGGTGACAAATCAGGTGGATGGGGTGTTCTCTTGGTGTGTAGAGGGGTGGAGAAGGAACTCTATGGTGGTAAAGTAGATACTACTAACAATGCAATGGAACTTACAGCGGTTCTTGAGGGTCTAAGAGCCCTTAAGAAACCCTGTGATGTGCACCTGGTCACAGATTCACTGTACGTCCTTAAAGGTGCTACTGAATGGTTCCCAAACTGGGTGAAGAACGGTTGGAAGACTTCAGGCGGAAAGCAGGTGAAGAATAAAGATTTGTGGATAGTGCTGGATGAAGAGGTAGGTAATCATGATATCACCTGGGATTGGGTACAAGGTCATACAGGCCATGAAGGTAATGAAAGGGCAGATGCCTTGGCTAATAAAGGTGTGGAGGAGATAAGATGCAAACAGTGAATGTTTTAAAACAAGACCTTGAACGTGCACGGTACCTTATGAAGGTTGCTGCAGAGTTCATCATGGAACATGCAGAATATGAAACTAAGTTTTATGACGGAACTACATGCGATGGTGGTTGTCTAAATGATGAACTTATGGTGCAGTCAGAGATGATAGGTGTATATGATGAATAAGAAGTTAATATCTGAAAGGCTTACAGGAAAGATACAGGCTGTCGCATACCACTCATTCTTTGGAAAGCCTTCTATGGTTGTAGAGGTTGAATATATGCAAACATGGGAGAGGCAGCGCTCTTCACAAGAAGCACATCTACACGTCGAATGGGACACATGGGAGAAACGCGTATGGAAGAAGGCTACGTGTAGACAGGTGAAGCGTATGGATATAGGGTTTAAAGGAAATGTCTAAACTTTGGATAGGTAGTGACCTTCATTGGGCACATAAAAACATACACAAGTTCAGGTGTAAGGATAAAGGCTTCTACAGAGACTTTGAAGATGAAACAGAACACCGTGAATGGATTAAAGACTGGTGGAAAGCTCATATCCGTAAAAGGGATACAGTCATCTTACTAGGCGATGTAGCCTTTAAAGAGGAAGCATTATTGGAGATAGGTACAATGCCTGGAAGGAAAGTACTTGTGAAGGGTAATCATGACCTTAAGAAATCGTGTTACTATGATAAAGTGTTTGATCAAGTACATGGGTTATTGAGATATAAACATTGCTGGTTATCTCATGCACCGGTACATCCACAAGAGCTTAGAGAGAAGTTTAATATACACGGACATACACACCACTATGATATACCAGATAGCCGGTACACGAATGTATGCGTTGAATCATTGATGAAAATCTTTGGAACCCCTTTCATTGGATGGACGGATCTGGTAGAGTACAGATCTACACTAGAGACTGAATGTAAGGAGTGCGAGTATGACTGATTACTTGTTTCATGCAAAAACAACAGCAAGAGATGGAAGTGTTTATGATACACAAGCTACCTGGGCTACGGATAAGCGCCCAACCCTGGAGGACATCGAAGGTATTCAGGAAGAACTTAAGGAGAGGAATAACTCCATTAGCGTAGTTATACTAGGATTTACTGAATTAGGACCTAAAGATGCAGAGTGAAAATAAGAAGGTTGTCATCATAACAGGAGGCGGTCATGGGATAATCGGTGCAGAGGTAGTACTTGCAATGCAGAGGTGTATGGACATGTACATTATCCCCGCAGAAGATATTGAAGAGGAAATGTTTGACTGCACATCTCTAGAAGCACAAATACTTGCAATGGAAACTGCAGCACTCACAATGAATGACCCTGAGCCTGTGCATTGTAAATCGTGGCATGGTAGACAGGGCAAATCCAAAGATAAGAAAGCAAGACGACAAGATAGGGGATGGGATTGATGAGTAAATTAAAGATTACGATGGTTCGGATAAATACCGGTGCATATCTTACAGCAGGAAGCTATTCAAACGGATTCTCCAGTCACTATAGAATTAATAAGGGAGTGAATGGTGAAGGTGAGAAGACCCCACTATCCAAATGGGAGTACTTCCCAGGCCTTTTGGATGTTATTAGCATAGAAAGAAAGACTGCAGATAAGCGTGAGTACACGCACTGGACCCTTGTGGACCCAGAGTTAATGTCAGAGAAGATTCCTGCAACTCTCGAAACTGAGCAGCTTCACTATGATAGTGATTATTACTGGGGTGATATGAAGCACCTTGGATCGCTGTACGAGAAGGCGTATGATGTCACACCTGGTGGGTGGGTGGATGAGGAGTTTGAAGTTGTTCAACAGACTAGTTATGATGTGGATGTTGTTGATCCCCCAGTAGACTTTAAAGTCTACAAAATTGGTAATAACAGTTATATTGGGAAAGATGTTTATGGAGCGCATCCTAAGACAGACACTATTGAACAACTCTTGTACCCTGACATTATACAGCAGTACCGGCCTTGCCACCTAACATCGCAAGAGACATATAATATTATACGGCACTGTATTAAGAATAATATTGATCCCACAAGGGCTGAAATCACTTCAGACTATGACTTCTGTTTCACAGTGAAGAAGAAAGTTGCATTAAAACCTTTCACTATCACCACTGAAGTTAAGAAGAAGGGTGGCGGAAGCTATGTACGTCCAAGGTTTAGTAGTAAAACTACATCCCATAAGACAGTAGACCTCTTCGAGATGACCCATGGGGGGAAGAAGTACGGGGGATATACTGTAGTAAAAGGTTTTAAAGGCGAGAATCAAGAAGACCTTAAAAACAACATAGATGCATACCTTACAGATCTTATGGTATACATCAACATGCCTATACACGAATGTGAAAACTGTAAAGGCCTTGGAAGCATTGTTGTGAAAGGTTATAAACTGAACGGGGGTGAAGGGCGTGAAGAATGATTTAGTAGTTATACTGCACGGATTAGAATCTAATGCACTTGTGATGAAAGGCTTTGAAAGATCCTACAAAAGAGCAGGATTTGATGTGTACAATAGCACATATAGATGTGGTAGGCGTAGGTTTAAAACGGTTGCGGAGGATGTCCGTAAAGAGATTGACCATGTTACACGTGGGTATAATAAAGTGCACTTTGTATGCCACAGCCTTGGCGGATTGATTGTAAGATACTACATTGGAAACCGTAGAAATAAAGAGTATTACATTGGAAAGATCATCACCATGTCTACACCACACAGAGGTGCATTCTGGGCAGATGATGTGCCGTACGGGCTACAGATAGGTTACACACTCTTTGGGAAGAAGATGGTGAACAGCCTACAAGACTATGGGATGATTAATAACTTACCGAAATTGTCACCGTACCAAACGCTGTGTATAACCACGGATAAGAACTTTACACTTGCTAACCCCCTTAGTTGGATTATCAACAAATACGTTACTGAACCCAATGATGGGTTTGTAACTAAAAGGGGTATGACTCTTGTAGGAAGCGATACTAAGAACTTCCATCTAGACCACCTATATATGTGTTTGGATAAAGAGCTTATCAAATATACTACAAAGTACCTTCTGAAATGAAGGTGCCACGCAAGATCTTCACAGACTTTATAGAGGACTTAAAGGATAAGAGCCCTTCTATAGCCCTACGATACCAGGTGCACTTGAATCCTGTGAAGAAGATTGAGTACATCTGCTACAAGGATCATGTAGGGACTTTCTACATTGAATCAGAGGAATGTTATATATGGAGCTAATAGTTGAAAGGTCTAGTGAGGTAAGGATGTATACTTTCTGGGTACGTTTTAATGAAAGTCCTCCTATAAAGTTCGTCAGAAACTATGAAGAGCGGTGGATAATGTATACCATATCAGGAGCGAACTATGTTACTGATACTGATCTTATATTTAAGCTTGAGAAGTTCTACATAGAAGAGTACACGTAGGAGCCCCTATAAGCCTCTGTGAGAGGTTTTAACGGGCAACCTATACCATTACTAGGGGTAGAGTCTACACCCCTCACAGAGCAAGGGGAGAAGGATGAAGATATATGTATGCGATGCATGTGGTGCACAAAGTGAAAAGGGTATTAATAGGGTAGAGATTCCATGCCACCATTGGTCGTTTAATAATCAAACAGGATTCGTGGATAATGAGTTTAACCGTGTAAGCGGTAGACTTGATGTAGTAGATCTGTGTAACTCTTGTTACAACCTCGCATGGGCTCCATTGGCGAATACCATTAGAGAGATACGGTCACAAGTTCAGGGTGATAAAGATGCAGCCGTATGAAGAAGTGTTTAGGGAGGTTATGTTCTACATGGGATGCTCATGCTCCGGAGCTATAATTTTAATGGTGATAGGAATCATGTTCTCAGAGATCTTTAGGAAGGGTACCGTACAAAACCGTATACCCAGAGTAGTAGGTACCCATAGTAACACATGGAAGGATGGGTTTTGCTGGGAGTACGTGTGGAGTAGGCACCAATACCATGGAAAGAATGTAGATTATTTAGAGTGGCTAGATGACATGCTGGAAAGTAGTCATAATGCACCTCCTTTATGGCATCCAAGCTTTAAATGGGGGTTGACACACAACAAGAGTAATAAAACCTTACACCTGTCTTGGAGTAGAATCATCAGTGAGCCGGTATCGAATACAGAGACGAAGGAAACGACTTCGTACTGGAAAGAAATTAGAGACAAAGATTATAGGAGTCATGTTCAATGAGTGAAAAATTCATAGTTGAAAGTGTTGAGCAGTGCATATTTAGCAGAGTAGAGATAAAGGGCGAGACTTATGAGCGCCATGGGAAAGATAAATGGCTACAGGATATGGACTGTTCACTAGAGTGTGTGCCTTTTCATATGGAGAAGCCTCTTGAAGAGGCTTATCAGAAGTATATACTAGAAGAGTTCAATGATTATAGGACTCATGAACAAAATACATTCTTAGGTATCAAGGGGCTATATGAATAACACGTACCGAGTTATTGTAGCAGGAGGTAGGAAGTTCTGTTCTATGCCAACCAACCCTAATAGTAAGAAGCGTAAGATGATGCGGTTCATGGGTGAAGAGATCCAAACAGCTCTTGCAAAAATCTCTGCAATCCTTACACCTGAGAGAGTGGCAGGTAGGAAGGTGGAGATTATATGCGGAATGGCCATGGGTGCAGACACTGTAGGCCGGTACTGGGCAGAGTTCAACCAGGACGTAACAATCTCCTACTGGGAGCCAGATTGGTACCCTAAGGGACAATATTTCAAAGGTGCAGGCCACCTTCGTAACTGCGAGATGGGTGATCATGCTAGTGAAGAGGATGGACTACTTATCGATTTTTATGATGGTGAAAGCCCTGGAAGTAAACAGATGATTAACTACGCTGCACAGATCGGCCTTGAAACAATTATTGTGCCATACGATGCAGAGGATTATCCATGAAGTCTATACCATTAAGTGATGATTTTGTAGATGAGATCGTGACAGAACAGATGAAGTGGGTACACCTGGACGCAGAGGATGTTAAGACCAGGGAAGCAGCACTGGTAGTACTTAGGTACTATATGCTTGAAGCGGATTTCCTTAAATGGCTGAAGGATAGAGAGTAATGGCTGATGGACATACAGGCTATAAAGGCAACAAGCCTAGCTATACAAGAAAGACTACTGCAAGATTTAAGGGGATACCTTTGCAAACCGTTGAAGATGTATTACAATTTAAAATAGTTTCAATACCTGAACGAGGTATTACAACGAAGACAGCACAGCACTTTGGTGTTAGAACAGAAATGAGTAAAGCAGATGGACATACACCTGTTGCACATTACTTTCCATATACCGAAGATAGTAAGGTTGAAGGGAAAATTGAAAAGAAGGTTGTAGGGTATAAGAAGAGAGATCTTACAAAGCATAAGAAAGAGGACGGCCACTTCACCACCATAGGGATTATGAAGCCTGAAGTAGTTGACCTGTTTGGTACAGACTGTGGAAACGTATCTGGAGGTAAGAAGGTGTGGACTACAGAAGGTGAGTATGATTCAATGATATGCTATCAAGCTATCAAGGCTGAACACTCATCAGGAAACCCCACTGTACTTTCCATAGGATTCGGTGCACCTAATGCTGTGAAGCATATTGGCCAGAAGCACTGTATGAAGTATCTGAACAAGTTTAAAGAGAAAGTCTTTGCATTCGATAATGACAAGGCTTCAATAGATGAACGTGCTAAAGGGATCATGCGCGGTAATGAAGCCACTGCAGCAGTGTATGGTCTTATTCCAGACTGTACCGTAGCTATGCTTCCAGACGGCAAAGACCCTTCAGAGATGTTTAATGATGACCCCTCCTCCTCTGAACTGTTCTGGGCACTGATGAAACCAATCAAATATAAGCCTGAAGGCTTCATCATGTATAGTGAAATACGTGATAAAGCTGTTGAAATGCCTTACTTAGGTAAAGGCTGGCCATGGCCTACACTGTTCAAGAAGACTCTTGGACGCAGGCTTGGCGAAGGGTACTACATCGGGGCAGGGGTTAAAGCGGGGAAGTGCTTCTTAAAAGGTACGGAAGTCCGTATGTTCGATGGAAGTGTCAAGAACGTTGAAGATGTTGTAACTGGTGATGAAGTGATGGGATGGGACAGTACAAAACGTACTGTACTCTCTACTCACTCTGGCCGCGATGAGATGTACGAAGTAAAGCAAGCTCAAGGGAAGAACTATATTGTTAACTCTCAGCACACTCTTGTACTGAGGGATTCGGGGAAGAAAGGTCAACTGGTTGAAAGATCTGTAGAGGATTTATATAATGCCTATGGAGACTCCAACCCTTTACGAGATTTGAAGGGATTTCATTCACCTATTGAATACCCTGAGAAACCTACTGGACTAGATCCTTACACCCTTGGCGTGTGGATGGGTGATGGAAGTAGATGCGATAATAGACTTCATCTTGAAAAACAGGATAGTGAATACATCCTGCCGCGATGTTTACCGGTGTCACTGTTTGAAAGTAGCAAAGAGGGTATGCATGAAGGTGTTATAACAGGTCAGAAAGCGTACTTCTCTTCTTTCAAAGGAAGGAAGTACATTCCTGAGGATATCTTAACAAACTCCAGAAGAGTTCGTATGGAGGCACTTGCAGGATGGATAGATACAGATGGGCATAAAGATACTCGTAAAGGGTGTAGTTATGAGATTATAACTAAGGACTATTCGCTTGCTCTAACAGGACAAGAGTTGATGAGATCCCTTGGCTTAAGAGTATCGGTTCGACAGGTAGAGAAAGGTATTAAAGAAACTGGCTTCGTAGGGAAATACTATCGAATGCTCTTTTCAGGAGACCTGAGAGAAGTACCTATACAGGTGCCTCGTAAAAAATGTACAGAACCTCCTAAGAAAGACCCAACAGTTTCGGCAGTTAAGCTCTTTCACTTGAAAGAATGCCAATACTACGGATTTGAGACAGACGGAGATCACAAGTTTGTATTGAAGGATTATACTGTTGTACACAATAGTGAATTCGCTAACAAGCTCATCCAATACATCATCGAGAATGAAAAAGATGTAGACGGTAACGCGCAGAAGGTTGCAGTGTTCAAGTTTGAAGAGGAACCCGACTACACTGTGAAGAAAGTTGCAGGGAAGTTCTACAAGAAAGACTTCACCAACCCTGAAAAGATTATCTTCATAGGTGATGAGGGAAAGGAAAAGGATATCTATGGCTATAACATTATCGATAAGTCAAGCTTCTTCACGCAAGAGGAGATGGAGTATGCTGTTGACACTGTAGGCCCTAACTTGGTAATGTACAATGCCTATGGCAGTTGTAGATGGGCAGAATTAAAAGGTGCTATCCGACACGCTGTACTGGTTGAACATATTGTAGATATTATTATAGATCCAATATCACGGTTGACATCTGGTATGACAGCCTCTGAAGCGAATCAAGAGCTTGAAATGTTTGCAGATGAAATTAGCAAGATGAGTAAAGACCTTGGGTTCACTTATTACTGCTTCTCTCACCTTAAGCAGCCTACACATGGACCACTCCATGAATTTGGTGGTAAGGTGCAATCTGGACAGTTCACGGGTAGCCGTGCAATGACTCGATGCACCTACTACACTTTTGGTATAGAGCGTAATAAAGATCCTGAACTGGGTGAAAAGGTATTTAACACTAGTTACCTTGTAATACTTGATGACCGTAAGCATGGGAGGACTGCAAAGATTCCAATGTGGTATGACTCAGACACTGGAGATTACATTGAATCTAGCATGGAGTTCATTGAGGATGAAAGCTGTGCAACGTGGAAAGAGTGGATAAACAGGCAAGCAGAGATTGCTGAATATGCCGATGTTCCTGGAGCAGATGAAGAATTTTAGGAGATGAGTATGAGTAACACAGATAACACATACAGCCAAGACTTCAGCGATGCAGAGTACAGACGGGCTCCTGTACCATACGAAGAGTTTGTAAGTACATCGGGTGAAACCATGTGCAGGCTTGAATGGGGGCAGGTACAGAAAGTCTCCAACAGAGGCCTGACTACTCGCATTCTTAATCAAAAAGATGAGATAGAGCACATCTCAGAGACGTATATCAAGTTGAAAAGGGAGAAAGAAGGGGCTGTACATAGCCTTAAGCACTGTAGAGGACGACTCAGAGAGGAGTTGCAGCGGGGGGAAACCCTTCGTACAGCCCTCAAGCAAAGGTCTGAATGCCTTGAGAAAAGTCAAGGAGACCTGCATCAGGCTCTTGTACGAGTTGGAGACCTTGAAGATCAGGCACAGGCGATGCAAAAGGAGATCAAGGCTCAGATGCATAAAGTAAACCTAAGTGAAACACTAATTTACGCCCAAAAAGATAAGATAGAAGTACTGGAACAGGACAAATCTGATGCATCTTGGGCTGCAGAGAATCAGAGGATTAGTGACATGAATCGAGAGGCAGGAGTATGGAGGTAATAAAGATAGTAAGTAAACGTGTATGGTTAGGTGATATTGAAACAGATGGGTTGCTTGATGAGTGCACGAAAGCTCACTGTTTTGTATTTACTGATGCCAAGAAAGAACATATACGGATCTTTGCAAGACTCAAAGACCTCACAGAAGAGTTCATTAAAAGTTTAAATGCATCATACAATATTGTATGGTATGCGCTAGAACAGTTTGGTGAATGGCTGCGGAGTGGTGAAGTATCTGGAATAGGTATTCATAACCTATTCGGATTCGATGCACCTGCTATGGAGATGCTTGGATACATATCAGGGTACGATATAAGCCCTGAAGGTATTGACGGGTTAGACATAAAACTGTACGATACACTGGCAATGTCTCGTACACTCTGGCCTGATCGTCCAATGCCTGCAGGATGCCCTGTTAAAGTGTGGAACCCTGTGAACAAGGTGTACAACACGATTGGTGCACATGGACTTATGGCCTGGGCATACCGTACAGCGGGTACAAAACCTGCAGTACACGATTGGAGAGACCAAGAAGCCTGGGTATACCTTGACCGGTGTGTAGAGGATACACTCAATACATCAGATACGTGGGGAATGCTACTTAAAGAGGCTACTAAGAAGGCCATAGGTGCTAAAAATGGATGGACAGATGCCCTGCGGCTATCAAACCAGTCATACTTTGGGATGTGTGAGCAGGAACGTACCGGCGTACCGTTCAGGATTGAAGAGGCTAAGAAGCTTGTAGTACATATTGATAACCTTATGAAATCCATAGAAGATTTTGTAGAACCTAGGCTACCTGAACGTACCCTACCAGCCGGTGAACAGCTTAAATTCCCTGCAGAACCCTTTAAAGGTGATGGAGAGATAAGCTCTTATGGATGGGGTTACCTACGTAAGATAGGGTACGAGCTTGAAGAGAAGGCTTTTGAAAAGATAAAGTTCCCTGCTAACCCTTTCAAAGGGGATGGAGGTGTCAGTGCCTATGGAGCTAAATTCATGGAGTCTGAGGGACTTTCCACAGCAGATGAACTACGTGCCAGGGGTGAAGAGATCGCCGCTCACAACGCAATACAGCCCCTCTCAGGGGACTTATTGACACAGGGCAGGTTGGATCTTGAAAACAAGAAGACAATCGTCCTGAAAGCCGCTATGAAGCTGTCCAACCAGGCAGACATAAAGGAGTGGCTGTTCACAGCTGGGAACTGGAAGCCTCAACACTGGGGTACCAAGAACGTAACTGTAGACGGTAACAAGAAGGCTCGTAAAAAGGACGAGATTGCAGAGAAGCTGGGTGAATACTATGATAAGACTCGAGAGAGTGTATTCAAGTATGCCATCTATAAAGAACTTAAAATGAACTTTCAGACTATGGACCGGTCTAAAGCTATTCAGAAGCTTGAACGGAAGGCTAGGTTCTTACCTACTACTCCAAAGTTTAAGGATCAAACGGGACAGTTATGCACAAACCTTGAGCATGTAGAGGGAGATCTTGCAGCAAGGATTGTAAAGTGGTTAAGTATGCGTAATCGACGCACAACATTGCTACCATTAGATGAGAAGAAGACCACAGGTTGGTTAAACCATCCACGACTTGCAATAGATGGCCGATTACCAGCTGGATCAAGTGGACTGGCTAACACGACTAGACAAAAACACAGAACGGTCGTTAACGTGCCTAAGGCTGATCCAACAGTTCTCCTTGGAAGGGAGATGAGAGCCCTATACTATGCACCAGAGGGATGGATGTTCCAAGGGGTGGATGCCGATGCATTAGAGGCACGTGTAGGTGGTTGGTATGCATGGGTTACAGGAGGAGATGGAGGGCTATACGCTAAAAAGGTATTAGCTCCTAAAGGTCCTAATGAATTTCATACAGCTAACGCCAGAGATTACTCCAATGCAGCTGGGTTTGAGATAACCCGAAGCAAAGGTAAGAATATTACATATGGTGTAATGTACGGAGCCGGTGCAGCGAAGGTTGCAGCCATGCTTGGAATCTCTGTAGTACTTGCACAGAGGGTAATTGATGCGCTATGGGATAACAACCCAGGGTTGAAAAAGTGTAAAGAGAAGCTAGAGAAACATTGGGAAGCAACAGGTAAGCGATACATACGTGGCATAGATGGCCGTAAGATCTATACACGTTCAAAGCACAGCTTGTTAAACTGCTTGTTCCAATCAACGGGTGCAATAGTAATGGACTTAGCAGGTGTTATCACTCGTGAAAAGATTGCAGAAGAGGGTTTACAAGACTCTTATCAACGTGTAATATATATGCATGATGAATACCAGAACCTAATCAGAGAGGATATGGTGGAGGTTAAAAAGTTTTCAACTAAAACACTTGCAGAAGCTTTTGATGATAGCAAGATGTGGTCAGGGATTAAGGAAGATAATAATCCTGACCATGATGAAGAGTACGATGGACCATGTACTATTTACTACTCAAGAGCAGCTGAGATCAGTGCATGGGCTATTGAAGAAGCTGGAAAGCGACTTGGATCACCTGTACCCATCACAGGTGGATATGATTTTGGTATGGACTGGAGTGAAACGCATTGATAACTTTACACCGTAAAGGGGATGGAACCCCTTTTGTAAACTTACAGGGACAGTGCGTGTTCAAGAAGGAGGGTGTGAACTTTGCACTCACCATTGAACAGATGAAGGAAATGCAAGCAATACTTCAGAAGACTTTAGAGGAGGTGAAAGAGGATGGAAGATCCATTTAAGATTAAAGTTCTCATAGACACAGATTCAGAGTTAGTACCATCTGATCATATCGCTATGAGACATATGAGGAAGTGGGTTCAGGCATGGAGAGATGATCCAGGTGGGGACCCTTACGTTAAAGTACGTACAGGGGCAATGCTGACATGTATGCAGACTCTTCACTTTCTTAAGGAGGTAGAGATCACAGGAATATACTATAGAGGTAAGGTAATCCAAGTAGATGAGCAAGGCTTCCTAATGGAAACTCTTTACGTATTTAACGAAGGACTTCAACTTTGTAAGAATCTAGTTATAATGCGAGGGGCGGGTGGTTGAAAACATGAAGATAGGTCTTAAATGTTTTAATCAAAGATCATATGAAGGTCACTGCTGCTGTAATTGCAGTGCACAGATTGAAATACGGTGTCACCCTGGTAACACAGGGGATGCAAAGGGTCTAACAAGTGAAACATTTGCATGGGCGTGTCAACGTACACACTATAACCATGCAATATTCTTCACGGGTAAACACGGTATGTGCGAAATGCACACAACAGAAAGGAGAAAACCATGGAGTTATGGGTAATAGGAGTAGTATCGTTTGTAATTGTAACCATCATATTTTGGCCAGTAATTAAAGGATCACCTGGTCCAAGGTTATCAGGGTTTGATGCTTCCAATGCAGCTATAGCAGGGAGTGTATGCTTTGACTGATAAGATAACGGTTACACAGCTCACCCCTTTACATGAAGATAGCGAATGCTACTGGGATGAACAACAGGAGTATGTCAGAATCCTATTTAACGGAGATGACCAGATGTATGTGGGTGAAGGTGAGCCCGAAGATATGACTCTGGGCAGAAATCTCAGTGATCTATATAATGTCATGGGCATGCTAGAAGAGATGTATGAAGCCGGTAAAGCCGGTAAAGAAGTTATATTTAAGTGTGAACAACCCGTTAAAGGATAGGAGAGATGTATGTGGTTTAAGAATGCAAGGTTTTATCAATTTACAAAACCTTTTACAACAAGTACAGAAGAACTGGAAGAGCTTCTAGAAGAGGATGCCTTCACACCCTGTGGTAAGAGTGACATGTCACAGTATGGTTGGGTATCCCCCTTACAAAGCCAAGGGGAAATGTTCACACACTGTCAAAGTGATTACATCATGATCTGTGCAAAGAAGCAGGAGAGATTACTACCTTCTTCTGTAATAAATCAAGAGGTGCAGCGCATTGTATCTGATATTGAAGCTCGTGATGGACGTAAGATGTTCCGTAAAGAACGTATGCAGATTAAAGATGAAGCTACTTTGAACCTTATCCCAAAGGCATTCACTAGAGATCGTCTAACATATGCATATATCTCTTTACGAGACCATATGATTGTTGTAGACTCTGCAGCGCCTAAAGAGGCTGAAGAATTACTATCCAAGTTACGTGGTACACTAGGAACATTACCTGTGGTACTGCCTCGTACAAAGGGGATACCTTCTGATATCATGACAACATGGTTGCAATCTCAGGATGCAACTGATAATCTACACATCGGAACAGACTGTAAGCTGACTAACCCTTCTATAGTAGGTAATACAATTACCTGTAAGCTACAAGAGCTTGAGTCAGATGAAGTGAACTCTCATGTATGTGCAGGGAAGGTTGTTGAACAGCTCAACCTTATATGGGATGGGAGTATTGATTGTAAGGTGTCAAGTGACTTAGTAATCAAGTCTGTGAAATTCTCAGATATGATTAAAGAGAAAGCTTATGATACAGATGCTGAAGACTATGCAATGCAGTTTGATCAAGATTTTGCAGTGATGACTTTAACCTTCTCTGCATTCTTTGAAGACTTGCTGAAAGCTTTTGGTGGGTATGCAAAGAAATATGAAGTAGAGGAAGAAGTATGTGCTGGCTAGGGTTCTTCATAGGTCTCTTAGTAGCCGTATTCTTCACTATCATGAGTGAATTTGAATAATGGTTAGAACAATTAATTGGTGGGTAACACCACCTATAGGAGGTGAAGTGGAAACCGATGATACAGATGTAACAGGTGCCGGTGCATGGGCTGTATGTTTAGTATTCTTAATCCTATCACTAAGTGCTATCATGCTTCAACAAATAGCAGCAGGGACATACTAAAATGGCCCTTCGTAAAGGTAGAAGAGCTACCCCTGCAGACTTGGAGTTTAACAAAGGTGTCACAATTAAAGTAGTTAATGCAGAGATGAAGATATCTGGCTACATAATGAAGTTTGCAGGTTACGATGAAGACTATGACTGGCCTGTGTATCGGATAGACCGTTTACCAGGTACAAAGTATGCTATAAAAGATCCTTTTGTACGAGTGTACGCCATTGGTGACTACACTGTTGCTGAATGGATACACATACTGAATGTAAGGCTCATAGGAACCTGTGTACAGGCTAGTAGGGCAGCAGTCAGAAGGCGTTACAGGGCTAAGAAGAGGAGAGAGAAGAATGGATAGAGTAAGAACTGTCGCTGTAATCTGTGTAAATACGTCTCCATATACTGATATATCATTAGGAAAGGGATATTTTGCAGTGGATAATATGGATGGGACATATACCTTGGAAGATGATAATGGTACCCAGGCAACATACCCTGAATGGAGGTTTGTAGAATGTTAGAACAGTTACAAAAGCTATACGGCCATGATAAGAAAGGTGGTGTAAAGGTTTGGTGGGTTGAAGTGGATGGCGCTGTAATCACTACACACTATGGAGCCCTGGACGGTGCAATCACCACAGAGACAAGCCCTCCTTGCATAGGTAAACAGAAGCGGAATAATGAAGAGCAGGCTGAATTCGAAGCCCTTAGTAAGTGGAACAAGAAGAAGGATGATTCCTATGCAATCACTGTAGAAAGTATCCCTACATCTCGTAAACCTCCGCTAGCTAAAAAATACTATGAACATGTGAATAAGTTCAAGCCTGGATACCTTGCAAGTGCAAAGTTGAATGGTGTAAACTGTTCAATATACCTAGATCAAGATGAATCAGTGTTCTTCCAATCAAGGGGTGACAAACCTTACCCAGTGATAGGAGCTATCGCCAGGGAATTAGATCTGAAACTTTTCACCAAGTATCCAGACGCTACTGTTGTAGGGGAGATGTACGTACATGGTACATGGCTTGAAGATATTACAAGTTATACAAAGCGTACCCAGGAAGGTAGTAATGACTTACAGTTCCACATATTTGAGGTATGCTTCCCGCATGCACCTGATATGCCATTTAAAGCGCGCATGGAGCTTCTAGAGGAGTTATGGGAGTCTAGTCCATATGATGCGAATGATAGGACTTTCCTTCTAAACCAGAATAGAATGGAGTCTGAAGAGCAGTTTGATGAATTCCATGTATACTGTAAAGACGAAGGTTATGAAGGTTCTGTAATACGTGACCCTGAAAGTGTATTCACATTCAAAAGCCGAGATGTGAACTACCTTAAGCGTAAGGATGAATTGGATGCAGAGTTCCAGGTCATAGGTTTTGAACAGGATAAGAAGGGAGGAGGTGTACCAGTATGCTTGTTACCCGATGTACGTCCTACAAACAGTATGACCACAGACTTTGATGCGTGTAACACCGAGAACAGGAAGAAGGCACTAGCCTACTTCAATGAACATGGTAACTGGGCAAAGGCTACAGAGAAGCACGGAGTGTTTAAAGCTAATAAGAAAGGTAGCTCTAAGACCGGTGCACGTGATGAACAGAAGTACATGTGGGAGCATCAAGGCGAATTTATTGGAAAATGGTTGAACGTTGAGTTTGAATCATTTTCTAAGAAAGGGGTACCAATGAAACCAATCGGGAAATATTTCAGGGAGTGTAGCGTATTCGGGGAACCACTTGAGTAAATTAGTATATGGTATAGGGGTTAATGACGCAGACTACAAGGTGACACATAGGGAGAAAATAGACGGTAAATGGAAGACAACCTGGATCTGCCCTTTCTATAGGAAGTGGATCGATAGGATGACACTAGCTTACTCTGATAAGTGCCATGCAGAGCATCCTACTTACATAGGATGCTCTGTAGCCCCTGAATGGCATAGCTTCATGACCTTTCGGTCTTGGATGATGAAACAGGATTGGGAAGGCATGCATCTGGATAAAGATATCCTTGTCCCAGGGAACAAGGTCTATGGACCAGAGACGTGTGTATTCGTTGATCAAGCTACGAATAATCTCTTAGTTAATCATCCTGCAAAAAGAGGTGAGTACCTTATAGGAGTGTCTTGGCAGAAGGGTGCAGGGAAGTTTGAGGCACGGGTGAACAATGGAAAAGGAAAGAAAACATACCTCGGTCTGTTCTCTACCGAGGAGAAGGCCCATGCAGCATATCGTAAGTCTAAAGCAGCTGTCCTAAGAGCTGCTGCTAAAGAGCAGAAGGATGAAAGAGTAAAAGAGGCGCTCTTAAAGAGGGCTGATGAACTGGAGGTGTTACTTGAATAATGTACACTTAGAACTACCTGAAAATGTTAAAGGGGATGATTACATCGTTTCAGATATACACGGGATGGTAGGCTTACTGGAAAGTGAGCTACAGGATGTAAACTTTAACTATGAAAACGACCGGTGCATTAGTGTCGGAGACTTAATAGATAGGGGTCCAGACTCGAAAAGGATGCTGGATATAGCAAAAGAACCTTGGTTCTATGCCGTGTATGGTAATCATGAAGAGTTATTTGTGAAAGCATATGAAGAGGATCTGAGTTACGGTGGACATAGTGATGCTGCACCATATAGTTTAAATACCCGTGAAGATAGCATGGTAATGTGGACTATGAACGGAGGTGGATGGACTTATGGCCTGGACGATAAGGCAGTTAGGTCTTACGTTAACCAGTGTAAAGCGTTACCTAGATTTATCACCCTGCACCACAGAGGTGGTAAAATAGGTATTTGTCATGCACAACCTCCTACAGATGACTGGAATGATGTGTACAACCATGACATTATCACAGATAGGGAGATGCACGATTCTCTCTGGGGAAGAGATCTGGCATATCATAAGGGCATGCAGACTTTACACTGGGTACATAACATAGAAATAACAGTACATGGGCATACACCGATGACAGATCTATGCATAAACCAAGTAGGGAATAGCTTCTTTATTGATACAGGAGCCTTCGCCAGCCTACCTAAATTTGGTGGTAGAGGTAAACTCATGATGGCAAAAGTGGATTATCTTCTTAAAGAGTGTTATTCATGATACAACCACTTAACTAGACATCACCGATGAGAGTATATGGTAATGAAAGAATATAAATGGCCTGAGAACCCCTATGGCCAGGAAGACTGGCCCCTATGGGAATACACAGAAGGTGTTGAAAACAAGCTGGATGAATTCAAGACACTATACCTATGTGAATGGAGACCTGAACAACTACATGAACTGTTCACCCGGATGAAGGTGTATTACGACACTGCACCTGGGCCCGTGTTCAGTCCTGAATGTAGAGAGAATTATAAGGTGTTCAGGGATTGGTTGAATGACCGTGAGTATACTCAAGATGAAATTAACCAAGTTAAAAAGGAGGTGGAGAGATGCATCAGATGAATCAAGCTTGGATTGCACTGGAGAGGTTCAGAGGAAAGCCTGCACTTACTGTAGTAGAGATTAAAGATCTTGAAAACGAAGTTAACAACCTTATGGAGAAATGGCGTAAAGAGGATGACTATCCTATGTACACTCTACCTCCGCAGCTTTCATTAATGGGTGTGCAACCTAGTCCAGAGCACTTCATAACAAGGATGCAGTTCAGGTTTGAAACATTACCAGGTAATCCTTTATTGGTTGATCATTCAACCATTAAGTATGATTTATTTAAGTAATAGGTTTCAAGGATCACCTAGTATCAAGATCCTTATATCGTTAGATCACAGAGAGAGAATATATAAATATGGCATATGTAAAAATTGCAAATGTGTTTAACCAAGGTACAGTATTAATCACTAAACACGAGGTGGATGTAAAACGTGGTCAAAGTGACGGTACATACAAAGGTTCTACCATTATGTATGAGGACAAGGCTACAGGAGAAGCTAAGAATGCAAATATTGCATCCTTCTGGCTTGACAAGGAACAACAAGCAGGCCTTAAAGCTGCTTTCTTGGAACTTAAACCTGGAGATGATTTCACTGTATACAAGACAAAGGAAGTTCCTGAAGAGGATGTAGAGGGTAAAACATCTAGTCAGATTAGAGATGCGAAGATAGGTTACTTTGGTATCAAGTCTATCTACCCAGGCCATATTCGACCACCAGGTATGGATGAACCTTGTTATGGTGCACCTGCACCAGCTGCAAAGGTTTCCTCCGATAAAGATAAGAAAGGATATGCAGAGGGTAACGTACTGAACGCTGTTTCTTTACTTCTTACTCCTGCAAAGTTCTTGGATGATAGTGTACTTACTAAGGCTATAACAGCAGTAGCTGAGCTGAAGTTTCGTAAAGAAGCTGAGTACAAAGAAAAGACTAAATCTAATGACTACATCACCAGTGTAAAGGTAAGCGATGCATTGAAGTACGGTGCAACTGCTGCTAAAAAGCTGTCAGACATGGAACAGTATGTGGATCAGTTCCTCTATAAAGGGTATGAATTGGCTGAAGAGCTTGTACAGTTGCCTAAGGTAGAGAAGAAGACTACTCCTAAGCCTGAACCTGAGAAGGTAGATGAACCGGCAGTAGAGGAAGAGCCTATAATCGATGAGGAAGAAGTACCGTTTTAAGGCTTAACAGTGCAGGGGTGAAAGCCCTTGCACATCACTAAGGAGGTAAGATGATAGGTGTAATAGGAGCTGTAATCCTACTAACCATTGCATGGAAACTCAATAAGGTTCGACGGAAGTGGAACAAAAGAGTGGAGGATGGAGTGAGTGTAGGAGAAGAGTTAATCGACACGATGTTTGAAAATGACACAGAGGATCTTAAGATCATACTGGAAAACAAACAAAAGAATTTAAACAAAAAGAGAGACCGATAGGTCTTGCATAGGAGAGATATAGATGAGTCTAAAGAATATTGGAGCAGGTAAGGCCGTGGGTATCGCTATCACAGTAGTGATGACAATGATTATAATCATTGTATTAGCCACAGGAGTGAGTGTAAACGATAACGGTTACCGTACAGTGGTACAGTATCCGAATGGTACAACTTTTGTGAAGTTTGATCCAGGTTGGTATTTGACCCTGTGGGGCACTGAAACAGTGTATCCTGATAATATTACATTCGACTTTCAAAATGGATTAGGAGTCCGTTATCAAGATGGTGGTAGAGGTACTGTAGAAGGAATCGCTAGATTTGGCTTACCAGGTGACCAACCAACCATGATGGACCTGCATAAGGCCTTCCGTAGTGAAAATGGCCTACGTACAAAGATGTTGAACACAACCGTACAAGAGAGTTTAAACCTGTCTGCCGGTTTGATGACATCTGAAGAAGCATATGCAGAGAAACGATCACTCTTTGGAGACCTGGCTAAAGATCAGGTGGCAAATGGGAAGTTGAAAACACAACTTGAAGCTAAGAACGTGATCCTAGCAGATGGTACTGTGCAGAAGACTAACATACCTGTAGTAATCATTGGTGAAGATGGTCTACCTGAACACTATCCATCAGATCTTTCAAGCTATGGTATCCGTACTACAAGCTTCCAAGTGAAAGAGTGGAACTTTGAACCTAAGACAGTAGACTTTATCAACTCTAAACGAGATGCCAACATGGCTATCATTACTGCACAGGCTGACACTAAAAAGTCAGAGCAGGAGAAGTTAAAGGTAATTGCAGAGGGTGAGAAAGATGTTGCAGCTGCTAAGTATAAAGAAGAGCAACTTAAAATCACTGCAGAAGTACAGGCAGAACGTGTTAAGTCTGTTGCCCTGATTAAAGCTTCTCAGGAGAAAGAGAAAGCAGCAGAGATGACTCTTGCAGCTATTGAAGAGACTAAGCGGCAACGGCAACTGGCATTGGCAGCAGTTCAACAAGCTAAAGCCATTAAAACTCTTGCAGCAGCAGAGGCATTCAAGCGCAGAGAGTTGATTAAATCAGATAATGGTTTCAAACTGCAACTTGCTAACGACCTTGCCATTGCACGTGCATATGCTAAAGGTATGTCTGAGATGAATATGCCTGCAACCATGATCATTGGAGCAGGTGGTTCAGGTGGTAGTAGTGAGTTACAGAATCTTCTGCAGTTTCAAGTGATTGAATCAGCTAAGAAGGCTGCTAAGGTATCATCTAATACTAAACGGTAAGTAAACACCCCTCCTCGAAAGGGGAGGTATTTAGGAGAGAGCATGGATTATAGTGATTGCACCTTAATTATAGATGCAGATACAATCGTGTTTAAAGCCGCTAAGGGATTGCAAGAAAGCTACTTAGAGGTTACACACAATGATTATCCACCTGAGAAGTGGAAACGTGAGTTTAAGAATGTAACTGCATTCTACGGCAGAAAACGATCCAGAGACGGTGGGTGGATTGCTCAAGAGAATGCAACGCGAGATGAAGATAAGCAAATCAAGTTCGAAGATTTCAAAGTGACGGAGATGGATAGGTTGGTTAACCCTGATAACTACGGCTTCTCTGATATTAAGAAGAAAATCGAATCCATTATGACTTCAACAGGGTGCAAGGATTTCAGAGTTATCATAGGAGGTGATGAGAATTACCGCTACGAAGCTGCACATATTAAACCCTATAAAGGAGAGCGTAAGGCAAAGCCTATACGGTTCCCTGAGATGATAGAGTGGACTAATAGACACTTTGATGACAAAGTTATAGTTGCAGATGGTGAAGAGGCAGATGATGTGGTTGCACAATTTGCACACGAAGACTACCTACATCATAAGAAGACCGGTGAACACCTGTATGTGATCTCATATATTGATAAAGACATTGATATGTGTATTGCACCTCACTGCAACTACGATAAGCTTAGCATCGGTATAAAAGAGAGAGATCCTTATGATGCTGCAAGATGCTTTTGCTCACAGATGTTAACAGGTGATAGCACGGATAACATCCCAGGCTTACCCAACTTAACAGATGAACTACGTAAGAAATATGACTTAAAGAAGTCTAAGGGAATAGGGCCTGCAGCAGTTGAAGGGGTCTTTGCTATGGCTACAACCATTCCAAAGCTGTTTCAGAGCGTTGCACTGTGCTACAGAGAGTTCTACGGTGAAGAGGAGTTTGACTTCACATCCCATCGTGGAGTAAAGATGAAGCGTAAGTGGTATGACATGCTTGACGAGAATTGTCAACTATTGTTCATGAGGCGTGAGAAGGGTGTACCATATGATACACTTGCAGTACTTAAACGAATGGGAGTGGATATCAACCCACCTAAACCGGCTGAAGAGCCTGAAAGTGTGTGAAAGAGGAGATAGCATGACACCACTTGAACAGCAGTTAGATTTCATGAATGACAGTGACTTTATGGATATTGTTAGATATGTAAAGAAAAGGATTGCAAAACTCGATCCACTTGTAGGACCACCCCACCCTTTAGATATGAATATGATCATAGGTCCAGGTCTTAAGCCATATATACCCAATCCTCTTCTATGCAATGAAGCCCTCCGAGAGGCAGATGAATTCAAGAAGATATCTCAAGCAGCATGGGATTCGTTAAGAGGAGGTGAAAATGGCAGCGAAGAAGAAAGCACCTGTAAAGAAGACTGTGAAGGCTGCGACTGTAAAGGTTAGGAAGCCTACAGATGCAGCTATTGTAAGGCTTCTTAAAGCTCAGAAGCAATTCGAAGCAGTTCAGGAGAAGCACCAGGGAGTTATTAATGCATTCAAGCTTAAGTATAATCTAAGCGATGGGTACATAAGAGGCTTACTAAAGAAACCAACTAAAGGTTAATACATGGCACATTCAGAAGACACCATCGCAAAGATTATACAGATGGATAAGGAAGGGTACACGTACAGAAAGATATCGCAATCTGTACTAGGTAGAAGCTCTGCAAGTAGTTCTATTAGTGATATCCTTAAACGGGCTAAACCTCAAGATAAAACTGATAATGAGGTGTTAAACGAGGATATACAGAGATCCACATATCCAGAGGTCCCTGCACCTGTAGAGATCTCTCCGAGAGAGTTTAAGCCTAAGAATAAAGAGGGATTTAGACGGTGGCAGGAGAACACAGAGTACAAAACTGCAGCACAAAGTACTGAACCAGTGGTAAATGAGGATATCATTGTAATAGCAGATACGCAGATTGATGAACACTCTCCAACAGATCATCTGGTTTCACTCTCTAAGTATATTTGGGATCACCAGCCAGGTCGTATAGTACACATAGGTGATCACTGGGACTTTCCAAGCCTAAGTAGTTACTCGACTGCAATGGAGAATGAAGGACGCAGGCTCTACATTGATTTAGAGTCAGGATTTAAAGCCTTTAAAATCATCATGGGGTACAGTGAATATATGAACGCTACTGCAGGGAATAAGGTATACAAGCCTAGGAAGCACTTCCTTATGGGAAACCATGAGGACCGGTTGAAGAGGTTTGTATCTGCACATCCTGTATTGGAAGGATGCTTTAATTTACCTCAGTTCATTCTTGATCAGGGTTGGACAGTAAACAATACATGCGATCCATTGTGGATTAACGAGATCTGCTTCAACCATTACATGGAGAACCCTATGAGTGGAAGAGCTGTAGGCGGGGGTATTGAAAACAAGCTGAATAAGTTCCCTCATAGCTTCATACATGGTCACCAACAGCAGTTCCAGTATGCGCGTAGACAGAACATGAAAGGTATCCCACACTTTGGAGCATGCGCTGGAGCCTTTTATATGCATGATGAAAGTTACCGTGGTGCAAATAATACAGAGATACGTGGATTTCTACACCTGAAATCTTTTACAAATCGATATGGATATCTCGACTACGATGTTGAATTCATATCACTAGAACGATTACTTAGGGATTGGAAATAAAATGACAAAAGATGATCAAGCAGAGATAGAGGCTCTTGAAGAAGAGTTCAGAGATGATGAAGCCTCTTACGATGCAATGCAGGAACAGAACCGTACACAGGGGTTAAGTGGTGTTGTAGCCACTGCTACTGCAACTAATGAACCTGGTGCAATTGATGTAGGTACTATCGCATTGAACTACCGTGTAGATCCTCTTAAGCTTCGTACTTTAGAAGATGTGGTATACTTCATAGGTCTTGCAGGATTCCACATGAATGATCAGGACCCTAACTACCCAGAGTGTAAGCAGTTCCTGAAGGACGAGTCAATAGAAGTAAGTGAGTACGGGGCTAAGGTGTGAGTAAGACTAACTTTGAAAAGGTTGTAGAGTTTCACGAGCTAGGGGGATTCACCTCCCCTGTTAAATCTATACTCCCTGATGTATCAGAGATGCGACTAGGCTTCCGACTTATCGATGAAGAGCGCGAAGAACTTGAAGAGGGGTACTTGAATGAAGACTTGGAAAACTTTGCTAAAGAACTTGCTGATCTCTTGTATGTTGTTTACCGTGTTGCCTTTAGTGCTAGTATTGATATTGATAGGGTGTTTAATGAGGTTCATAGATCGAATATGAGTAAGTTCTGTAGTAAGCAGGATGCTCTCGATACAAAAGAAGCTCACTTAGATAAAGGTGTCCCTTGTTATATAGAAGGATTGCAGGATGGATGTTCTACAGAGATACTTCATGCGGTTAAGCGCACAGAGGATGGAAAGATCTTAAAGAACATTTACATGAGTGAGGCAGTAGTTGAACCTTTGTTAACTAAATAGGAGAAAGAAGAATGGCAGTAATTCATCGTACACATCCGAAGCGTATGAAAGTAGGAGATAAACTCTTCACAGTGCAGGGTAAGAAATGTACAGTAGAGTTTATTGTAGAAGTAGCTGGGCAATTTGAATGGATAGTTCAACATGTGGATGGATCTGTAGAATCTTTCTCCTATGATTCACATGATTATGGCAACGATGAAGAGCTGCCAAGACTCTTTAGACAGAATCCTGTTAAAAGGATAAGGAAGAAAAAGAAATGAAGCAAAGATGGGATACACCAGGCATCGTAGGAAACCCATGCTGTAAGATTGACCACCTTGAACTGGATGACATTAAATACGCAATCATTACAGGCGATGGGAAGATGGCATGGTGCGTAAACAAACCTGCAACTTATAAAACTGAAAAGGGTGCAGATAACAAACTTGAACAGTTGAAGCGATATAAGCATGATGGGTACCGCAAGGTTAAAGTATATTACGAGGAGATTGAATAATGCCTTTATATGGATTTCGTTGCACTTGGTGCGATCACACTGAGGATCGTATTCGTAAGCACGATGTGAAAGAGATTGAATGTGAGATGTGCAGTGCAGTAAGTGAAAGACAGCTTAGTGCACCTGGATACATTCATGGTGGGTCTTACGATAAGAATAGAGACCTTGCAAATCAGAATGTGGAGGCTTTTGAAAAGAAGACTGGGATGACATTAGGAGGCGCTTAGGAATGCACACGACCTTTAATAAGGATTTAGATCTTTATGTAGTAGTGATTATTCCATACAAAGGGTACTTGATACAGGATGATGGGTACAAACTCAATTACACAATTTACAAAGGGGACTGCGCAGTGTATCAGGCGAAAAGTGTACAAGAGAGTATAAGCTATCTATCGGAGGCAATATGAGTAATATGAGGAATATATATACTACAAAGGGTATATTATTCGAGTACACGATCAGGAGGGTACAGTCTGGGAGGTAGAGATCTTGTCCAACCCCGATGAGGACTTAGTAGATGCAGGCTTTGATAATATACACCATGCGAAGACGTATATTGATCAACTGTGGCAAGGACCTACACCCGTTTCACCATTCTTTGGAGGAGGGGCTTGGGTATGATAATACAATTAAAGGAAACTCGTGCTGAGGAGAGTGAAAGACTTTACAACTGGCATGATTGGTTTGCATGGCACCCCGTAACCATAGATGGTGGACAAATCCTCTGGTTAGAACACATACAAAGAGTTTTAATATCCGGGTATATGGATATAAGAGCTGAGTATAGGATGATTAAGACATGTTAGATAGAACTATTATGAAGAGAACCACTGATAACTGGTACCCTAATTTTGATGGAGATGAGGTTCAAGTCTCACTTATAAAACTAGAGGGTAAACCTATTACATATAGAGTTTGTGTATGGGGAGCAGATGATTGTGGAATGGAGAAGGACTTCTTATCAAATGATCCAAGGGATGCACTCCTAACCTTTGAAGCTATTGAACGGATGGGTACAGTTACGATGGATAGGTTGAAGAACATGGGGTTTATAGGAGCGTAGTGGATGGGAAAGATGAAAGAGGTACATCAGTTAAGGCAGGTTGCAATAGAGCTTAATGAAGGCTTAAAGGCTATAGCCGGTAACGAAGTAAGGGCTACAATCTTAAACGTAGCTAGTGAAGATATATGCACTAAGTGCGGTAACGTCTATGTAACACGTTGCCATTGTCAAGAATGATCATTAGGGGTTTAGAATGGAAGAAGTACTAACAGTTTACACAGGTAACGGGTGTGCAGGGTGCGTAGAGGTTAAGAGATACCTGAAGCAAGAGGGTTACAAAATCCAAGAGCGGAATGTACACACAGACCAGGATGCCATGGACTTCCTAGTTAACAGTGGTTTACGTGGTGTACCACATATCTTCAACATAGCAGGTAAGTGGGTTGGGGATGGTAACAACTATAAACATTTTGGGAATGTTTCATGATAAGGTATCTGGTGGAGCTAGAAGCCATGGACTACTACGATGGAGACGTACAGCGTTACATCGTAACAGCTAGTAATGCTGTAGTAGCAGAAGAAAAGGCAGTAGATGCCCTTATATCCCGCACCAGTAATGGTGTGTATTATCAAGTACTAAGCTGTACAGAAATAGACGACTAAGAATGAGGAGTTAAAGACCGTATGCAAGTAAACGGTACACAAGCAGCAAGTGATATCAAGTTCTATATGGACTATAGTAAATACGATGAAGAGCGACAGACTAAAGAGTCGTTTAAAGACAGTCTACAACGAGTGGAGGATATGCACCGTGGTAAATATGCTAAGAAAATGTCCAAAGAGCTTTCAGGATATATCGATTATGCTTTTGAGGCATATAACGATAAACTCATACTAGGGAGTCAGAGAGCCCTACAGTTCGGGGGCGATCCTATCTTACGTCACGAATCGAGAATGTTCAACTGTTTAAGTTCTTATGCAGACCGTGAAGAAGTGTTTAGAGAATGTTTCTACCAACTCTTGTGCGGGTGCGGGGCAGGACTTAGTGTCCAAAAACAACACATCAAGAAATTACCTAGGCTATCTTGTAGGGATAAAGAAGCGAAAGTCTTTGTAATCCCTGATACTATTGAGGGGTGGTCAGACGCGCTGGGGGTACTGATATCTTCATACGTCTGCGCTGGACATGAGGCAGATTTTAAAGAGTACCAGGGGCATCATGTAGCTTTTGACTTCAGTAAGATACGCCCGAAGGGTGCATTCATCTCTGGAGGGTTCAAAGCTCCAGGTAGTGATGGACTCAGGATGTCTCTTGCAAAAATAGAAGAAATGCTAGACAGAAAGCTGAAGAGGAAGAAGAATGTTAAGTTCAACTCACTTTTAGCTTACGATATAATCTGTCATGCCTCTGATGCGGTTTTATCGGGAGGCCTTAGACGAAGTGCTTTGATTATTATGTTTAGTCAATCAGATCTGGACATGCTAGGAGCTAAAACAGGAAATTGGCATGCAGATAACCCACAAAGGGCGCGGAGTAATAACTCTGTAATGCTCCTTAGAGGAAAGGTGACAAGGGAGGAGTTCCTATTAATAATTGAATCAGTTAAACAGTCAGGAGAGCCAGGTTTTATTTGGACAGATGACCTAGAGATACTATTCAATCCGTTAAAACTAGCGGCATAAGAGAGCAATCTCTTTTGAAAACTAACTTAAAAACAGGGGAAGTCCAGACCGGATAATCCTGTGCTAATCCAGTATTGGAGTGTGCAACGACTATGATTGACAAGAAAGAATTAACAAAATTATTAAGTTTTATGGCCACTTTTGATGGGGGGATTTACTACAGGAACCCCTCCGCAAAGAACCCAGCTTTTATCATGAACATGCGGGAAGAGAACCTAGATTATGTGGAATGGGTAAGAGATACCTTGCACAACATAACGGGTGCAGCGATTGCTGATAGGAAGGATTATAATACTGACGGTTATAGTAGGAAAACTCAAGTCAGGTTAGATTCTAACCAACATCCCTTTCTGAAGACATTACATGATAGAATATACATAAACAAGCATAAAGTAATCGACCCTCATATGTTGAAACTATTAGATGCAGAAGCTCTCGCTATCATATTCATGGCAGATGGGTGTTCATCTTTAATAAAAGGGCATAAAAGCCCTAGCGCAACCATAAGGTTATTTACCTGCGGGTTTAGCTATGCAGATAATATGTCCCTAAGCAAGGCTATTTATAATAAACTTAATATAATAACTACAGTAGGTAAGCACGGTAAGTATTGGAAACTCAATGTGAAGTCTAGTAGTATTGTAGACTTTGCAAGGATAGTGCAGCCCTATGTATGCGATTCTTTTCTTTACAAGATCGAACAGTTAGCCCCTTTCTTAGAACATAGAGAGGGTGGTGATATAGTCTGTTCTGTACGGGAACGTATAGAGGCTGGGGGGAGACTTCCAGTCCCTGGAGAAGATTCCAGAGTAACAAGAAAGGTGTAGAAATAGGATTATGCCCTTACCTGGAGGTGGGGGAAGAACGGATCAGTGGTTGGAGCGGTTGCAACCTTACAACAATGAATGGAGGGGCTTGTACAAATGAAGAAATATTCTTAAGAGCTTGTAAGGCTTCTGCCATATTGGGTACACTCCAAGCAGGGTATACTAACTTCAAATATATTGGTAAACATAATAAGAAGATCTTTGACCAAGAGGCTTTACTAGGTTGCAGTATTACAGGTTGGACTAATAACCCTGAATTCCTCTTTAACCCAGAGGTACAAAGAAGAGGCGCTGAAGAAGTCCTTAAGTGGAATGCTATCGTAGCCGATTTAATAGGAATCAAGCATGCAGCACGTACTACATGTTGTAAGCCAGAAGGTAATGCTTCTGTACTATTACAGACTGCTTCAGGTATCCATGGGGAACATGCTGAACGATATTTTAGAAGCATGCAGGTGAACAAGGAAAGTGAGATTGCTCAGGCATTCGCAGCCTTGAACCCACGTGCAACTGAAGACAGTGTATGGAGTGCAGCCGGTACAGATTATGTAGTGAGTGTACCAGTCATAGCTAAAGAGGGAAGCCTCTTTAAGAAAGACCTCTTGGGTGTTAAACAACTTGAACTGGTTAAGCTTACACAGAATAACTGGGTTGAGTATGGAACACGTCATGAGAACTGTGTGAACAAGAATGCACGGCATAACGTATCCAACACCATCCAGGTTGATGACTGGGATGAAGTAGGTAATTACATCTTTGAAAACCGTGATCACTTTGCAGGCGTTAGCCTCTTAGCTGCAACGGGTGACAAAGACTATGTACAGGCCCCATTCTGTGAAGTCCTTACAGCTCAAGAGCTTCTGGATAAGTACGGAACAGCATCAATGTTTGCAGGTGGACTAGTGGTAGATGCACTCCATGCCTTTGACAACCTCTGGCAGGCCTGTGACACGTTTACAGGGGAAGGTATGTCTAGGGTTAACCTTGTTGTAGAAACCTCTGAGAACTGCTTACAGAGGGACCTGGTACGCCGTGTACGGAAGTTCGCATCTAGGTACTGTGAAGGTGATATACTCCAAGTAACTTACATGCTTAAGGATGTGTACAACCTACACCGATGGGAAGGGATTGTACGTGAGTGGAAAGGTATTGATTGGGATACATTTGATTTCCAACCATCATATGTTGATGTGGATACTACAGGAAGTGCAGCTTGTGCTGGTGGAATGTGCGAGTACTAATTATTATGGGTGCCATCCTGGCACCCCTTTATAGGAGAGTTACATGGGTTTACTAGACTACTTTAGAAATAAGAAGGCCACTAGAAGAGCAAAGAAGATTGCATCTAGGAGACGTACTAGTGGAGGACACAAACGGTACGTGGATGAAGGTAATCATGCTTTGAATGATCTAGTTATCGGAGATTTCCCCTTCGAAGGTGATGAGGACTTGAATACACTTTCACTACCTAAGTCACCATTGATGGAAGTGGATCACAGCATCTTGGACGTACCTACTACAACCAGTGTAGAGACTACACCTTCATATGTACAACCCTATGTTGCACCAGCACCAGAGCCTACACCTGTTACATACAGTGACAATTCATCAAGCTCAAGATCTTCATACGGTGAAAGCTTTGGAAGTGATTATGGCAGCAGTGATTCAGGCGGGAGCTTCGATTAATGTATCTTGAAATATCTGGAAGGGTCACAGGGAAGAGCACAAGGATGATTAAAGCATTCTTGCACCACCCTGCCGAAAATAAGAGGATAGTATGTTGCACTCACCGAATGGCAATGCAGGTGGCAATGGAATATGGGATTGATAACCGGTTTATTATCTGCGCTGAGCAGGTTAAGTACGGAGGATATTTAGGACAGTATATTCTTTTCTGGGATAATTTTGATTCACTGCCTACATCCTTCAACGGAGAAAGGTACATAAAGAAAGGAGACTATTATTCTACTACCCCTAGTTTCTTAAGAGGTCCTGAAGACTTCCAGAAGTGGATGAACGGGAAACCAGATATGCTTCTTACACTCATACATAAGTGCAACCACAAGTACAAGCACTTTTCATGGGGGAGTCATCCAGGCCTTGACGATGCTAAGCACTCTATGTGCAAGGGTCAACAGCTTGCACAAATAAAAGGTAAGTTTGAATGCACCTTTAAAGACTTTACAGAGGGGATGAACAAGTGATAGCAGTATACGTAGCACACCCCTACACAGCTGATAACTTGCTCCGTAAGAAGTTAAACATTGAATCAGCACGTTACCACGGTGTATTGGTTACAGAGGCAGGAGGTTTTCCTCTTATGCCTACAGTGAACACAGCTCTATTCGATTCATATACAGATGAAGGGGATTGGGGTTATTATATAGAAGGTACCAATGACCAACTATTACGATGCGATGCTGCACTCTTCTGTGCAGGATGGCATAATAGTAAAGGCTGTGTATTAGAGATGAAGACATGTAAGGAGAGTGGAATACCATACTTCTTCGACATACAAAAACTTGAACAGTATATTAATGATATTAAATCAGGAGAAATATTATGATTGTTAAATTAACTTTAGAAAGTGTTACTAAAGGAATGCAGAAGCAGATTGAAAATCTAGGAAAGCTTCAAGAGCAAGATCAACTAAGGATTCAGAAGGAACAGGAGATCATTGATAAGCGTCAGGCAGAGGTGATCCGACTTACAGAATCTAATAAGATGGCTTCAATCTATGCACACAACCTTACTAAGCTATTCACTACCAAGCTTGGAGACGATGCATGAGTAGACCTACCAAGCTTTTAGTAGCAGGCTGGGGAAGGCATGGGAAAGACTCTTTTTCAGAGATGTTAGGATTACCTTTCGTCTCTTCATCTGAGTTTGCCAATGAAAAGGCTGTATGGCCTGGATGGGGTGAATTCCACTACCCTACGTTACAGAGTTGTTTCGATGACAGACATGCTATGCAGAATAGATCTGTATGGTATAAGCGGATAAAGAATTATAATACTCCCGATAAAGCTAGATTAGCTGGAGAGCTTTTAGTAGACAATGATATCTACTGTGGAATGAGATGTAAGGATGAACTCAGAGCTTGCTATGAAAAAGGCCTATTTGATCTTACAATCTGGGTAGATAGGTCTAAACACCTTCCACCCGAACCGGATACAAGTTGTACAATCACTCAAGAGATGTGTGATATTGTAATCGATAATAATAATGATCTTATAGATTTACAGCTACAAGCGGAAGGGTTAGCAGAACTAATTAAAGTAGGTGGATTACGTAAGATTCGCCGTAATTTAGATAGAATGTTCTCAGGAGAACAAACACATGAGTGAAGAAGCAGGAAAAGTAGGTAAAGGGTTTGCAGTACTTTTTATAATTATTGTATTACTCTTCTCAGGCCTTAGTAGTATGGGTTTAATAGAAGCTAGCTTATTAGCATTGATTGGAACCATTCTTACAAGCCTCTCAGCGATTTGCATTATTGCAATAGGTGTAGCAATAGGGTATCTATGCCTTAAAGAGCAAGGTGTATGATTACAAGGAATAGTCCAATCCTATTTACGGAGGGTGGTAAGTCTCAGTCTATAAAGGGTTGGACACCGATAGCATACGGGTTTAGGGCCTTTGAATTAGCAGACCGTGAGAGTGGCTATATGCGCTTTCACGGGACGTTCTTACCAGCCCTATCCATACTACGTAGGGAGTTCGGACACCCCTTACAAGTCAATTCCTGCTGCCGTACACCCTCCCATAATGCAAATGAAGGTGGGCATCCACGAAGCTTACACCTTACCAGTAACCCAGTACATCCTACAGACGGTGCAATGGCTATTGACTTTAAGGTGAGTGGATGGGATGGATCGGTCCTACAGGATCTTATAGATACTGCATGGGACCTTGGATGGTCTATAGGTCATGGATACATGGAGGATAACGAGAAGGTTGTAGACGGTGGATTCTTACACCTTGATAGACGTGTAGACATAGGTTTACCACTACACGAATTTTATTATTAGGAGAAGTGAATGTTAATATCATCAACAATAACATTGATAGTGCTTATTGGAGTATGCCATGGACTCAGGAAGTTGTGTAAGATTTCATATAAGATGTCTCCAACTGCCCAAGATAAACTGGAAATTGTGGAAGTTGGGAAGATTGTAGCAAAAGTTACAGGGGTGTTTAATATACTTGCATACCCTTCCCTTCTTGTTCTTATCATAGTCTTAATATGGAGCTGATATGGAAGCGACTATACAGGTTAAACTTCAACCCTTCCAAGTACCCGATTATGCGCTAACAGTACAAATTGCAAAGAGTCGTATGGAGGGGTGGAGTGAAGCCCCTAAATATGAACTATCTGAATTGAGTGTTGAAACTCTTACTCATATGTGCGAGGAGTTTAAGAAGGGTGTCTTCAAGAAGGCTAATAAAGAATATCTAACAAGGAGTTGACTATGCAATACAGCTTGTATAAAATGGCCGGACTTTTAGCTAAACGGGTCTTACAAGATGGTACAACTATTTACGGCTACATACGAGATGGCGAGTTCGCATATGAGAAAGGTGGTGAAGAGTATATCATCACTTTACCTGACGATGGTGATATGCGCGGGTTCAGCCTACTCTCAAACGACTGAAGAGTATATTAAGCTTAATGAAGGTCTGAGACTAAGCTCTTACATAGATAGAGATCACTACGCCATTGGCTATGGCCATAGACTCGAGTACGGCACAAACCTAATCATTAGTAAAGCAACTGCCGAATTATGGCTGAAAGAAGATATCTCAGCATGTAAGGTTAATATAAGTAAACACTATCCATGGATGAGTACATTAAAACCCTCTGCGAAGAAAGTAATGGTTGACATGTGTATTAATCTAGGCTTTAATGGCCTTAGTAAATTCAAGTGGATGATTAAAGGATTATATGCCGAAGCATACCGAGAAGCTGCCATGGAATTGATGGATAGTAAGTATGCAAGGCAGTTGCCTGGAAGGGCTTCAAGAAACTTTGACCTATTGGTCAGACAACATGACAATGTAATAGCCCTTGATGTAAACAAATAGAGATAGGAGGATGGATGAAAGATAAGTTAATGGTTGTAGGGTACATATTGTTCATTCTGTGTATAGGCTCATTGGGCATGACACAGTTCAATAAGAACTCAAAGATGCAGGAGCAAGTAGACTTTATGTACCAGTATCAACTTAAACAGTCTAATGACTGTGGATCTATTCAACGTGTAAGGGAGTGTAGTTATGAGCACTCATGCGGGTAATGAACCGATGGGGTTATTAATCCCTTTGATGATCTCTCTTGTTGTAGCCAGTATAGGGGTGGGGACGCTGTTCTACCACCTAAACCTATACCTTGAGTGCATGAATACAACCACTGATTCATGGAGATGCATTGTTAGCCTTATGATTTCCAAGGATTCATCATGATTGATGTAAGCGGTAAATTTCTATTCAAAGGTGACCAGGTTGCAATGGTTATACCTTATCACTCTGCCCTTGTATTAGGCACGGTGGTGAAGATTACTCCTAAGGGGGCTACTGTGGAATATGAGTATGGTGATTACACCGACCTTAAAGTTAGTAGACTGAGCAGACAACTCTGCTTAGTACATCCGCTTGAACCATTAAATCATGCAAGTGGTCAAGGTGGAGACTTTGATCCTGAAACCGGTGAATGGGTACCACATGATTGTTACATTGATCAGGAGACTAAGGAGGTAATGTATGCGGAGAGTGAACCTAGTGAAAGTACAGGCTGGACTAACTACGGCCTTTAAGCTCTGGTTCCTAGACCTTTGCTATGCAATCATAATACTCACCTGCTTATTCTGTAAAGGGGATTCACTCCCTTACACAATTGATGCAGCGCCTGGTACTATACCCTCCTATAGTGGTCCTATAAAGAATTTATGTTGAGGATGAGAGGAATAGATGAACAAAGGTAAATACGTGTACGTCATGGAAAAGCGTGATGGCTCACATAAGATAGGGATCTCAAAAGATCCTACAAGACGTGCAAATGAGATACGACTTGCATCGGGGCAACCCGTGAAGGTGATATATAAACGGTATGCAGAAAATGCAAAGAAGGTTGAAAGCCTGTTACACATACTGTATGTGTCTAATAGACGAGAGGGAGAGTTCTTTAAAGGTCTTGACATCCCTGAACTGTTTATCGCAATCAATGAATTAATAGATAACGGTATAGAGCAGGTTAAGATTGAAGAAGAAAAGATCACAAGGATGCACATGACTAATATAGACACATACAAGTATGACTTAGAGAATGATATCAACCCCTCATTCTACTTTGACAAATTATTCGATAGAATGGAATACGGTGGAGCATTACTTGGTGAAGCCTCTTATCCTAATTACGAGAGTGCAAGGAATGATGCTTTAACGTACCTTGATACAAAGATACAGAAGTCAACCATTGCGCGGCTTAAGCTTGAACAGTGTATTACCTTCGAGGAGTATTGTAATGAGTAGGACGATTGAAGACAGGCTTGAAGCTATTGAACAGAAGCTAGATACGATTATCTCAGGGGATGTGAAAGCACCTACTATTAGTGGTGCCCCCATATGGGCTACCCATGTGGCTAGGGATAAGGGTGGAGAGTGGAACTACTTCGATGCAGAGCCTATCTCAGACATTGAGCAGTGGGTAGTAGGTCCTGAATCTCCTGGAGCGATGTGGGAACAGGTTCCTAATCCACCACTAACCAAGAACATCTGGTTAGACACCCTTGCAAAGGTGAACTGTAATGCAGAGTAAAATAATTACAAAGGTTGAGGTACACGAGACATCCCGTGACACCTTCGATTGGATTGCCCCTAAGGCTATGACAGCAGTAGGCCCTTCAACCTGTGATCCTATTAATAGCGTTACAGATATTGAATACATATGCCCTCAAGCGTTTTACCTTCCTAGCGGTAAGAAGGTTAGAATAGGATGGACTAAGGAGGTTGGAGAGGTGTTAGGTATACCCTTAGAGGTCTATAGGAACATGGATGAACGCCTTCAGGAGCAAGATAAAGACCTGTTCAACCTGAGACAGGAGCTGTGCATGGAGAGGATACAGTCTTCAGAACTTGAATCTGAGATGAATGTCCACGCTGAAAAGGTACGTGACCTGAAGAAGATCATCTCTACAGCTACATTTAAAGAACGTGCAGCGTATGCACTAACTGGATATATGAAAGGAGTATAGGAAATGAATGAGTTTATAGATACAGATGCGTTCAGCGAGTCTGCACGGGAATATATTATACAAGAGTGTGATGCATTTAATAAAGCAGCAGGTGAAGGATTCAACATATCCATTACTGAAGAACCTCTACCAACTACCGGACTGCACAGTTCATTTTGGATTGGACCAGTCCTAAATCAAGTTAGGCACTTTAAGAAGACTTCTAGAGAGGTTGGCACCACCATGGGTGGTTGGTGGGGAAAAGCTATCCTAGCTAGCGCCGTAGAGGTTGCAATAAATAATGCATTAGAGGCTAACACCACCATACTTAATGTTTCAGGCACGTGTGGAGGAATCACCAGGAAGGCATTAACCGATGCAAACGGTTGTATTGCACTCTGGGTCATGCACTCTAATACATACTGCCACATTATGGAGCATTCCAAACCCTTCTATAAAGACGGGGATATTCTACCTGACCGCGTAGTAGATGTTGCAGGTACTTGTATTCACACTGGTGAAGCCTTGGAAGTGAAAGTGCCTATCCTTGTAACAGACAACCCATCACTCCTGCTTGAAGGTGGTTTGAAAGTGATAGGCCTGCAGAAGGATGCTATCAAAGTAACCTTCTCTGATCGAATACCTTTATGGGTTGAAACTGTTGATGGCTTGGACCAACCCAGCTTCCGATATCAAGGTGAATACGATTTCACGGTACAGCTTGAAGGGTTTGACTCTGCCGCTGATAAGAATATTAAAACTGCAGCGTCTAGTAAGACCTTTGATAGACAATGGTACAACGTCCTTGAAAAGGAAGCCGGATACATCATATTAGAGGATGACTTAACGTGATATTAGCCCTTGAACTTTAATTGGTTCAGGGGCTTTCTTTTGCCTGAGATTTATGTATAATGGCTTCAACACTTAAAGGAGGTACAGGAATGAAAGTCATCAGTACAGAACAAATAATCAGGCATCACATTGAGTACGACAACAGTACTAGTAAAGGCCGTGAAGATGTGATAACCTGGCTTAATGAAACGTATGGAGAGTTTAACTGGCGTTCTGTAAGGCAAGGCCCTAAAGGGGATGGAAGCAGTACAGGACTTTACATAATTGAAGTTGACCCTGTAGGAGAAACAACATGAATATAGATATTATATTATTAATTTGGATAGTGTTTACAGTACTGACAGGCTGTATATTAAGTATAAAGAACTGGCTACTTTCAGTCTGGGCTTTCTTCAAAGGTGAGGCCTACATTCAGCATATAATCGGAAATATAATCGATTGGATATTCCTTGCATCTGTTGTATTCCTATCGTACAATCATGAAGCTAGTTTGAAAGCTATTAAGCTACTGGAGCTACCCTTATGAAAATAGTATGCATATCTGATACACATGGTAAATGGAATTCACTAGACCTCCCTAAAGGGGATGTACTTATCCATGCAGGGGACATCTTTGCAGGTGGTAGGTACAACAGGGAAATGGAAGATTTTAATGAATGGCTTGGGGTTCAAGATTTTGAACACAAGCTCATCATTGCAGGTAATCATGATTGGCTTTTTGAAACCAACCGTGAATACATGGAAGTACTTCTTACCAATGGTACATATCTGGAGAACAGTGGTGTAACCATTGAAGGAATAAACTTCTGGGGTTCACCCTATACACCTATGTTCTATAACTGGGCCTTCATGCTTCAACGTGGGACAGAGATACGATGTCAATGGGATAAAATCCCTGGAGATACAGATGTCCTTATTACACATGGCCCTTCAATGGGTACACTGGATTTAATAGAGGGAGAGAATGCAGGGTGTGAAGAATTAAGGTTTGCCATTGAAAGGGTTAAACCTTCCTATCATATCTTTGGACACATTCATGCAGCGCATGGTACAATATATAAGGATGGGGTTAATTCAATAAATTCATCCATCTGTACAGAAGCGTACAAACCTGTTAATAAACCTTTTGTATTTACATATGGAGAGGATGTATGACACGTACACAATATTTCACTGCACTCAGTGTAATCGTTGTAGGACTTGTACTCCTTGAATCGAGGGACTTATGCAAGACGTTGAAGAGTACTTAATAGATTGCATAGCTGTTGACGGTGAGCTTCACGTCTGTTATCCTTGGAGCGATACAACACACTGTGAAGAGAAACTCAAGGTTGTAGATAAGAAGGTTAAACCAAATCAACGTGTAGGTAGGTTCTCCTGCTATGAGTGCACATATTAGGAGAGTACAATGATTACAGTATTGATTATAATTTTAAACATAGCATCACTCATGTTAAATCTAGGAGCTATACTAGTCCCTAACAATGGTGTAGTGGTTCTTAATTACACAGCAGCTGCAGCTAACGTAGTAGTAATTGTAGCACTGTTATACGTTCTGCACCGAGATTCAAAGGGGGAGGACTATGTTTGAAGACATGCTGATCAGCCCCGCTACAAGGCCACAAGACATGACAGTCTGTACACAGCACTTCGGTGATGTGATTTTACAATACCATTTTAAGTGGTACACGGGTGTTAGTGGTGTAGAGTCTGTACACAGGACTGGTTCACCATACCGACACACCTATCAAAGCCAAAGCGGCGATGAATGGGATGAACAAGTGCACGGAAGAAGATCTTTCTTTGAAGATATTTCTTGCATTATTCATGGGCCTCATCTAAGATGGCACGATAAAGAAGTACATGATTCCTTAAAGGAGCAGCAGCGATGTGGGATGACGTAGAGAGTATTACATTCCGTGCAGACGGTTGCACGTATAAGGCTAATCAACTACACCCTGGCGTGTTAACCATTGGCATGGGAGGAGGGTACAGTAACATCAGTACAGATGAGCTGCATAGTTGGATTCGTAACGGGTCTGCAATCATTGTTTATGTTACATCAAATATTACAGAGGATTTCAAAGCCCTCTTACAAGAGGAGTATACCGGATGACATGCGAAGAAGAAGTGGATAAGATTTTAAGGGCTCTACCTGCAGCGCATGTGCTACGCCACTGTACTAATGTCACCTGTTGGTGTATGGGGTGTGTAAACAGTACACTTCATAGTACAGACGTTACAAAGAATGAATGGAGTACATGGGTTGGGCAGAACCGTGAACGATTAGAGCAGGCTGTGGAAGGCGCTAAAGGAGGGTACTATGTCAAGTAGATTTCAACAGCTTTTAGAAAAGGGTTTACTACCTACACCACCTAAGGTGTTAAAGAACAATGTATGCTATGAAGTCATTACAGGTAGTATGGCGTATGGTGTAGCCACTGACACCTCTGACATGGATATTATAGGCTTTGCTATCCCGCCTAAAGAGACACTCTTCCCTCACCTAACGGGATACATAGACGGGTTCAGTACAAAGCAGAACAAGTTTGAACAGTATCAACAGCACCACATCATGGATAAGAGTGCACGGTCTGGAAAGGGTACAGAGTATGATATCACTATGTATAACATCGTGAAGTTCTTTAGGCTATGTATGGAGAACAACCCTAATATGGTTGATGTACTCTTTGTACCTCGTAACTGCGTACTGCACAGTACCGGTGTAGGTGAGCTTGTACGTGAGAACCGTAAGCTGTTCTTGCATAAAGGTAGTTATCAAAAGTTCAAAGGGTACGCATACAGCCAGTTGAACAAGATGCAGAATAAGAACCTTAACACAGTGCTAAAGTTTGAACGTGAATTCGATATATCCGATGAGGTTGCACATCAGTGCTATGCCTTTCCTAGGAATAAAGCTTTCATAGAGAATGTGTTCTGTGCTACACATCTACCCCTGCCTAATTATAGCGATGCTGAAAACTATGCCAACTTAATCCGTAAGTGCGGTACAATCAGTAAACGCCGTGACAGTATTAAAGAACACAAAATGGACGTAAAGTTCGCTTATCATATTGTACGCCTCCTTGGAGAGGTTGAACAGATTTTAACGTTACACGATTTAGACCTTCAACGTGATAAAGAGGTCTTAAAGTCTATACGTAGGGGTGAATGGTCTGTAGAGAAGATTACAGAGTACTTCGAGATGAAAGAAAAACATCTTGAAGAGCTTTACAACTCGAGTACACTCCGGTATAGTCCTGACGAAGATGCAATAAGAGATCTCTTACTACAGTGCTTAGAACAGCACTACGGTAACCTGGAGAGCTGTGTTACTGTACTCGGTACAAGCGAGAAAGCGCTGCAAGAGATTGTAGCTACATTGAATAAATATAAGGTGATATAAAATGGAAATCGTACACAAAGAATATAAGAAGTATCAAATAGGTCATAGAGTGGGTATTGATGGTGAAATTGTTATTTATAAGTATATTGATCTAGAAGGGAACCTCATAAACCCCATGAAAGAATTCCTGGCGTTAGGTAAGGTTAAGGCAGAGGTTATTGAAGTGGCTATGGGATTTGTAGATTTCAACCATGCAATGGATTATATTGACACTGTGATCATTCCCGGTGTTACTCCTCCAACCATTAAGGTGGTATGATGAGAAAGAAATTTAAGATTATGTACCCAGAGGATCATGCAGATCCTAAGAAGGCAGGTAAGCCTTTTCACGGCGGTGGTAAGGATATGGTAGTGATGAATGGCAGTGGGATATTCTTCCTGTTTAACGGTGAACAGTATTACCCCTCCATCAGTAAGTTATCTAGTGTACTTCCTAAATACGATGTAGTTTGGAAATAGGAGAGTGAAGATGTTAAGAATTGAAGTGAGAAGTATTGATGATACCCAACAAGAGGTTGTATTCCAACGGGACAGATCGGGTCCACTGGATGCTGTAGAGGCTGTAGCACTTGCACAGGTTATGATTGAAGCTGCCGCAGAGGTTTTATTAGTGGCAGAGGCATCGGGGTTGAAGAATGGAGAAGACTAAGGTTACAATAGGCCCGTACAAGGGATTTACAGCGAATATAACGGTACCTCTCACACGCCTTGAACTCTATGGTAAGGTTAATGATGCAGGGTCTGATCTGATATTATTACATGGTGGTCACATCCTGGAGATCATTCAAGATTTTGAAAGCGCTATAGATGATTATATTAATACCAAAGAAGAACTGGGAGATGTAAAGGTGAGAAGGCTATGAATAAGATTCTAATAGGGCCTTATGATACTAACGGTGTAGCTGCAGGAGAGTACACACATAAAGAATATTTACAAGCAGTGCTTGACAAATGCCCTGAGGATGTTACAATTGACCTCCTTAGGCAATACACCGGTTCATGGGAATCATACGCTTACATGTGTGAACTGGACAGCAGCAATGCAGAGCTTTTAATAGACCTGACCCATCACAATAAGGGGTACAGTCAACTATGGTTAGGAGAGAGTTAATGGATAAGATTGTAGTAGTGGTAAGGAGTTACAAATGACACCATCTACGTCCAACGCAGCAGAAATTAATACCCTTAGAAGAAGGATAAGTCACCTTGAAACAGTTGCAGAGAAGCAACAACGTATGCTGCATGACCTGTATGAGACAGGAGTGAAAACCCTTCAGCTGCAGAACCAGGTTCTTATAGAGGCGCTTGCAGAGCCTGCTATGAAAGTGGTTATAGAGGACCTTGCGCCAGGTGTATTGAAAGAGTTAGGATTAAACCCTGCAGGGTACCCGATTAAATCTCTGCAAGAGATCTTTACCACCTCGTATAACTGGTTAATGACCCAGGGTAAAGATTCTGTAGACAGTAATGGCACTCTAGTGTACCATGGTGTAGACGGGTTAAAGTGTTCCATAGGCATTTTAATGAAAGATGAATACAAAGACCGTATCGATGTGGCCAGTGGCAATATGAATGACATTGATGAAGGCGAGGTGTTAAGCATCCTTGAAGATAGTGGATGCCCCAGGGCTTATAAAGACTTCTATAAGCGTCTATTGAGGATACATGATGATTGCTCTGTAGAAGACTGGGACAGGCTCTATAAAGAGCTTGCAGAAGAATATGGGCTAGCGCCCTTTAAAGGAGGTGTATGATGGGTTTTCAAAAGCGAGTAGTAATAGAAAAAGTTGTGGATAGGATTATACTTATCACATTGAAGGCGGATTTCCACAGTGCTTGTCAGAAGGCTTACTCCGATAACCTAGGGACAGAGGTTAGCAGGAGCACTGCTAAAGAGGTTTCCTATTATATCATCTGGGGTGCACCCCCTTCGAAGATCATGAAAGCGCTTGACATAGATAAAGATGCTGTTGAGAAGGTTATCGATTGCTTCTGGAAAGTATTCCAAGACCACCAAAGGTATTTAAGATGAAACGTATCTATGACAAGTCTATGTATGACACCCAAACAGCTATCTACAAGTCAATAGAAGACTTAGAAGAGGGGTTGGAAGAGTCTGTAGCCAGGGCTCAAGACCTTTACAATGAGTTCATTGCGGAGAGTAACCTACTTAACCATGATGATTATGACCTGTGGAATGCTGGGGATGTAAGCCGAGTAGATGAACACGGTGTAGAGATCTCTTGGGAAGTTACATGGAGGTATGGAGGCCATGCAGAGGGTGAGTATACTATCCCTTTGAAAGCTTTACTAGATGAAACATGGGAAGACGGTGTAAGGGAAGCAGCGCATGCTTTCTTAAAATGGAGACGTGCAATATGAATCTGACAAGGTTAAAAAGAAAGCTCCGCCGACTGAAGGCCAAAAGAGATGGTGTGGAGGATAAACATAAAGGGAATGAACGGAACTACACTTACTATGGCGGTTGGGATCTTGGGCACCTTCAAGGTCAGATATGCGTGTTTGAAGATTATATAGATGATATTGAAACTCTTCAACTAAAGCTTGAAGCGATTGCAAGAAAGCTGGAAGAGTCTCATACAAGCATGGATGTGTGGACTGTAATTGAAGAAGCTCGTAACATAGCTTTAACGGAGGTGTGTGATGGAAATGCATGACGTAGTACGAAAGTTGATAGGGCCTGTAGAGCCGGTAGGGTGTTCAGCTACAGATAGTAAAAGGTATGATAACCTGTCTGAACAGATGGATTTAGTTAGTGAACTCATAGCGGAAATCTACAGGATTTCAATACAGTGTTCAGATAGCTATCAGAGCAGTGTGCAGATTGCAGGTAAGCGCTCTACTGACTTCTTGAAAGAGATGGGTGATTACTGTGGATAAGCTAACATACTTAGAAAGGTTTGAATGGGCTATTGAACACCTTACAGCAGCCTCTGTACCTACACATCTGGTACAGGATTGGATCGATGAAACTAATGATAACCTGCAGGACTGGGTAGGCAGTCAAGAGATACCATGGTGGTGTCAGAACATTGCAATCATTGAAGCAGCACTAGCTATGGCTAACAGCCCTGTAGAAGGTGCACACGATGAAATCGATTACTCAGTTCCATGGGACAATGTAGAAGAGGTGGTTGCACCCCCTGTGCTCAGTGTAACCTTTACAGAGGATGAGGCTGATACCATTCAGAACCATGCACGTTCTGTTGAAGAAGTTCTCATAGAAGAGCGTAAAGGAGCACCACAGGCTAAGTACGTGATGTGCGTTCCTACAGGCTGTGAAGAGTGGAACCCTCTTACAGAGAAGATTGAACCGGTTCCTGAACATCTCGTAGGGCACTGGATGATGGAGTATGCTGCAAACTTAAACTACCGGGGTTTCAGGGAGTGTATCAAAAGGGATTCCTGGGTACGGTGCCATGCAGAGGCTGTAACAGAAATGCAATGGGTGGAAGGATGACCATTACCACATTTGAAGAGACACCGCTCAAGCGTAAACTCCTCCTGAAGATGTACCAGAAGAAAGTCAATGAAGCGATAGAATGGAACTTTGGATACTGGGACCATAATAATCCAAGCCTGGACAAGTGGTTCAATGAAGTCTTAAGGCTAAGGCCTATAGTAGAGAAAGAAGACCCTGAATGGTATGAATACTATGGAAGGGCTATAGTAAATGACTAAAGGTAAGAGAATCTATATAGTATAACATAATTTCTAAAGGGAAGGATGAGAGGTGTGTATGAGGAATAGAATAAGCGATATCTACCAGTTGTTTGATGAAGTGGAAGATAAACTTGGTGAAGATAATCCCGTGTTAGAGGATCTAATATACGATATGAATCTGGCTATGGAAGGGGTTGATTCTGTAGAAAGTAGTCTGAAGCGTATTCTTAATGATACCTCAGAGGTTAAATCTTAATGTGTAAAAAGAAGCCTACAGTACACAACGTGAAGCAAGGGCAGACCGTTTACATGATATCTGGTTGGCCTTGCTCATATGGTTACCACTTTACCATGGAGAAGTATTTTATTTATGGTAAAAGGGTTGCACCTCCTGAAGAGGGGTGTATAATAGAGCAAATGTCAATCACGTTGCTTGAAGGCATCCTGGAACGGTTTGGCAATGAGGGGATACACTTCTCAAGGCGTAAAGCAGAAACAGAACTTAAAAGGAGAAGAGCAGAATGAACACATATATTATAAAGTATGAATCAGAAAGTTGTGACAGATACACCTTTAAATGCAAAGGGTTCAGTAAACCCAGCTATGGAGATGTTGAAAAGATGCTCTTGGCTGCATCACCTGAAGAGGCTTTAGACGAGAATAGTATGGGAGGAGAGTGGGATATTGTAAGCTTTGATAACTTAGAAGATATTACTTTAAATGGAGGAGGGGACAAGTAGAATGTATAAAATAATCTTATTGTTATCCTCTATACTATTATCAGGGTGCTTCAGTGCACCAGATGAACGGTATACATATCTAACAGCCACTGATGCACAATCAGGGGATACACAAACACTCGATGTAGATATCCTACTACCTCCAACCGGTAGTGATACACTGCCTAACGGTAAACGTGGAGCCATTGTATTCATCCATGGGGGAGCATGGGATTCAGGAAGTACAAATCAGGTGGCAACCTTTGCAGATACTGCACGTGAGATGGGATTCTTCACCATGGCCATGGATTACCGTCTAACCAGTGTAAGGGTCGAAGGCAGGGGTGAACGTGGGGTACTTTATCCATGGCCTACACAAGCACAGGATGTACGGTGTGCACTAGGATGGCTTGCAGAAAATGCAGATACCTATAACGTAGATGTGGATGCTATAGCACTTATAGGTGAATCCTCTGGTGGACAGATGGCATTCATGGTTGCAGAGAATGATTACCTTACAGATGAGTGTCCTTATCAAGGGGATGTAGATATTGCATTAGCCGTGTCTCGTTCAGGACCTACAGATATTGAACATTGGTACAACCTTGGAGGATTCACTAATACGTGGGTACAAGACTTGTTAAACAAGGATAACCCTACGGTAGATGAACTTCGTAGTATTAGCCCTGTATTCAATATAGGTGATGATAGCACTACAAGTATTTTACAACAACATGGTGGAAAGGATAGTATTGTAAAGGAAGAAGTTGTACTATCTTACCCTGATGCACTGGATGCACTTGGAAGACAAAATGAATACTTGCATTATCCTGATACAGGACATACACTAGACACCTCTAGGCAAGATGCACTAGACTGGATAAATACACAATTAAAGGGGTACACAGAATGAAGAATATTATAGCAGCAGCAGTATTATCAATCATGAGCACAGGAGCTTTAGCAGCAGGGGTATGTCATATTCCAAAGGATTGTGAGTTCATCTCTAGCGAGTTCTCAACTGGTGGAGGGGATAGGGCTATGTATATCATGGAAGTGGATTGCAAGATCGATGGTGAAGTCACTAAGTACATAGATACTGAAGTATCCATAGGAGGATTCTTCGGGGTGGGACGTATCACAGCGCCTAAGAAGGTGATCTTTAAGCGTACAACTAATGACAGTATGTCGTGTGACTACTAGAGATCGAAGAATGTAAAATACAGAGGTCTGTATGGTGCAGAGGCCTACACGAATGATTAAATCATTAAAGGAACTGGAGAAGACCAGCCCATTCATAGGAAGATATAGGTGGGAGTTGGCCGACAATAATAGAAAGATACACTTTAAGAAATTCAAGCGAGAACACCCTTCAACATTAAAATTAAGTAGTGAGTTCAGGTTCGGTCTGTACAACTAACTATAAGGAGAATAAAATGAGTATTAGAATCGAAAAGAGTATCCAGTGCGATAACTGTGAAGAGGAATTGATTGTGGATTCACCATATCCTGCAAAATACGTGCTTGAGTTGAAATCCGTGGATGTAGGTATTAATACATCTGGTGCAACATTCGCTGTCTGTGTACATCCAGCCATAAAAGATACCATGCATTTCTGTGGCTTTATATGCCTTGAAAATTGGATAGCAGATAGAAAGTCGCTTAGGTGATCAGCAGGGGGAGGTAGTTTTGAAAAAGATAGATGAACTCGAAAGATCTAAGACACTACTGACGTTTCTATGGCAAAAATATGATGCCGGTGGAATATCAATGGGGCGTAGCTATGAGGCTGTAGTCCTAGAGGCTGTTATGGAATTACTAGGCCCTTCATCGGAAGATTTGAGCCGAGATCATGGCGATATAATGGATGAAACAAGAAGTTACCTTTCATCAAAGAGGGCTGAAAAATTAGGACTTAAGTGTAGGGAGATAAAATATCATGAGGATTGAAAAACAACTAATTGATTTAGATACATCTAAAGTCGATTTCGATAATAGACATTGGGGATGGTGTGAAGGAGGTCACCCCTTACGCAGCGGGGAGTATGCAATTACCTATATTGCTGATGATGACTACCTCAATGAAACAAGGTACGCCCTTCCGAAATGCTTGAATGAGATGATGAATTTAAAAGACAAGTATGGTGCAGAAGAAGCCAAACGAAGAATTCGGCAAGCACTTGCATAGACTTGAAGAGAGGCTCTTAAAAGATGGTGAAGAGTGTAGCTTTGGTTGCAGTCACCATGTAACACATAGGTGTGAAAAATGCGGTCGCTTCTCCTCACGAGGAGAAGCAACTATTTTCACTAATGAAGAGTACTTGGTATCGGAGGAACTCAATATGGGTTTACGTGAAAAAGTTCAGGAAGCACTGGACAATGCAAAAGAAAATGGCTACAATTTCGAAGGTTGGTCACCAGGACAGATAGCCAGTGACATGATCCGACATGATAAAGGCTTGGAAGATGAGAATTTTTGTGAGTTAGGATGCATTATCCTAGGATTGCAAAATGAAAACAAACAAGACGTGTAGATGTTGCAATAACACGGCTAAAATTGGAGAATAAAAATGCCAAGAGTTAAAAGAAATACAGACGCAACTTTAAGGTTACGGTGTGATGACCCAGAAGACTCGTTCACCGTTAGTTATACAAATATGGGGGAGCCTTTTCGGGAGGGAATCGAAATCGGTATTGGAAATGCGGAATTCAATAAAGATGTAAGGGTGATGCTTGAGGATGGCGAGGCGAGGCAATTACTAGGCTTACTTTTAAAGCTCTATCCAATTAAATCGTAGTTCTGTCGCAATAACGCGACTAAAAACTGGAGGATACTATGGAATTTTGGGTAAAGCTCCTTGTGGTTGAGGACACTAAAAACCAGGATGCTAGAGACGACTTACAGGCTAATTGTACTCACATCACGCACGATTATTGGCTGTTTGAAGGTGACGAAGAGGCCTTGGATGACGGCATTACATTTTCGATCATTGGCGAGGAAGCTATCAGCGGAACTGGAGATTTAACAAAATCACAGCTTAAGGTAATGCTCCTGGACACATACGGGCTAACTGATGGCCTTCTAAGCTAAAGAGCTTTGCTGTCGAAGAGGGAAATTCAAATATTGGAGGATAGAATGCAAAAATATATAAAGAAACCAATAGTAATCGAGGCAATTGTAAATACTAGACAAAATAAAGCCCCAACACTTTACAGTGCCAGGGCTTATTTATATCTACATCCGCTGTGAGGCTCTCAGTGCCTGTAGGAGCAGTGACCCAGGTACCCTTAGGGGTAGCCAGGGGTACATAGTGAAATCCTCTCACAGAGCAATACAGGGCTTCTCAGCGCTATAAAGAGATCTTACGGATGTATTCTGATATCGAATGATCTCTTAAATAGTTCAAGAACAGGGTCCTAAGGTATAATAACCTAACCCATGAAGGGTTCTTGATTACAGTTCCTGAACTTGTTATGAGATTCAACACACCTCCGTGCCAATACCCTATCTTAGGTACCCGTGGAACTATGTCACTGGCATTCACATACCTAGTATAATCTACACACTTCAAATCGTTACTAAATTGAAGGCCTCCTACACGAGGGCTTCCAAAGGTTACAAGCCTGTGTGTATACTTCCTACCATATACAGCATAGATTGTAGAGAGTGCACCTCCTAAACTATGACCGGTACATGTTAATGTATACTTCCTAGGAAGCTTCTTTATAGCGTTATCTATTTTAGTAGCTACGCTTTTAAATGCTTCCATGAATCCTGTGTGTATATTGTAATTAGTGTAATGGGTTTTCTTAAGGTTAATATCTGTAGCTACATCCTTTGGATCATCTGCTTCAGTCCCCCTGAAAACCAGTACAGCCTGCTCAGAAGTGTCATGAAGACATAGGTACGCTTTAGTCCCTGTCCTCTTACTCCTAAACTTAAATACCCTTTCGTACCCTAACTTCTTAAGGGAGGGGATTCCTTTGTATGCTGCACTGGATGTCTTGGCAAGAAGGACATCTGTAGGGTACCACAAGGGTATATCCTTACCCTCTCCCTTTAAGTCGTCCATTAAATAATCGCAGCCAGTTTAGCAGCAACAGCTACCATTTGCAGTATATTCTTAACAGCATCTGCATGGCTGATACCATCATCTGATGTAAGAAGCTCTTGCACTTTTGAATCAAGCTCTCGTGCATCTGCAATCTGCCTCTGCAATTGGTATTGCAGGGTAGTAGGCATATATGCCATTCTCCTCTCGATAATCATGATGGAGAGTGTAAAAGCATCTTTCACTTCACCATATTGCATAATTAAGTCGGAGCCCTCTGCTAATGCAGTAACTAAATCCCTGTCCGAAGCTCTTGCATTTTTTAGTGCTGTACGAGCCTGTTCAATCCTTGACCCTTGATAGTTAAGAAGGGTTACTTCATCTTTATCAAACACTTTTGAATTGTCTTTAATACCTTGTACTATCTGCGGGTGTCGCATTTCCATACGTTGATACGCGGCTATAACACTTGTAGCATTGATCATGTTCTGTGTAGTATTGGATGCGCAACCGAAAAGGAATGCAGCCATCACAAGAGATATAATAATTTTCTTCATACTATTAGGCCTCTGCCATATTAAATGTTGTTTTGTAAAGATTGAATGCCCATAGATTACTATTAGGCATTGATGTGAATTTCACAATTGCATTGTAATCCCTTTCTTCTACTCCTCCAACTTCAGGAAATATACTTAAAAGGAAGTCTTTACGTAACCCAACTGTAGATGCTGCTGCATGGAAAGCCCCTCTTTCCTCCGGTGTAAGGTTTTCCAACTGAAGTTTAAAAGTTCTGTACTGAGGTCTTGTATCGCTCCTCAGGGTACCCCCTTCACTACGTGTTTGTTTAGTACTTTCATCCCAAGAAGTGGTCATCCCATAAGAAGGGTTAATAGCAGGGGACATCTGGTCCCCTATGATCAACCTCCCTGCCTGCATGTATCCATCTGCATTAGATGCATCTGTTATTGTAATCTTTGCGCTTCGTCCCTGTACGCGTGTAAACCAATCAACCACCATCCTATCATCTTCATGTAGCTGATCATAGATACTGTTTCCTGCATTATCTACCCCCCACTCTATAGTGCTTAAAGGGAGTGAAGGCCTTACAACTATAGATGTACTGTCGTATAATAACGATCCTGTTTGATTTTCACCCCCGTAAATCTGTACTCTCCACGTTGCTGTTGCACTCAGATTATGTCTATTTAGACATACTGCTGAAACAGGTTGTGTAGAGGAGAAATTTACAAGGATGTCAAACTGGTTAGTATCTGTTGTACGGACAACCTTAGTACGTTGTGTTTCTTGTAGATTGGTTACAGGTAATGCTGTAGCCACGTTACCTGTAGATGATGTTACAACTGCTGTATCTGCAACATTATACATCACTAGCTTTATATTTGACACTAGGCTCCCCTTATGTGTTCATCACTTATTGTGGTTATATGACCTCTGCCACCTGTTGTTGCAAAGATGTTATAGTTCCATCCGCTGACTCTTTTAGCACATAATACCTTACACCAGCTGTAGCCTCGGATATTGTTACACTATAGTTCCCTGTAGCGTCTGTATTAAAAACACCTACTGTAGGGTTTATAGCGCTACCACCAAATGTTTCACTTACAGATATCTTAATACCTATCCCATCCGCATATGCTGCACTAGTTGACCAGTTCTTCAACAACCCTGTGAACTTAGCACCCCCTGTAGGAGATGTAACTGACCAGTCGAAGGAATTAGATACTGCACTTCCACCTGCATTTGTTGCAGTTATTATCAGTCCTGTTAAGGATTGGACAGTAGTGGTTGTTCCACTTATAACACCTGTTGTGGTATTTAATGTAAGTCCTGTAGGTAATGTTCCAGATGTTAATACATATGATGTCGGTGAATTAGACCACAGAGACCCTACGTTTAACGAGATTACAGATCCATTAGGTGAAACCTGATCTGCAATCGTTCCAGAGAACACCGGAGGTGATGCACCTAAACTCTGTGTGGTTGCAGGTACTGCTCCTGAACTTCTTTCATTTCCAGAAGCATCGGCTAATGCAACATAAATATTATACGATGTACTAGCTGTTAACCCAGCTAAATTAAGTGGATAACTCGTACCCGCATCCATCCCTGTTAAGGATATTGATGTACTAGGTACTGCTCCGCCACTGCCAGTCCCTGCTAATATCTCTGTAGATGTGGGGGCTGGGGATGCTGTGGGTACAACCACTGCACGATATGTACCTGCTTCATCAGGAGTGAATGATGCATTAATAGCTGAAGATGTTGTAGATGAAACATTAACAGCTACCGTAAAATCAGGGGCTGTTGTATCTGTTACAGCTGTAGTTGTTAAAGGCACTGCTGCTGAAACAGCAGAGTTATTCAACGCATCTTCAATTGCCGTATATGAATCAAATGCTGTATTAGAAGTAATCCCTGTAAAGTCATAGTTGACCTGGACACTTGTTGATAAAACATTTAGACCTGATGAGAAGAGTGGAGACCCACCTCCACTTGCTTGCCCAGCTAGTACTTCTGTTGCACTTGGTGACGCTGCACCTGCTGCAACTAGTACAATCCTGTAATGACCACCTTCATCTGTTGTAAACGTTATACGTCCACTATTAATTGATTGTAGACTGGCCACAGGTGTTTGTGTAAACGCAGGAGCAGTTGTATCAGGTAGTGCAGATGTCGTGAAGTTAGTTGCAGAGGATAATACTTTATTAGCATCTGCATCTGTGAGTGCAACATAGAACTTATAAGATGTATTGGCTGTTAGGCCTGTATTCATTGCAACCGATTCACCAACCGCTGCAGTCATTGCAAGCAATCCAGAATCGAATACAGCTGCTATAGCTCCTGACCCAGTTCCTGCAAGTACTTCATCCACTGTTGGAGCAGAATCTGCAGAAGGTATAAGTACAATCCTGTAGTTTCCATCCTTACTCGATGTGAAGGTTCCATTCGCAGAGGTTGTTGTAATAGTGTTTACAGCGGGTCCTGCAGTGAATGTAGGAGGAACACTTGTCACCGTAATATCAAATGCATTACCAGCTGTTGAACCGGCTGCATTCGATGCACTCACTGTGATACTGTTACTTACTTCAACTGTTGTAGGTGTCCCACTTATAACACCTGTGGTGGTGTTAAGGGATAATCCACCAGGGAAAGGTCCACCTGTAAAGGTGAATCCTGTCTCACCTGTCCAGAATGTGGATAGATCGACATTGAATGCAACATCTTTATTTGCTGTTTGATTAGGTATTGTACCAGTGAACTGTGGAGTGGCATCTGATGTACTCTCTGTAAACAGTGTACTTAATGTCTGATTACCACTTGAATCCTCTACTGCCACATACATATCGTAAGTGGTTAGTAGTGCCATCCCTGACATAGTTATTTCAGTGACTACATTGGCTGAATATGCTGTAATATTAGTCGAATCAACCACTGACCCACCAGGCCATGAACCTGACATGATGTTTGCAGCTGTTGGTACAGCAGCACCTGCCGCTGCTGCCATAGCTCTATAAGTACCACCCTCTCCTGCTGTAAAGTTGAAGGTTATAGTAGAGCTTGTCTTACTAACTAAAGCTGGTTGTACAGTGATTACAGGGGCTGTAACATCTGCTACGGCACCGGTCATTACAGGAGCTAATGTTTCCCCAGTAGCTGCATTGACTGCAGCTATGTAGAAATCATATGTAGTTCCTTGGACAAGGCCTGTAATTTCTATACTATCTAAACCCCCTGTAGCTACATAAGCTGTAAGAGTTGTCGATGATATGGCTGCTGCACTAGCTGAATTCTGACCTGCTAGTACTTGGGTTGAAGTAGGGGCCACATCACCTTGTGTTACAGCCACTACCCTTATGTTACAATCTTCTCCAAGCTCATATTGAATACCCCTACCGTTTAAAGGGGTTGTCGTGAGCGTGGGGCTTGTTAGGAAAGTAGGCCCTACTACGAGATCTGGACTCTCGTTAGCTGTAGATGAACCCGCTGGATAAAAGTTATTAGCCATTAGACAAATTCTCCTATGACTGCTGCAACGTCTGTATTACTTAATAAGCTATTAAACATTACAACATCGTATATTGTTCCATCGAAATCATTACTCGTGCTAGACGTGTAAGCTCCTAAGAATACCGCTGTTACAGTCGATGCACTCATTGCCATGGCTGTACCTGTTGAGTTCAAGGCTCCTAGGTTATCATACGCTTTCGTCTCGGATGTCCCTGAATTATAAGTAATACCGAAGGATACATCCACATCTGTTGGGAAGAAGTCCCCTACTGTGTTGTGAACATCACTAATACTACTGTTACCAGTGATACGTAATTCTTTAGATCCTGTACTTCCGACCTTAAGCCTATTCTCACCAGCTGTCTGTCCATACAATGTACGGTTAACACTATCAGTTACCTTCTTAACCCTCATACAAATAGTCCAATCCGTTTGAGGTATCTTACAGGTAGTAGGAATTTGTAATCGTCCATCTCCACCTGTTGGGAACTCTGCACCACCAGCTACAATATTAACTTCTCTTGAAGTAACAGGGAATGCATGGTTTGCATTTCCAGATTGATCTAACCAATCCATTGAAGTTCCATTCACAGATTGTCCAATACCCTTCTGCAACCATAGAGTTGGGCTTAATGCTGCTGTAGGAGATGCAGAGTGAGCTTGTGAAAGTATTGAAGACATTGTTCCATTACCTAAAGAGTTTACAGCATACATCTGGAATTCATATGTAGTGCCTTCAACTGCTGCAGAATATAATGAAGATGTCGTTGCTTGGTTGGCTATGACAGTATTGTCTCCAACATCAAATGAACCAGCTCCAAATATTCTCCTCTGAATAACATACCCTGTAACAACTGGATCATGTACAAGTGCATCCCATGAAATTGTAATTCCGCTTGGCCCATCTGCTAATGCAAAGTTAGATACAGCCACTGGAAGTGTGTTTGTTATAGGGGTTATCTCCACAGTATTGAAAACACCAGTTCCTGCTGCACTGGTTGCATACACTCTGAATGTGTAGCTTGTACCATCTGTAAGTCCTGTTTCATTGTGGCTAACTGCGCTGGTTCCTAGTGTTGCTACGGTGACATATGTACCATCCCCCGCAGCTGTTAATTTCTGTTGTACTACATAAGCTGTAATCACAGGGACTTGTGTTGGAAGTAAATCCCATGTCAAGAATGCAATAGTGGAATCCTGTGTAGCTGCTAAGTTAGATATCTGTGCAGGAACTGTTGGGAGTACTCCATGGTTATCTAGAGCAACTTTATAAGCCTCATAAAATCTGTTACCCCATATTCGTAAACCTACGGAATCTACGTGTAAATCAAATTGTCCACCTTTTAGCCACGTAACATCATAATCAGATTGTGCAGTATGAGCGGTGGTAGATACAATTGTTACAATATCTGCATTGATTGTGGTGGAGTCTGGACCTACGGAGGTTACTTGTCCTATAATGAAAGGCACTTTAGTGAAGGTGGGTTGACGAACTGTAGGGTTCAAAACACCACCTGTCCGAAGGGTATTTATTACATTTAAAAGCCCATTACCCCATTGCATAGATGATAAAGAGCCCCCTGCAAAAGCATCTGTCTCTCCTTGTTGATAACACATCATAACAATTCTATTATCTGGGTGGTCATCTAAGAACTCATTAGCAAGTGAAACCGCATGTAAAAACTCTGCACCACTTGGAGCCGCTTGAGTTGTTCCTCCTGCTACTAATCCTGTACTTCCTTTAGCAGCAGGAAGCAATACCACTTGTCTATTACCTAGCCGTGTATTACCTTCTATATACCTTTTACCTAGTGTAACTCCAAGTCCTACACTCTCTGCCCTTACTGCACCATTCCCAGTACCAAAATCATTGGCGTGGTCTAATGGATCATCTGCAAGAACATAATTACCCGCTGCAACAGAATCTGTTGTAAATGTTAAATGATCATCTGTTACTCTATCTGTTCTACGTAGTTGTAGGAGTTGTGGATGAGTGCTATCTAGGGTAGCATTGTACCCTCTCATCCCTGCTTCCTCTACTTCACCATTATGTCCACACATATTGGACTGGCCCATTAGAAGTATTCCATCCCTACCTTCACCTGTAGCTGCTGACCACTCACCTAGATCAGGTGTACTGTAGATAGTTGCACCCGATGTAAATGTCGGCATAGGATCTGCAGTGGTTTCCATGATCCTGTTAACAGTTATAGTATTACCCCCTGTAACAGTGGCTTCTACAATGGCATATACTGTAGTGTTTGTTGTTTGTTCTATTGTGAATATAGACCTTTCACCGTTAGGTGTTGCCAAGTACCCTGATTCCAAGGTTACAGAGAAAGGGCTTACTTGATCTGTTGTTGTATATTGGCTTCTATTTCTTATCATAACGTTACATTCTCAAAGCTTGCTACATATGCATCATATATTGTATTACTGAATGACCTTTGACTTGCAGCATTTGTGAATCTCAGTGTTGCATCTGATGTTGAAGTTGGATTAGCATACCCTACTCCTGTGAACCTGGTGGGCGCTGAAGAAATAGATGCGTTTATTGTCGTGGCTTCAGCACCTATATCTGTAATAGTATCTCCGTTCAGTCCACAAACTACGATAGGTACATCAGGGTATGTAACTCTATAGTTGGTTATGATAAGATCCAAGCCTGCCTCGAATCCTGCAGATGCTGCCAGGTCTGCATCTGTTACTCCCAGTGATATAATAATACCGGCTATTCTATTATCAGTATCAAGAGCTGTGAACTTAGCTGCATGAATCTCACTCTTTCCGAAATTGGTTCCTGCTGAATCAGCATAGTCACCTGCATTGATTGAAGAAGCTATATCTCCTGCAGGTATTAAGACTACCTTCCTTGCACCTGGAAACCTATAAAAGTAATTCTTTGCAAATGGTATCCCAAAACCTATACTATCTACAGGACCTATATTACCGGTCGTCTGGTTATGCGGCATAGGATCTTCTGCCACTCGTACTTGATCCACCACTAAAGCATCTGCAGTAGTTGCAGAGTGTGCTGCATTAATCACGAGATTGTTTTCACTAAGCATCAAGATATTAGAATCTGCATAGTCTAAACGAGTGTTCCACCCATTATTAGAGTACGTTGCTCCATTATATCCCACTGAGTTACCATCTCCTATGATAATGAATCCATCCATCCCACCTTCAGTTTGATCACTATATTTAGAAATAGGTAGGGCACTGTATATATTAACTGTTCCAGTTAATGTCGGTAATCCACCTCCACCATCTGTTGTGTACTCTATCGAGTCTACTGTCAACGTAGTACCTGTTGTTATGGTTGCAACAACATTAGCAAATGCCGCTTTGTTATCAGCATCTTCTATGATGAAGTAACCTTTCACATCATCTGTAGCTGCTACAGCTCCTGCTGAAAGTGCTATCGTAAAAGGCGATGTTGTTGAACTGGTAGTATATGAAGCCCTGTTAAATATTGTCGGCATTTTAATCCCCTTATCCTAATTCTTATAATGTAACGTTTTCTGCTGCAACTTCAAAAGATGTGTAGATAACATCTCCGAAGGATCTCAAGCCTGCACTATCCATTAATCTACTAGTCGCATCTAATCCATATCCAACAAGAGGTGTTGCAACAGCTAGGTTAGAAAACCTATTAGGAGCATCAAGAAGACTTGTATCGATTGTTGTAGCGTGTGCACCTATTGTGCTTACAGTGGTAGGATGCATAGTACACACCACTACTGTAGCATCTGGATATTGTGCTCTTTGACTTGTAATCATTGCATCGAACCCTGCTTCAAATCCTGCAGATGCTGCCAGGTCTGCATCTGTTATCCCTAATGATATAATAATACCTGTTATCCTATTTCCACTATTTAAGGCTAGGAATTCATCTGCTCTTGTTATTCCTCGCTCAGCATCTGTACTATAATTACTTGCATTAATAGAAGCTGTTGAACTAGCTAAAGGAATCAATACCGGTCTACGTGCAGCGGGGTAATGATTGAAGTAATTCTTTGCAAATGCCATTGCAAAACCTACACTATCTGCTCCTCCTAATGTAGTACCAGTTGAATGGTGATGAGGAAGCGGATCTTCTGCAGAGGTTATTTGATCTACGACCTCTGGATCATTAGAGGTTAGTGTATGACCCTCGTTGAAAATTACATCAATTTCCCTGTACATAAGGACGTTGTAATCTACGTAGTCAAGACTCTTATTCCATCCTGCAGTAGATTGTGCAGTACCATTTATACCTACTGCATTCTGATCACCTAGTAACAGTATCCCATCTTGCCCATCTTCCGCTGCTACTCCATACTTAGAGACAGGGAGGGAACTAAAGAGATTAACTGTTCCAGTTAATGTCGGTAATCCACCTCCACCGTCTGTTGTGAATTCAATAGAGTTCACTGTAAGGGTATTACCCCCTGTAACAGTTGCAACAACATTAGCAAATGCCGCTTTGTTATCAGCATCTTCTATGATGAAGTAACCTTTCACGCTATTAGGCGCTGCAGTGAAGCCTGTTCCCAATGATATAGTGAACGGTGATGTAACTTGTGCAGAGGTATAAAAAGCTCTGTTAAATATAGATGGCATATCGCCTATCCCCTTTAGTATCAATTAATAACTTTACTTCCAAACTTCTAACTTTATCCTTGGAGGTGTCACAGATTCAGAATATCCTACTACTACGCATTTACCTCCTCCACTGAAGCCGAACCTTGGATGATCTATATCAATAACATCACCTAGTTCAATGCTGAAAGGTGTTGCAAAAGCTTCTACATTGTAAACAGTACGGATTTCACTATTTAAAGATAATCTCCTGTTTGCTTCTGTACTAGCTTCTGTAGGATCTGTAAGAAGTGTCTGCACCAAGGGAGGCTCTGTAGCCAATAAGTGAGTTAATCCTGTGCTATCTGACACTCTCTTAGATTCTTGCCATTGGACACCTAGAGCCGTAACTTCATCCAATGTTGCACTACCTGCAATATCCGAAGGATTCATTACTGTGTAGTTTTTACTGTATCCAAGATTGATCTGCTTTTGAGGTAAGTATCTTTTCTTTATAGAGATTCCTCCTTCAACAATATCATCCTGTGTAATACTAAGAGTTGGACTTTCCAGTGTAGGATCTATTAGTACACCTAGTACAAGTTTACCGTTTCTACCAAATCCCCACCAACCCCCTATACTTCCTACTAAGCTATCCAGTATAGATGATACAGTGGCAACCTGGTCTATATAGGTTCCAACTTTCTGCGGGAACGCTGTCCTGAAGGATTGGAAACTTGGAATATCAATATCACTTGATGTTAATGATGTCCTAGTCGTTACTACTTCATAGATGATACTAGCTACGTCATCTATATAACTTCCACCTCCGCCGCCTAATCCTGCCTCTGGTTTTACACCTTCTACATCGCAAGTTATCTTCCCTGCAGGAGCATTTTGTAATTCGATATCGTTTATTGAACCGTTAACCCAGTCTGGTCCATTGTTCAATTGAATACCGCTGTCATACACCGCTGTAACTTCTTGCAGGTCTGTTGGGCATATTATGTAGTTAAGGTTGGTAGAGCTATATAGAGGTGGTGCTATATTAAGGACCCTCCCATATACTGTAGGTATAATCTTATTAGCATTAGGACCTGCAGGTATGTATTCCACCGACAAAGGCTTTTCAAGTTCAAGACCCTTATCTCCCACCTTAAGTACAAGGAAGTCTCTGCCTTTCGTTGTAAGCTCTAAGCTAGTACCTTCCATTATTATTTCAAACTTACTATATTCCCAACTAGGGTCTCCCAGTTTTAAAGTAACACCTCTACCATTCCAAGACCTATTTAACCAATCATCCCTTACTCCATCTAAGTTTTCTATAACAATGTCACCGAAACTTTGTGTCGTTTTCTTTTCTAAGGCTTCCGACATACTTCTTCTAAATAATGGAAAAGATGTGATTATATCTGGATAGTCAACATTGGGTTGTGGATCTGTAGGAGAGGTAATGAATCCTAGTGTTGACATTCTCTCTGTCAATTCTACTGTTCCACCCGTTATCATTGGACCAAACACTTCATCTGTTGTTATTAGATTATCTCCGAAGACTTCCTCTATGGAAACCCCTGCACCATCCACATATACAGCCTCTACAAGTAATACCCGCTGTGCATCTTCATCTGCTAACCAAGCTCTATATTCCTTTTGCTGCTGTGTTAGATTCCCTTCGATAAACCAGAGAAATGTATTAGCATCTATAAAACCTGCATCATTCGTTGCACGTATTATAACGTTATATCCAAAGTCAATAGTATCAGTGATTATTCCTGATATAACACCTGCTGAAGATATCGTTAATCCATCTGGCGCTGCAGTTCTGAACTCATAGTTAGAAGGTTCATTAGCAAAAGCAGATGTTACATCTATGGATATTACACCTCCTGATCTACTGTTTAAATCAGGAAGTATTACTCCTGATAAGGTCGGTGTCTTATCACCGTTAACCGTCCAACTGAATGTCAAAGATGTTGCACTTCCTAGTGAATTCTGTGCGCGTATTGAAATACCTGCGTGGGCTGCATATACTTGAGAAGATACTGTTCCGCTTATAACACCTGTTAAAGAGTTAAGCGCTAATCCTGCAGGTAGTGTTCCAGACTGTAGAATGAACAGTGTTGGATCATTACCAAAGTGAACTGATATATTCAGATTAACACCTGTATTGGGTACAGTGGATTGATCTGGTATCGCTGTAAGGACTACTGGAGAAGTTCCTATTGTCCAATTGAAAGCGTTACTCTCTGCTGAACCGTCTGTGTTAACACCTGTAATCTGTATGCTAGGGAACTGTGTAGCAGCTGCAGGAGTCGATCCTGAAGCCACCCCTGTTGCAGTGTCAAAAGTCACTCCTGTAGGAAATGATCCGCCTGAAAGAACGTAGCTTGTTGCACTCGTAAAGTATGAAGAGAAGTCTTCACTTACTGTCGCGCTTTGTCCACTAGTTATATTAGGTATCGTACCTGTTGTTGCTACTGGTGCAAAGACAGTCCAATTAAATGTTAAACTTGTTACATCTCCAAAACTGTTTATAGCTTTTATAGCTATTCCTGAATATAGTGTAGGGAATGTATCTGCTATAGTACCCGATAACAACCCTGTTGAACCATTAAATGTTAATCCTACAGGCAGGGGATTTCCTACGGATTGATAAGAAGTTGGAGACCTACTGAAATAGGGTACTACAGAGAAAGATACCACTTCTGCCGGAGAAACCTGTCTTCCAGGTATGCTTCCATTTAATACCGGAGGTTGTCCCACAACCCAATCAAACCCTGTTGCATTAACCGATCCTTCGCTATTAGTACCTGTTATAACAATACTAGGGTAGGTTACCGTCTCATTGACTAGTGTTCCTGATATAACCCCTGTACTTGTTGAAAGAATTAATCCAGAGGGGAGTCTACCATCATCTGAGTAAGATGATACACCCGTAAAGAAGGATGATACATCTAAAGTAGGGGATGTTAATGCCACATCTTCCTGATCTGGGATAGTTCCTGAGAAGATGGGAAGAGCTTTCTTAACATCCCAGTCAAAGGTCTCACCATCATTATTCCCTGTACTATTAGTAGCTCTTATCTGTATACCATTGAAAGATGAATCTGTTAAGTTTGATGCTGTAGTACCTGATGCCACCCCAGTAGAAGTATTTAATGTTATATTTGTCGGCAGTGCACCAGCTAGTACTGAGTAAGATGTAGCCCCTGTCCAGAATACTGAAAAGTCTACACTGATGACTTCCCCTGCAGAGCTTACTATGTCATTAAAGACTTGGTTTGCCTGCGGATTACCAGGTTGTTTTGTTCTCTCTGGAGCCCCTAACACTGTCCATGTAAACGGATCATGCAAAACAGTTCTAAGTGTTCCTCCGAATGTGTTGCTGAGTTGTATTACAATGTTCTCGTAAGTACCAACACCACTAGGCAGAGTTCCTCCAAAAGCTCCTGTAGAGCTGTTTAATGTCACTCCTAGCGGTAATGATCCTGAGTATAATGAATAAGTTTCCACGCCCTCAGAGAAACTTGCAATACTAGAACTAACTGCATCTCCAGTCTCTCCAACCTGATCCGGTATAGGGGACAATATAACAGGGGGTCCCTGTACAGTCCATGTAAAGGCCTGGAACATCAACCCACCTGCAGGATTGGTAGGTCTTAATGTAATACCACTATGTATCCCTGCTTCACCTGTGATTGTCCCGTTAATATACCAAGGATTATTAGGTGTACTTGGAATAATTGTCAATCCATCAGGCAACGTTCCTGCTACTATATCAACAGATGTTAGGTTAAAAGGGTCTGTAGGGATGATAATATTAACAGTATCGCCAAGAGCATTCGATTGGTCTCCCAGGGGAGGGAGTATTGAACTTGGAGCTGGTATACGATAGTGTTCTATTTTAAACGCGTTGGATCTCTCTCCTAATATAGAGGGGAAGGCAAATAGTTTAAACTGTGATCCAAATACCCCTTCTGCAGCTGGAACCCCTGATATGACACCCGCTGCAGATAATGTAAGTCCCTCAGGAAGGGGGTTTAGGTAATATCCGTATCCTGATATAGTACCTGTGAATTCCGTAGAGATATCTATATTTTGTGGTACATCACTTATATATTGAATATCTGCAATATTACCAGTGAACCTAGGGGTTGACGGTAAGTATTTACTTATGGTAAATAAATTACTCTGAGTAATACCATCGGAATTTACTGCAGCTATACTAAACTGTGTACCAAGTGTTCCTACCCCGTCTGGAGTCCCTGTTATAACCCCTGTACTTTGGTTTATCACCATACCAGGTGGTATTACATTTACAAAGAAATTGTAATTAACTGCAGGTGGTGAACTAGTACTGAAATAAGTAGACACATCCACATTTATAGAATTATTATCAGTCATCTCTATATCTGGAATAGTACCTATGAAAATTGGTGCTGCCATTACTACGTCCCCCTTTATGAATTAGTAGGGGCTCTTTCAGCCCCTGTTGTATTACTTATAATGAACTGATACCGTCACTTCCTCCTTGAGTAACAATACCACCTCCACCTCCTTGAGCAATCTCTACGAAGCTTCTCATAACTTTAATGAGTTCATTATTTTGTGCTTGAAGTGCAGCTGTTGAAGTATCCCTAGCTTCAACCTCTTCTGCTTGCAAGGCGTAATATTGATCATAATATGCCTGTGCATTAGAAGTGTACTCATCTATTGCAACGATAGTACGATCTGTGTTAAAGGAATCTATTCCAGATTGCTCTATGAAGATATCCCTCATGTTCTGCTCTGTAGAATCTGACTGGGCTTCTAAATGTGCTCTGAGATCCTCTAAGGTTTGTATCGTCTCCCCGGTTAAGATGTTAGACTGTGTTTGCAACTCTATAAGAGTTTCTTGATATCCTGCTAAATCTGTATCTAAGCTTTCACCAAGTGTTGCTGCAGTCTCATTCAGATAACTCAATTGCTCTAGAGTTAATAACCTTAATGCCTCAAGTGCATCCAAGTTTGCCTGTTCAGCAACTTCCATTTGAATAGCTAATTGATCAGAGGTAAATCCATCTTGTAAAACACTAACCAAGTCTAATATTGATGCATCTATCTCTGCTAAGTTCTCATTAGCTTGATCCAATGCAGATACAACAGCTTCATCTCCTACAGATAATAATTCAGGAGCTTGCATTCCTGCTGCTATCTCAGCTACACCTGATACAGATGCCTTGACCAAGTTAAAGATGGATGTATAATCATCCGAACTTGCAAAGAATGCTCGAGCTTCTTCTAAATACCCTTGTGAAGCCTCTGCAAGCCTTCCTGCAGCGTCTGCATCACCACCTTGAGCTGCGGCTAAGGTGGATTCAAACGTTGCCTGTGAAGCAGCTAATCGCTCCTCAGGGGTAAGTATTGAAACACTACTTAAGTCTAAACCTCCTAGGAAGTCATTCAACGACTGAGAAGCTTCGTTCCATGCTTCAAACAACAACATGGTTGAATCGAATGCTTCTTGGAATACAGCATTCTGAGCTGCAGCCTGTTCAGCAGCTAATGCTTCTGTAACTGCAATCTGCGCAGAAACCCTATCTTCATAAAGATCTGCAAGATCTTGCTCTTGATCCAGTCTTGTGCTATGAGCCTCTTCAAGTGCAATCATATTAACTGAATGAAGATCTTCAATAGCTGACTTCTGTGCGCTATAGTTTTTCATTATAGCGTCGTGCGTATCATCTATCAGATCTATCTGCTCTTGTGTACTAAGAGTAAACATGTTAAACATCTGTAGAAGAAGTGAATCCAGTTCAGAAGCTCTGGCAGCTGCTACATCAAAGTTTGGAGCAGATTCTTCAAGGGATTGTATCTCTTTTGCAATAGTGGATAGAACATTGCCAACTTTATCTCGTAGCTGTTGCGCGATATCTATTTGACTCTGAGTCTCTTCTATAGACTCTGCAATAGCTTGAGATTGTATTGTAAAAGCATCTCTTACAGCATCGGCGTAATTCTTTGCAAGGCCTGTTAAAATCTCCACATCCCCTGCTGTTGAAGCCAGTTCAAGGGATGCCCTAACATATGCAAGTGATGCCACTTCAACGCCTATAATAGACTCTTCAACAGAATCATTCGCTGATCCAAGCTTGTCAATATCTTTTGTAAGGATATCTATTAAATCCGTATACGGTTGGATAACCTCTGTTACCATTTTCTCGAATTCTTCCACAACCTTATTCAAGTCCGAAAGGGCATTACCTGCTTCTACCCACTGCACTACTTGTTCAGGTGATAGAAAGTCCTTGAAAACTTCAAATACATCAACAAACTCTTGAAGAGTACCGCCATCGAAACCTTCACCTAATATACTATGAGCTATCCCACGGCCTATGTCATCCATTTCCATAAGCATAATATCTCTTAGATTTCCTGCACTTACTCCAAGTAAACCCTCTAGGCCTACCACTTCTGTTGCGAACTTCTCCACCTGTGCCAGGAATGCATCCAATCCTCCTGCAGCCTCTAAAGCTCTCTGAGTGAAAGTTACAAAGTAGTCCCTTGCAGTGGTTTCACTTCCTAGTTCCTCTGTGAACCTTGCTACAACATCTATTCCTAAAGCTAGAAGAGCATTTTCAAAAACAACTGTCTCTTGAACAACCCTGGAAAGAGTCTCAAATAGAGCCTCTCCAACCCTTTGGAATTCCAACATAGATGGAAGTACGTGCTCTACCATACTGTCTCCCATTGCTGAGAACAGGTTTTCAAAGTCTTTTTGTATCTCCTCTGTACTTCTACCTTTTGTCTGTATTCTCTGGAATGGTATTAAGAAAGAATCTAATGAATCAGCTGTTGATACTCCTAAGATATCCACTGCAGTCATTACAGTACTTCCTATAGATCTTACAACATTGGTAAGGTTGTTTCTTATATCTGAACTAAGTCCTGCCAGGTGAGTCTCTACCCATTCATCGTCTGAACCGAACCATCCTCCATCTTCTTCAAACTGAATAATCTGAAATGTGGCTGCATTGATTCCATCTCTTAACGATTCAAAAGATTGAGTTGCAATTTGTATACCTGCAGATATTACATCGGCATCTATACCTCCTCCAAATAATCCATCTATTAAGCCTCCTAGAAGATTATCTCCGAAGTCAATAAAAGCTCCTGATATATCATCAAAAATCCCCCCAAAAGTATCTCCGAATATAGACCCTACCGTATTAGATAAGAAGTCTCCAACGTCATTGGTAGCATCCGTGAGGAAGTCTTTAATCCCTTGTCCTGGGCCGTCACTACCTGTTATATCTAAATCTTCAAAGCTCAGGTCACCTGTTGCAATAGATTTTACAATACCTACTACAAGTCCTGCTATATTATTATTAAGCTTTTGAAGCTCACGATGTATCAAGTGGAGCTGTGCATTCTGTTCATGATCTGCTTCTTCTATAAGCTTAAAAGCTTTGTTTATGGAATCAGAAGCATCATCTGGTGATCCTAGTACACCACCTGTAATAGGTTTTGTTGTATCTAATGCAGCCTGTGTCGCTGATCCTGAACTACTACCACCTCCACCTTTCACTGATATACCTAATGAAGCCATTGTTCCAATCATAGCTGCAATACGTGCAAAGGCTGTATAGGGATCTCCTAGACCCTGGGTAGCTATAGCTGCTACAGCTTGGGCGGCTGCTGCTAGGTTAGATGCAATAGTGAATGCTCTAGCTGCTTCACTGCCTTCTTCAAAACCTGAAGACATTGCAGAAGCTACTTGGCTTAATTGTCCAAGCCTGTTAACGGTATTAGCTGAATCTAATTCACCTTGTTCTATCTTCAAGAGACTTAATCTCTTTGTAGCCTCTTCATTACCTTCGTCTGATAGCTTTTGAGCTTTATTAATAAGGTCTTGATTATGTATGGATTTCTCTGAGAATGTCTTCTGCTGAGAGGCAAGGGTTTGCAATTCTTTTATTGCTCCTCCGAACCCTCCTGCCATATTCTCACCTAACTTAGACCATGAATCAGACAATGTATCAGTGGACTCTATCGCCTTATCCATCTGCGTTAGGAATTCTTCATCTTCTTTCCTAGCGTCCCTCTGAGCTTTTATCGCTATTGCCTGTTCATTTAACTTATCCGTAAGCTCTTGATGGAGTATAATCCTCTTACCATCTTCCTCTGATAGTAACTGAGTTATTATCAACCCCTCTGTCTGACCTTCAAGTAAAGCTTTTTGGGCTTTTATTCTAGCCTGCATTGCTTTTATCGTAGACTTATCTTTTTCTATATTAGCAGCCTTTGCATTAGCTACCTTTCGCGCATTTAAAGCGTCCACTTCCTTCTTGATAGCTTTTGTTTGAGCATCTGTAAGGGTTGTAGTCTCCTTCAGCTGTTTTACAGCTGCTGCAAACCTATCCTCAACAGGTGTTAGGGATTTAGTTAATGCTTTGTATTTAGCTATTAGAGAATTAACAGCTGCCTGTTGGTCGTCAAAGTACTTCTTAGCATCCGTTCCTGTAGTAAGAGTATTCACAGCGTCAGTGTATATGGTTACACGATCCTTAGCAATTTGTAACTGATTACTGAGATTTGTAAACTCGTCACTACCGGCTTCATTTATATCACGAAGCCTTTTCATAGCTTCTGTTATAGATGTAACATCCTCTTCTGCACCTTCCAGATGCTTTGAAGCAGCTTGTAGACCTATAGAGAAATCTGTCATAGAGCTATCTTCAAACTCTGTCATTAACTTGAAAGCTGTATTGAAAATATTCGCTGCATCTGTGACATCTTCTACAGGAGCTTTAATCTTATTCATAGCTTCTGCATAGATTTCAGCAGAGTTTGTTATAGTGGCATTAGTTCTGTCTGCACGATTAACAAGTTCATCCACCAAAGCCCATGCAGTCCCTACTGAGGCTATGAACCCTAAGACGGCAGGTGCAGATGTTCCTAGTATTGTTGCAGTAAATGCTAAAGCGCCTCCAAGCTCTACAAGTGAGCCTGCTAATCCGGTTACAGATGGAGCTATTGCCTTTGCTACCATAAGGCTAACTATTACATCTAAGTTATCTGCAGCTAGTTGTAGCAGTGGGTGTAGAGGTTCTAAAGCATCTACTAATGTATTGAAAGCTCCCACTATTGATGGCAGTGCTTTCAGTAAACTTATCAAACCATCCCCTATAAGTCTAAAGGCGGCTCCTATGTTACTAGCAAATTCAAGAGCTTCTTCTGACCCTATGAACTCCCCAAATGCCTGAACCACATCTTTAAGTGCTTCACCGAATCCACCTTTAGTTATAGCATCTGCAAATTGTGTGACTCTAGTTTCAGCTCTTGCAAAATTAGCTGAAAGTGTATTAACTGACTTAGATGTGGCAGGAAGTTCGAATCTTAATTGCGCTATGAACTTAGGCATGAAATCTTCAGATATCACTTGCCCCAGTTCAAGCATTTTACTTAATTCTGCAGTAGTGGTTCCTGTAGCTCTAGCAGCTATTTGGAACGCACCTGGTAATACCTCTCCTAACTGACCACGAAGTTCTTCTGCTGAAACTTTACCCTTACTAAGGATCTGGTTTACAGCTGTCATAGCTCTATTAACTTCCGAGGTGGTTAGGCTTAATGCCCTACCTGCTTCTGAAATCCCTATGAAAATATCTCTAGTCTGCTCACCCTCTAGGGATGTATTCTTTGTCGCTGCTGCTAAGCTGGTGTAATCTTTCGCTGAACTTTTTAAGCTCAGACCTAATCTCAAGGACTCATCTGTTATGAACTTAAATTCTTCAGCTATGTTACTGTCTCCGAATACAACTCCCATAGATGCTCTTATTGAATCAAGGGATGTAGCTATGTTTATTAGTCCTCTAGCGACAGCTGCTGCACCTATTGCGGCCATTGCTGTACGCATTAATTTCCAACCCTTAGAGGTTTCTTTAAGCTTCTTAGTCTGCTTCTCTAACCCTGTATTCGTCTTTTCTATAGTTCTTGTAACTTTACGATTAGATCCTGCTGCAGCATCTAATGCTTTATCATAGAGTTCTGTTGCTTGTGTAGCCTTTGAAACTTTAGTATGTATACTCTCAAGGCTTACAGCAGTTCTGTCTACAGAACTTGCGAAGCCTCTTTGCTTCTTTACAGCATTTCCCATAGCCTTTGATGTAAGGCCTATAACTTTGTTTAATTTTCTATTTTGGGTTTCTAGTTTCTCGGCAGCTTTTACAATATCTTCAAGATTTTTAATATAATCAGCAGAGGCTTTTTTTGCGTCTTTGGTTTCTAATCCAACGCTAACCGATATATCGGACATATACTTCTCCATAGGAGTATATAAAAAGAAAGCCAGCTGGTGGCTGGCATGTCACCTATATCATCTACTAGCTAAGTAGATTACCCTGTAGGTGCTTGGGGAAAAACGCTCCCCGAAGGACTAGGGGTATTTTGTTGTCCGTTCTTTGCAGTCTTCTGCTGCATCTTTTCAGACTTTAATTTTAAGAACTCCATATCTGCAGCTCTAACAACTCTTGTAAAATGCTTTATACCTGTCATAGGTTTAAACACTTCGTAGTAACTTACCATTTCTGTTATCGGTATGGGCTGTGGGAGTCCACCAGACATCCCTACAGCCACTTCTCTTTGATCTGAAAGCCAGTTGTAGCCTACTAATATATTTGCAACAGTTGCATCTATCTGTGGCCTATTCTCATCAGCTTTCTGTGTACCAATCATACCTGGTCGGCAGTAGAAATCCTGCCACTGTATTACTTTTTTACAAGGTCTTCATCATCCTGCACTTGGTCTTCCATGAAGCGCTCTTGATCTGTTGCAAATTCTAGAAGCATCTCTGCAAGCACTTGGAACCGCTTATCTGTAAAGATTTCAATTGATTTTGCTTTAGAGAAGATGAGTTCTTCATCATCTAGTGCCACTCCTTCCCAATCCAATACACAGGTAGCAGCTAGGCATTCTAGCATGATCTTTACATCCTTTTCTGTGTTGCGCTTTTCTTTCTGTCGCTTGCTACTTCCGTAGGCCTGATTCTCAAGGCGCTTATAAGTGTCTTTCCAGGCACTATTATTAACGTGTGCAATAAGAAATCTCATATCTGAAACCTCTGTCCATACACCGTTCTCTTTAGCGTCTAAGTCTTGTGCGAATTCATTAAGTGACATTGTATATTCCCCTATACATTATTTGGCTATATGCCATTGTGCTACGTTGTGTAGCTATGAGTGTATCCCCTTATTCTACCTTTTCCCCTAAGGGAAGAGATACCTGTGAAGGGGAGGACACAAGTACCTCTGTAAGCCCCCTACAGTCATCTGTAAGGGCCTTTCTACCTATACCCCTACCTACCCTACTGGGTAAGTATTAAAGGGGCTTACACGGGCTTACAGGCCCTTGTATTATACTGCTACGTCAGTTTCATCTAATGGTAGACGATCTATTTGGAACATAGAGTCTGTAGTTGCATCTCGCAATCCTCTCCAACTTCCGTCCAATACAACATCCGTATCAGAACCTGATACAGCTAATGTCATACTCTCGTACTTAACGTTAGGGAAGGTGAATACATACGCATTACCTGCAGCATCCTCTGCTCTCATTGATAACGAGAAGGCTGTACTGTTGATGAACTTGTTGTACTCTGTTAAATCCTCGAAGTATACAGAGATAGACCCTGATACTTCAAACCGACCTACACCAATACCTACAGCAGCTAGGCTACCGATAGCATTCTGTGCACGGAGGTTGTTGTTAACCTCTACAGACATTGAAAGGATTGAAGCTGTTGAAGCTGATCCATCAATTAATACATTGTTCAAGTTAGTTACAGAGTTCAATACTGAACCTGTTGCAGCAGCCACATCTGTCTGCCCTGAAATTATTGAACCACTGATTTCTGCACTTAATCCCATAAAGTCAAATGATCCTCCTAGGATAGATCCTACTTCAAAGTTCAAGTTCATACCATTAACATTCATACCTCGGAAGTTCTGGTAAGTAGGTGCTGTGGTATCGTTGAATCTCTTCTGGACAGTGAATGACTTTTGGACGATATCATTACGTATCATTTGACCAGTGATTACAACAGATGCTGCATCTACTTCATCGGCACCTGGAACAGGTAGTACTGTTACTGAACCTGCAGCTGCAACTGTGACTTTGTAAAATCCGTTATTGGATGCTGTTGTAGCATTTGTAACTTTAAGCCACTGATCTACCACTACATTACTGAACCCGTTTCCTGAATCTACGATAGTTCCTGAAGCGTTACTGAATGTGATGGTTGCAGCGTTAATTGCTACTGCAGTACTAAAGTCTGAAAATAAAGCTGCTTCAATTAGGTCATCATATGCATCGAATGACAATTCAATGTCAACTCCACCTGATGATGTTTGACCTACGTTTACAAGGTCAGTTGTTTGACGATCATCACGGATCTCTTCAGATACGATGGTATCGATATTGAATCCAATACTCTCACCCGTGTACCGGATAGGAGTTAATGCTGGACTTGTAGGGGTAGTACCCTGTGTTACTTCTAAAATTCGGTATAGACCTGTTCGGTTAGCACCTGCGAAGCTCATGGAAATTCCTCTTATATTTTAATGATTGACATGCATGTGTCATTATTATCCCATTAAGGGAGTAATTCTATTCATCCCTGAAAAAAGGGATACGTACTGCGTATTGATACCACACAGGATCTGCGCCCTGTCTGTTTGCAACACCTATGTGTTTAACTGTAGCAGCATATAATGTTATTACACTCCCTGTATCTCCTGTAACCACTACTTGTTTATTCTCAAATATATTTACTGCAGCTTCTGCCATATCCAGTAGATCACCTGTCCCTGAATCAAGTTTATCGTAAACATCTATTACTAGTATTCCATTCCTTCTTACAACCGCTCCAACCGCTATAGCTACATTCGTGTTTGGTAACCAATGCACATCTATTGATGACCATTTCTGGTCTATAGGTGGATCGAATACAGCGTTTGAATATCTAATGAAATCAGGTGTGGTGGAGGTATGTGTCCACTCTGCTCTGAATTTGGTTTCAAGAGCCTGCCGTACTGTGTTATAACTCATTACAGCTCCTTGTTAGCTCTTGCTATGCCAAGTAAAGCGCCTTCCAGTATAGTGGTTAAACCGTCAATGTCATTTACATAGGGGACACTATTGGACCATACAATTTCGTCACCCACCTTAAACTTTGGTATCTCCATTGCAATCTTCTTAGCTGCCTCTACTGATATCTGCCTGTCATTCGGGTAGTGTAATTTTGAAACCTCTATGTTGAAGTCTTCGAAGGTTAAATCATCCTTCCTAACACTATCTACAGCGGGTAAGAAGTTTGCAGCATGCAGTCCTGTATCTACCTTTGCTGAATCTACTAAAGCCTCTGCAATGATAAAGGAAGCTTCCTCCATCTTATCCAGTACTTGACCTTTAACCTTCTTCTTAGCAGCTTTCAATTGTTGCCTTAACGTTGCCATTAGGTACCTCTCATTTCAATAGTCCAGATACTCCCACCTGGTGGTTGATATACATTTAAGATATGGAACTTCTCAGTTCCAATTTCAATCCTATCATCCTTAGTGGGGTTGAAATCTATCCTAGTTGAAGGGAATACAAGCCTTGCTTCATTAACATCGATCTTATTCCCATCTAACTCACGATCTCTATTCTGATACCGTATAGCTTCAAATGTGGATGTAACCTCTGTAGGTGTCGATTTACCAGTTGCAGGATCATACGTCCCTTTACTAGTTACTCTAATATATGTTACTAAGGTTTGTAATCCATCTTCTGTAGACTTACCTACTACATCAAATGCTACTTCCACTGCATTATTTATAATCGTATTTAATCCCATACATCACCTATGCTCTTGTCAGGGTTGTAAAGCTTCCTACCCCTGACCCTGTGACGTAAAAACCTATCATACGTATGACAGTGAAGTTGTTTCTAGTTAGAGCATCATGACGATCAAACTTAACCGTCACAGGACCTGTCGTTACCTGTGAAACGCCTGTGTTATCTTTTTCAGCCCACCTATCTTCTTGTAATAAAGATAGAGCTAATTCTGCTGTAGCATGCTGTAGGAATGCTGGTATAACTGTTGATCTAAGTTCTATTCCGTCAGGGTTGAAAACCCCTGTACGAGGCCAACTAAGCACCTGTGCACTACTGACCCTAGAACCTTTCCAAGCCATAGCATCAAGTTCTCGAGTTGCCATAACTAACGCACCACTTTTATCGTTATCACTGGCATCATCCCACTTAACCGAGTATAGCCTTGTAGTCATGTACCTGTCGGCTTCTTGCAAGGTGATATAACTGCTGTAGAGATCTAGGGTTGTTATTACACCTATCTCTTCAATTATAGTCTCTGTGAGTCCAGTATCGATAACAGCCAGATAAATATCATAAGTGGTTAAAGGTACTAAGAGTGGTACAACCTCTGAGTATATCCTTCCTGCAACACTCGCTGTTAAACTGGATGCATGGATAGGTGTGCTTCCTGCAGCTCCTGTACCTGCTAAAACCTCTGTAGATGTAGGGGCTGTACTTCCACCCGCTAACACAACAAACCTATAGCTTCCTGTATCCTGTATTGTAAAGGTAAGAGATATCGTATCTGAACCAGCCCTTACCATGTTAAATTTTGTCATTAAGTATATTCCCTCTGAAGATTATACAACACTGATATTGTCATAGGTGGTTAGATATTTAAAATTAACAGACTGTTATGTAAAAAGAGGGGTACCATGGTACCCCTCTTTACATACTTAACTGGATCTTACGTCTAAAAGATGCTCCAAGATCCTATCAAGCTTGTCTTCCATTTTACTAAGATTTGCAGCTACTGTACTTTCTAGCTTTTCAATAGCATTCTCTGTTGTATCAATCTTTTGAAGTACAAGATCAAACTTAGATTCATGCTCTATCGATTTAGTCTGAAGAGTATTCACTTTAACCTCTAATCGCTGTGTGATTGAAGCGTGTGACTTTTTCAGGTTCCAGTACTGCGTGGCTAAAAAACCTAGTGTTGCGACAAGCAAACTGCCCACGCCTATGATTAATGTTACTACTGCTGATTCCATGTTGTTCCCGTTAGCTGCTGGGTTATATTACTATGCAGGCTATTAGCCTACTCTTTAGAGACTACCGTGCACATCCTGTAAGTAGCCCGTCCTACACTGATCAGATAGCTATTAAGTCGTATTATCTGATCTAGATGTTTCTAGCCAAGATGTCCCGTTATATCTCAGGGAGAGCGTGTCATTCACTGACGTCAGAGAGAAGTCTCCTGCAAGAGCTAAATTCCCTGTACCGTCCTTAGCTACTATAGTCCTAGCCTCTGCAGCTGCTGTAAGTACCAATGCATCTCCTATAGACCCTCCATTTATTGTATCCAAGTCATCTGTTGCAGCATCAGCTTCTGTATCAATTGTATGATATCCCTTTGTTGCTGTAACTACACCTGTTGCAATAGTAAGCTCCGTAGGAGTTCCCAATGAAAAACTTCCTGTCACTTGGAGTTGTGTAGCTGTTATGTCTTTATTAGTAAGAGTCTGCGTTGCATCTTCTAAAACCACAGTTCCAGAGGCATCTGGAACAGTTAGTACTACATCGGTTCCTGTTGTAATACCACTTAATTCAAACTGAGTTGTTTTAGTTTCATCGGTATTATCTATCAGCTTGAAGGCGGTATCTATAAAATCTGTACCTACGGCTGCGGTGCCGCCTGCAAATATAGAAGGGATGCTTCCCCTTAAATCTTCATTCTGCAGTAGTGTCCATGTGCCTGAGGCTTGAGTTTGATGCCTGTAAGTTAACCTTGCAATCAAAAACCCTGTTCCTCTGTACGCATCTGGTATATTGTAATTAGTGGTTTTATCATTATCTGCTATAGCTGCATTATCACTATTATAACTACCGCTAGGTAAGTTGATGATCAACTTACAATCTGTAGCGTCTTCAGAAACAATACCCCAAAGGACAAGGTTGAATCTAGAGGATGCCATTGAGGACCCTGTACTATCTGTTAACAAGGTATTTAGATCTGTAGCCTTTATATAAGGGGTTGTATTATCATTTACCACGTACACGCTATCTGAAACTGATGTATCAAAACTTGGGAATGTGTGAGCGTGTAATTGCAGTGCCGTTCCTGAAGAAGTTGCTATATTTACATTATCTGCTGATCCACCATTAGTGGTAATAGAGGGTGTGAGGACTATCCCTGTTTCCCATGTAGCATGTTGATTTCTTATCCAGGTATTAATGTGTGATACGTGACCCATTGAGCCTGTGTCAGATAAATTGTCCGACCACTTATGGCATTTATAACAACCATCTGTTTGTAATGAAGCTGCACTCTGTACAACTATCGTTGCTACTGGTACTATTTGAACCCCTGTTGGAAAGCCAGATGTATTCGCTGTTAGTACTCCTGTTGATTTAGGAATAAAAACATAATTTAAAGTAGGAGCTGTATCAGTACCTGCTGTAAGTGTTACAGTCGCTGCAGGAGTCGAATCAAAGGTTGTGAATAGTGCATCAAAGAATAAAGAAAGATCGCCACCCCCGTTTTTCTCTATAGATAATGTGACTACAGTTCCGTTACTGGTAACTGTTACACTTGTATTTTCTAAAACTGCTCCGTTGAATATCTTTATTACATCTGCTGTATTACTGGACTTATCTATATGTACTTCTATTATACCTGCTGTAGCATGGACAGTGCTTACTGTTCCTACGGAAATAATAAAGTTAGGGCTCGAGGGTGCAGTTGCTGTAATAGCTCCATCTGTGGTATCTAAATACAGAACCTGTCCTGCTGAGTAAGACGATGTATTAACATCTCTTACTGATCCAATTCGTGTTACTATTCCTACCGTAGTATCTTCAACGTCATGAGTGGCTATGCCTACAGTGGGTACAGATGTGGCTGCTGTATTTGAATTGGCCAGGGCTACCGTAGGTACTCCACCACTTTCCCCATTTATGTAAACTACTGAACCGTTGGTTATTGTAGCCCCTGTGCTATTCAGAGCCCTGAACCAAACTTCTTGTCCAACTTGAAGAGTAACATCTGGTTCATCATTGTAGACAGCTAAGCACTTGTTAATGTTATCATAGAACATTAACCCTTCAGAATGTGCAGGGGCTGCTGCCACTCCTAATTGGACGTCCCCATCCTTTAATGTAACTCCATCAATGGATATACCATTAGCAGGCGTATTCTCTGCAAGAGTATCTACTGTTGCAGTACCTGTTACCGTTAATCCCCCATTAACTTTTGCATCTGTTGTACTTACTTGGAGTGCTGTAGCATCCCCTGTACCATCCTCTACATTCTTTAATGATGCAGTTACACCACCTTCCACATGCAGGAGATTACCATATGTAGCAGCAGGGGTGCGACTTGTTAAGTCTGTCATTCTAAATCACCTTTATTATTGAACATTTTCCCATGTACGGGTTTCTAGATCCCAACTATTAATATTCGTATTTAACCAACTACGAAGTATTAACCCTCCTATAGCGATTTGTACTAGTCCCACTCCTAATCCTATCATGGTACCTCCTTAGTATAAGGCCACTAGATTAGTAGCTGAAGTGTTTGTCGTATACACTCTACTCACCCTTAGAGGTAGTATAGTCCCTGCAACTGCGCCTGAAAAAGTTATATTGCTTCCAACCCCTACCATATCTACTGTAATGGTTCCACTACCTCCTACATAGATTGCGCGTGTAGGGGTTGTAAGGTCTGTACCATCGCTGGTTGTAATTGCTTCGCTATTTAGTGCAGGAGCTTCAAGACTGTTAGATTCAAATTGGTAAGATGTTGGATTCGTCATGTACGCCTCTCTCGATGCCCAGTGATGGGCTTAAATTATTACTTAGATCCTGTAGTTTTCTTAACTACAACTTTCTTATCTGTGGTAGTAGTTTTCTTTACAGCCTCTGCCTCTTTCTTAGCTGCTGCTGCTATTTTCTTTGCAGTCTCTGCTTTAGCTGCTTTACGTTCAGCCTCTTGAGCCTTGTCTTCTGCAATCTTTCTATCTGATAAGATTTTAGCTGCTTTCTGTGCATCAGTCTTCATCTTAGCTTCACGTTCTCTTCGAAGTTTGGCTTCGTCTTCAATTTCTGCATCTGTCTTCTGCTTTGGAATAGATAGTAATTTATCCCCAAACACTTCATTGACAATTGCAATGTCGCTAGGATTTGCAATAACATTACAAGATACTAATGAACTAGCAGACATTTCAGATTCTATAATACCGTTAGCATTAATGTATTTAATTCTTCCAAGGTGTTCTATACTACCTACAATGCGTTTCTCATCTTTAGTAAGAACTGCACCAGATTGTACAAAACAGATACCATTTGGATATTTAAACATGTATGTTCACCTTTTAAAATAAAGCCCCTAGTTAAAGGGGCTTAACATCTCAGACTTAAGCAGAGATTTCGATAATTTCGATAGGGGTAGTTGCACCACTTGCAATTGCGTATAACGCTGAAGTGGTCTCAAGTGTAATCAATTGTGCAGAGGCTGGTGCCAAAGCGAAGCCATTGGCTGACGTTGCTGGATTTGCGCCTGCTATGAAAATAGTTTGAGTTGCGTGAGTGTTCTTCAATGTTACAGAAGCACGAGTATCATTCGCAGCTAGTAGTAATGAAGATGTTGCACCAATATCGACTGTAGAGCAAGACAGTGTACTTGCTCCTTGTAAGATATGGATGTCTGGGTATGCACTTACTGGATTAGCCATAATTCTTTATTCTCCTGAATATATAATCACAGGGGCGTTAGCCCCTATGTAGTTATTGATTTTATTGAGTCTTAATGACACAACCACCAATGTTCTTAGAATCCGAAGCAACTTGATCCCAGTTAGTACCGGTAATCAATGCAGCGTTATTCGGGTTAGCCAAACCGTTAGCAATATCCCAAGAGAATCCCTTAAGACCTAGGGTGTATGCGTACTCACCTTGGTAACGGATAGACAAGTTAGGTAAACCTGTTTGAAGTTGTGAAACGATGTTACGCTCTTCACTTTCTTCAACAGTAATTGCACCTGTCATTAGAGCTAAACAACTGTACTCGTCAGGAGTAGGGGTAGTGTTGATTAATCCGGCAACGTCAGAAACGATTACAGGACGACCCAAAGATGCAATAGTACCTTGGTGGATAGTTACAGAGGCTACATCAACAATCTTGTCTGCAATAGACTGATTCATTAGATCGTAGTACTGCTTAGAGTGCATTACGAATGCTTTAACATTCTTACCTTGATCTCCAAACTTAGCCATACCTTGAACAAGGTTAGCATGGTTCAATGTACCGGCAGTACCGTCTACAAGGTGAACCTGTTGGAAGGCTGCATTGGCTGCAGGAAGTGCACTGTTCACGTAGTCACCTACGATTGCACGGCCCCACTGCTCACCCAAGATGAAAGACATCTCTTCAGGATCTCGTGAGATTTTCTTGAATGAATCAAGAGTCTGTAGAACAGGCCCAATTCGTCTGTCAAGTTTCACTTTAATGTGGTCATCGTGACCCATGACTGCATCCGTAACAGGAGTCTGCTGTGCAGCACTGTTAGCTTGCGAATCACGGTGGTTAATCAAAGAAGAAATCTCAGTGAAGAAAGACTCCTGATCATAATTACCACGATGGTTTTTTGTGTTAAGGATGATGGTTCCACCAGACGCTGCATTAAAAACGTCAGTATCTTGCATCAATACTTCAGTTGCACCGGAGTGGAACTGCTCTTGGTAAATCTTAAAATCACCTGCTACACCTGTAGGCATAATCTGTTTTCCTTTATTTTACTATAGTGTTGGGAGTATTCCCGTTAAGTTTAAGGGGCCTAAACCCCTTGGGTTGCTCTCCATCACACCTCAGGCAATCTGGAGTATAGCGTGTAGAGCTTAAGCCATGAGAGCGAAATACTTCTCTTGTCCATGCTCTTTTACATAGTCTGATTTCTGTTTGACAGTCATCTTTGATCGTTGAAGGTCTGCAGTTCCCTTAGGGAGTGCATCACCGATGTTACCCTTAGCACCTCCACCTCCTACACCTGAGGAGCCGAACCAAGTACCGTATCGTTCATCTTCTTTATATTCTTCAACTAGTTGTGGGATAGTCATGAATTCACCACTTGCACCATACATACGCGGGTTACCGTCTCGCATGATGCGCGCCTTGAAATCATCACCCTCTGGTACGACCTGGATATGCTTTGAAAGTACATCCTGTGCCAAATAAGGTTGAGCCCCTGCTTCTACTAATGCAGAAGTAAGCTGTGCATCGATTAAGTTCTTCTTCAGTGCGTGATCCTTACGATCTAATAAGGCTTTCATATCCTTACGCTCTACTTCAAAACCCTGTAACATTTCATCTCGACGGTACTCCCATCGCTCTTCATGCGACATCTCTTGCTGACGAAGCTTTTCGGCTTCTGCCATCTGTGCATCAAACTTTTCAAAATCGTACCGGTTATTAATATCATCTAGGGCTGTCTTAGCGGTACGCTTTTCTTCAATAAGCTCTTGATTTTTATTCAGCAACCCTTCAACACCTTTGTCGTAGTCAGCTTTGAATTGGTCTTTATATCGCAACTCTGCTGCAGCTTCAACGGCTTTCTGGAACTCTTCTGAATTCTTATCAATCTCTTTATCTGACATTTTTAATTCCTCTGGAATAGTGGTCGTCGGCTTCTGCCAACTAGTGTGTGGACTGGATGTCCTAATGTCACTTACGTGACTTTTCTCTTAGCTGTGGAAGAGTTAACTCCCTTCCTGCAACTGTTGTAAACTTATCAAGCTTAATCTTCCCTGAAAGGAAGAGCGCTGCTTTTCCCTTGCCAAGGATATCCTCAACCTGTTCTCTAGGTAAGCTCCTAAGGAACTCTGAGTAAGATTGTGGAACCTTTGCACCTTGTACGTAGGGTACAATGATTGATCTGCAATTATGATGGGCAGGAGGAGTTGGACCTTCTCCTACTCTATACACCTTATTACTCCTTCCCATACATACTGGGGTAGTGCGGTTATCTAATACACTAATCCATCTGTACTTATTAATGCCTCGCTGTTTCCAAGTCCACAATTTAGCTCTGCTAATGTAACCTTGTATTACAGTACGAGTAATGCTATCCACATGTCTAATGGTGGAAGCAAAGCTGCCGTCTGCAAAGCGTCTTGTACGTGTACCTCGTACTCGCCTTGCAATCGTTGTAATATTTTCATTATCTGCAACCCCTGTACGTATTTGAGAAGCTGTTTGACTCTTAACAGAAGATCGTAGATCCATCATATGCCTTCTATAAGATTTACCTAATATTAAAGAAGCTAATATGACAGGCACAACCTTATCTATCTTCTCTCCTGCTATAGGTTCCTGAACCCCAGTTATAGGCACGAGGTTATTATCCTCTTTCTCTATAACAAGTTCAGATAAATCCTTGTACTCTCTGAGACTAAGGGTTTCAATCTTTTTGAAAGCGGCATCCACTAGGTTATTTATCCGCTTAATACGGTTACTAACATCTTTGTTAGAATTACTATCCATCCTCAGGATGACATCGTAAATATCTTCTCTAAGCTTATTCAATATAGGAAGGACACCTTTTATATGCCCCGCCTTCATGCGTTCATAACCTATTGCATCAAGTATCGCTTGGGGTACCAGACTCTGTGGCATCTTCTTCTCCTGGTACAGGAGTTATTGCTTCAGGTTCCATACCTGGTGCAGGTCCTTCCTCTTCAATCTCATCCATCACATCTTCATTGGTTTTAAGCTCTGAGATGATTTCTCCACCACGTAAGTTGTTCAACAGAACACTATGGGAGATTGCACCTGATTGCCATGCTGTAATCAACGCAAGTACATCTTGGTGAGATAAACGTGTTGCATAAAAGTCTTTGTTTAACCGGTACCGAATGTCTCCACTAGACCCTATCCAATCTGCTAACCATGTAAATAGTTTCTCGAATGCATCTGATATATTATCAGCAACACAGGCAAGCTGGGAGGCTTCTCCTGAGCGTCTTAGATGTACACTCTCTGCAGCTTCACTTCCTTTAGAAGTAGCATCTTGTATGATCCTAGCCCCTAGGCCTACCATCTCTTGCTCTTTCATGTCCATAGCTGTTTTAATTAATGGGCGATCTGCTTTAGACTCGAGTAAACCTACTGTGGCTTGGTCTGGAAGTAACCATGTGACACTACTACCTATTGTAAGGTTACCCTTATTCTCTTCTATGAAGTTCTTATCAAGGCCTGTGATATATGATGTAGGTTGTCCAATCATAAACACAGATTGTTCAAAGTCTGCTGAGTTACGGTAATGGGCTAGATTAAGTTGCGCCAAGTCGTAAAAAGGGGGTGTGTTAGGCTTAGGGCTGAATGTCTCACTACCTATGAATATGAAAGGTATGTAATGAAGAGGCTTACCACCTATCTGTGTAGGTTTGTGCTTCTCGAATGAGTTGTACACCCTATATTCTTCGCCTTTATCATCAAGCGCTGTACCGGCTTTATATCGCTCCTGTACATACTCTCCTGATTCATCAAGGTACATCTTTAGGTATACACGATCTTCATCACGTATATCGCCTTGCTGGATACCATCAATTATACCCTCTTCAACGATAACAAAGGATAGTACCGTTTTAGCACCTATACGAACTGTACCCCAGTTCAGTATGGTCTCTGGAGAAAATGCTGCAAAATGTCCCTGTATATTATTTTCGCGTTCATCTGCAAGGGTCACGATACCCTCGCTACTTGGAAAATCTACCATTACTCCGCATCTGCCTTGTGGTATTACATCCCTTGCAACTTGCTTAGCAAACTGTGTTAATGTATTACCTTGACCATCTGCGTCTTCTCTTATATATTCAATACCACTTGGAACTGTTACCTCCGCTTCCTTTCTGAAAATGGCTCCCTGATATCCTTCAAGTGTCCTGGCAGTAGCGTTATAAAACACTGCCCTTGTCTGGTAAGCTTTATAACGATCATCTGTATAATCCGAAGGTTTCGGTAAGTACGTCTCACCTCTTAGATCGATGTCTCTCTTCCCTGCTAGGACATCTCTTATCATTAACCAGCGTGATTGGTACGTTGTGTAATATGGGTGTTCTAGCTCACCGCTTTGTAATGTTGCCATGTGATGTCCTGTTAGTAACTATGATCCAGTGTAAGGACTGTTACCTCACGCTTAATTATTGAAAATTCTTGAGAAACGATGTAACGAATACTATCCACTTGATGGTCAAGTCCTGAAGTTTTATCAGGTTCACTTGTACCCTGTTTATAGAGGAGTCCATCCAAGCTCTTTATCACCTGTTTACATCTAGGGTGTATTAATAACCTCCTATCTCCATCTGCATTTAACAACAGAGCATTTACATCGTTTACACTATCTACAACTAACGGGGCTTTTCTAGGAGCTTCCAACCCGAACTTGAAACTCTTGATGATAGTGAAATCTGTCTGTCCTACTTCAGCCTTAGTGGATCTGCTTTTACCACTAGGGTCTGGGTAGGTTGTAATACTTCTTCCAGGATACTTATCCTTTATAGATTGGCATAACAACCTAGTATTTGCATTTGGTATACTGAATTCATCAAATATGTGTAACGAGTCACCCTTCTTAACTGCAAGTGTTGCACTCATAGGGTTCACGTTGAAATCGATTCCGCAAAGTATTGTAGAACCATCATCAAAGACTTCATCAGTTACACTTTCTGTAGGACTGAAGTTATAAAAGACTCGCCCTTGGACGGCCTCGAAGCTTGCAAGGAATTCCTGCTTGAACTTAGTCTCAGTCATTACACGCTTTGCAGAGGCTATCTCTGCAAGAGGTACATTACCACCTTCTGCTGTTGTAAAGACCCAGCTTTTCCAATCTGGTTCTGACAAACCCCTTAGGTACAATTGGTATATAGTATTCTCACCCATACCCTTAGGTGTACCGATATACAGCCCTTCACCCATGGCATTACCAAGGGCAGGACGTATTACAACATCGATTACATCTATATCAATATCCTGTACTTCATCGAATACTGTGAAGTTAAGATCATCTCCACGAAGGGAATCACCATCTTCACAACCTTTTAATGAAATGAGGCTTTCAAAATCTTTAATTAAGATGCTTAAATCTTGTTCATTCTTCTCTGCAATGGCCTCTCTAGGTATTGCATCCTTTAGCATCCTCCACATGATCCTCTTAGCCATTTTATATGTTGGAGCAAGGTACCACACTTCTTGTTTATCTTTAACCTGTGCAGCTCTTATAAGCTCATTCACAGCTAGTACAGTATTATGTGTTGTTACAAAAGACCTACCTGCTAGGTATAGGTGGGATTCACTATCCACGGTTATACAACAGACCTCTTCAACATATGGCAGTAATTCACATCCTGTAATGAAACGTCTTAACGACTGCTTTCCGCGAGGTTTGAAACTTATATTGTATCTTGAAGATTTGCGTTGCAACCTGAATACATTCATCGTCGTTGCAAAACTGATCCTGTAATATGTTACACCATTTATAACTTTCGGGTGTATAGGCGCTTTCATACCTAAGCTACATAGAAGACTAGCTACATCCTTTATCAGTATCTCACTTGCAAAAGTAATCTCACACTTGTTAGTGCCGTCCTTCACAATACTACCATCAGTATCCATAATACCTTGCAGTAGCGCTATGCGTTGCTCTATGGTTGCAAAAAGATACTCTTCGGGTATGTACTTGGTAAACTTTCTTTTATCATTACGTACAAAACCTGCATCGTATAGACAGTTAATGAAAACACCTTTCTCTGAGCCAACTATAGCGTAAGTGGTTGCCTTTCCTGCATTCTGATGGTTAACAGGTCTTAGTCTAAAACCTTGTGCCAAGAAACTACTCACAATCTCTGAATCCATCGTAGTTATCTGTGCACTGTAACTATGTCCATCTCCTAACCAACAACCTAATAAGTAAGGGTCTAGGGGTAAAATCCTTTCTTTGTTACTCACTGCACTTGAAAGGGATATGGAATGGTTGGTCTCGGGCTTTGTGTTACTAATCCCACCATACACTAAACTGTCTGCTATTTCCCGCGTGGTCTTAGTGGAACCCTCTCTGTCACGTCTCCTATCTAATTTGGTCTGTGTGAACCACTGATGATCTCCGCAAGCTTTAAAAGTGACACCATCTGAGAATGTTACTAAATAATAATCATCTGGTATGAAACTGCCCGTGTGAGATGTAACAGTACACTCTTTACCTTTCTCATCGAACACCTTATCAAAAATGCGCAAGTCACCTATCGTGATAAAACCTTTCGGTGTTGGTATTGGGGTATCTATATGAAGGGCTTTTCCAAATCTTCTTGCGCATACAGCTGTTCTGAAACGAGAATCATCATAGTATACAGCCTCCTGTGCACGTGTTAATCCTGTTATACTATCCCACTGACCATTAGCCTTTAAGATATCATTAGGGGTCATGTGGGGATGAGTAATATCTGTAATGATCCGCTTCTTCTTTGGAAGCAATATTCTACTCATCTTCTTCAGTCCATTCAGTGTCAGAATTATCTTCTAAGGCTGAAGGTTCCTCTTCAAAAGTACCCTTTTCTATATTAGCCTCTAAAGTGGCCTCTGCAGAACTTCTTCCTGGTATATAAGTTAATACTTTAGTAGCCTTCTCTTCAGTATCTATGAAGTCTACCGGCTTAAAGGATGGAGATGTTGCATGTAGAAGTGTTGTTGCTGCACTAGCCATTGTATGGACAGCGATAGGCTGTGTATGGCCTAACTCTTGAAACCTATTCATGGCTATTAATGCAAGTGTCTTGGCGGGATCAAAACCTAATTCGTTACACGTCTTAGTCGCATTAACACGATTCTCTCGTTTACTCTTAGGTTTAGGTTTGGTTCTGTATGTACGCATTTGAGCCATCTTGTCACTTATAACTCTGGCTTCATCTTCCTCAACTTCTTCAATAGTTAAAGGCTCAGCCTCAAATTCATCGGTCATAATATCCTCTAGATATCGAATGTTGTGGGAAGAGATTATTTAAAGTTGCGTGACAAGTATGGACATGGATTTATCGTCACTGGGGGTCATGTTTGTAGAGATCCTGTTGGTAACCTTGTACCTATCCCCTATTACCCCGCCCTGTAGTTGCGCTTGAGTTTGAACACCTGTAAGATCCACATCAACGAGTGTTAGACCGTTAACTTCATCTCCGTTAACAACTAGAACTCCTTCTATTAGCCATACACTGGTTGATATTGTTTCCCCAGACTGAAGTGTGTAATTAAATCCATACCACACTGTTGAGTCTATATCTTTTGGGCTTACGGTAGGTATCGTCGTACCGTCATGAACTACTGTTGTTGCCATTAGTAATATTCCTTAATCTGGAATGACATTTACAATCCTGTTAGGAAGTAGAACGTCTATTATTCTATTCGGTAAAGACACTTCAACCCTCCTACCATCTTGTAGTATAACTGCTATCCCATTTGAAACAGTTACATTAAGCTCTGTAAGAACAAGAGCATCAGTTGTTGCACTGATCGACGTATTCGCCTGTACTACCGCTGCTAACTCTGTTAGAATCAACGCGTCTGTTGTGGCGTTAATAACAACACCAACAGTAACTGTTGCATTCAATTCAGTTATAGTCAAAGCATGTGTAGTAGCTGCCAGACTGGTGTCGAAGCTAGTATTTGCATTTAACTCTGTAAGTACTAGTGCTTCAGTAGTGGCTTCTATACCTGTACTCGCATTAACAACAGCTGCTTGCTCTGTTAATGCTAATGCATCTACAGTAGATTCTAATATAACACTTGCATTGACTATTGCATTTTGTTCAGCTAAGATTAAAGAATCAGTAGTTGACTCTATAAACACACTAGCATTTACAGTTGCATTTTGTTCAGTTAAACTTAAAGAATCAGTTGTAGCTGCTATAGCAGTGTCTGCACCAGTGGTAATTGTTGCATTCTGCTCTGTTAGAACTAGACCGTCTACTGCAGCATCTATACTGATGCTTGCATTAACAACAGCATTTTGTTCTGTTAATACTAATGAATCCGTGGTTGCAGTAATTGCAGTAGTTGCATTAACAGTAGCTGCTTGCTCTGTTAATGCTAATGCATCTGTAGTTGCATCAATGCTAATGCTTGCATTAACATTAGCATTTTGCTCTGTAAGTGCCAATGCATCTGTAGTTGCATTTATTTGAACATCTTGACCGGTTATTACTGATGCATTCTGCTCCGTTAGGACAAGGGAATCAGTTGTAGCATCTATACTGATGCTTGCATTAACAACAGCATTGAACTCTGTTAATACTAATGAATCAGTAGTTGCATCTATACCTGTACTCGCATTAACAGTAGCTGCTTGCTCTGTTAATGCCAATGCATCTGTCGTTGCAGTTACACTAGTATCTGTAATTACTGTAGCATTCTGCTCTGTTAGGACTAGAGCGGCCACAGAGGCTTGTATCTCTGTACCTATACCTATCGTAGCATTTTGCTCTGTAAGTGCTAGCGCATCTGTAGTGGAGGTTATTCCAGTACTTGCATTAACATTAGCATTCTGCTCTGTTAATGCTAATGCATCTGTAGTTGCATCTACATTGGTACTCGCATTAACAACAGCGGCTTGCTCTGTTAGTGTTAATGCATCTGTAGTTGCAGCTATTTCAATACTTGCATTAACAACTGCATTCTGTTCTGTTAATACTAATGCACCTGTCGTTGCATCAATGTTAATACTTGCATTGACCGTGGCATTTAACTCTGTCAGTATTAATGAATCGGTCGTTGAATCAATGTTAGTGCTTGCATTAACAACAGCATTCTGCTCTGTTAATGCTAATGCATCTGTAGTTGCGTCGATACCCAAATCTGCAATAACAGTAGCATTTAATTCAGTTATAATTAGTGAATCTGTTGTAGCTGGTACATTGATATCTAATGTAATTATTGCATTCTGTTCTGTTAGTGCTAATGCATCTGTCGTTGCATCTATGCCTGTACTTGCATTAACAGTGGCATTCTGCTCTGTTAATGCCAATGCATCGACTGAACTGGATATCGATATATCTGCAGAGACCGTTGCGTTTTGCTCTGTAAGAGTAAGGGCATCAGTCGATGCAGATATTGTAACTCCTGCAACTTCCTCTTTAACCTCTACTGCAAAGTTTCTACAGGTGTTGTTCTGAGAAAGGGTTGCTGTAGGTGTCTGGTCTCCTGCTATAAGATAATCTGCAGTTCCGTGATCACCACCATAGTTATGAGAAAATACATCTAACTGTGTATGGCCTGCCTCTGGTGTTATTGTAGCTCCCAGAGAAGTCCAGAAATGGATAGTAGCACTTGTAGGCGCAGATGAAAAATTTAACGACAGGTTACCTGATGTAGTCGCATACTCAGATGCCTGTACTTGCTGTGTGAAGGTGTTTGCTATAGTACCTGAGGTGTCTACTCCAGTGACCTCTACGAAGAGGGCTCCCATTGCAACACCAGTTGCATGATCTACATCAATTGTACCTAGTGTAGGAGATGCTCCTGCGTGAGCAGCGTACAGGGAAGTAGCTCTACTAGATGATACAACTGTTGTACCTACCTGCGTCCAAGCAGTCCCTCCATCATGCCCCACAATAGTGTCTGGTGCTGAACTCGAAACAGTAATCTGTACAAGACACATTAAAAGAGAGTTAGCAGCAGGGATGAACGAGTTAGAGGATATGGTATTCGTGTTGGCGTTTCTTCCACCAGATCCCCTGGCATCTACTACTACAGCCATTTAGAGCCTCCCGTATGCTTCTATATCATCTGCATAGTATATTAGTAGTTCAGACTTTCTATAGTCAACTGGATAGAGTTTAGTTACTGCGTGCATGTGCTCCAAGGTACCTGGTAATCTACCTACACTGTGAGTACCCCACCTAGCATTTAACTCTTCAAATTTGAACGCCCTGTTAGGTATAAGAACGTCATTATATGTAGCTTGCGTTATCTGGGGTTGCCAATGCTCATCTGAACTCATTACATCTACACTCAACACATGGTCAATAAAAGCTTCCCATGCTTCTTGAAGCGGTTTCGTCTCATGCTTCGTGCCTGTGCCTAGTATGGTGGATGGCATTATGGTTTCGTACTTTGTACCTTCCACTGTCAATTGCATGAACCATGAAAATGCTGACTGCAACCTTACTAAAGGTTGCCTTAAAAACATTACACGGTTTTCAATAACAGCCGCTTCAGAAGGAGTAATCTCTACTGCTCCATTTGCAAAGGCAGCGAATTGGATAGACTGGGATGCAACTTTAGGGAACACAGCTATGCATGTATCTTGTTTAAGTTGTAGGTATGACACTGATCACCTCTAGGATTGTGTTTGTAATCTCTTCAAGATCTTGCAAATCTGTTCTGAAGTGTAAGTCAGCAGTCACAGGAATATCATAAGGGGAGTCTATACCTGTAAAATCAGGTATTAACCCTTGCCTAGCTTTCTTATAAAGTCCCTTAGGATCTCTAGCTTCTGCTTCTTTTAAAGGGCAATCTACATAGACTTCAATATAGTTAAGACACGCCTGTTCATGTATCCTCCTAACCTGCTCCCTATCTTTAACAAGGGGACTGATGAAGGTGGCCAGTACAATGCATCCACTGTCATTAAACAGCTTAGCTATCTCACCTGATCTTCTTATATTCTCTGTCCTATCTAACTCTGTGAACCCTAGGTCTGAATTTATCCCATCTCTAAGTATGTCACCATCTAAACAGTAATGCTTAATCCCTTTAAGTTCACGGGAGACTGCGTTTGCAATGGTACTTTTACCACTCCCAGATAAACCCGTGAACCAAAGAGTAATGCCCATTACGCTAGTGTGAATACGCCTGATGCATTCCAAGAGATAGTTACATCGCCTGATACTAGTGATACCGGACCTGCCATGTCTATGAATGCTACTGCTTCATCAGTAGCAGAAGTATCGTTATAGATAATTGCCTGAAATGCATTCGTGAAACCTGCACCATTTTGTGTCCAAGCTGCATCTGATGTGAAGTCAAAGGTTACTGTTCCTGCTGCCTCTGTTAATGTTTTAGTCGGTGTCTCTCCACCTGCTGTGTAGCCTGTTCCAGTTACTTGTGTATAATCCGCAAGTATGGGTGTAAGATCCCCTGCTGCTGCGGTTACTGCGTTAGTGATAAGCGCTACCTTAAACACGTGTGTATCAAAATCGTGTGCACCGTTAAGCATTGCTAATTTTGCTTCATCGAATACTACTAAATCGCCTGCGGCCATGTTATATTACCTTTAATATTGAGTTGGTTCGTTACGAACCATGAGGGGGATGTGATAGAGAGGGTTCTCCATCGGGAGTTTTAAACATTAAAACGTTGTAGGTTGGGCTATAGCCCTTACAGCCTTCATAAAACCAACCTGTAAATCTGTTGTAGCTGTAGCTGCCCACCTTTGATCTAAGTCTTCATTGGATTGTAACCGTAACATGAGTTCACCTACTTCAGAGGCTTTAAGCTTAACCTCATTCATCAAGTCAATCTCTTCTTGTGAAAGGTCTCTGTAGCCTGTTATCTTCTTATGCTGGTTATCCATGGATGTATCTCTTAGGTGGGGAGTAGATGCAGGAAAACCCACACATCGTGGGTATACTGCTTTGAATGGGTGGTAACCTCTTCAGGAGAGAGTTGAAGGGTTACCTGTGTAACTAGGTTACACGGTCTCTGAGGTAGCGAACTTCAGATTCGAGAGAGGGTTGACATAACATTTCCGCTCTAATTGCGTGGTGTAAGAGGTCAACCGCATATGAATAGCTCCCGACACTTGAGAATCGACCCGTAGGTCAAGATAGGTAGTGGGCAACCTCCTACGGATTTACAAGGCCTAGTAAGATATCCTTGGCGTGACATCATCACGTCTTACATCAACTGTGCCGCTATAAAAGGCAGGGAGTTGGTGAACTATGACTGCAAGATTTTAGCTTCTTCGATAGGCTTATGCAGTACTCTTACTATCACATATTATGTACCGTGTGATGCGGTAACCTCTTCCTACCATTAGTAGGTGAGCGTACATTAAACGCCGTTTGTTAACAGGAACGTTTACATATCAGTGTGTCTTATCGTTTGCACGTGAAAGACCTGAAACGTTTAAATTTGGTGGGACCAGGAGGATTCGAACCACCGACCTGCTGATCTTCAATCAGCCACTCTAACCATCTGAGTTACAGTCCCTTTGTATGGAGCGGGTAAGGAGATTCGAACTCCTGCGAAGAGGGTGGAAGCCACTTACTCTGACCTGACTGAGCTATACCCGCATAATTGGTGGATGCAGTGAGGTGGAAGCCTCTGCTGATCAAGCATTCCAACCCTTATAGGGGTTGCTGCATCCTTTGTATGGTGCACCCACAGAGAATTGAACTCTGATTGTCGGCTTGAAAAGCCGATGTCCTGACCGTTAGACGATAGGTGCTTGGTAGTCCTAGGTTGATTCGAACAACCGACCTCACCTTTATCAGAGGTGGGCTCTACCAACTGAGCTACAGGACTTCAATATGACTTATGGAGTACGTGAAGGGAATTGAACCCCCGTAAGAGGATTTGCAATCCCCCGCCTAGCCATTCGGCAACACGTACTTAATATAATGGAGATGGGTTAGGGATTCGAACCCTAGGAGCTATGTTGCCATAGCTCGACGGTTTTCAAAACCGCTGCAATAAACCAGACTCTGCCAACCCACCATTGTATGGCGGAAGAGGAAGGATTTGAACCTTCGGGCCATCCTGTAGACGACCGGTACCTTAGCAGGGCACTGCATTAAACCACTCTGCCACTCTTCCAAATACACTTCTTTAGTGTTTGTTTGGTAGGGGTGGCTGGATTCGAACCAAGCGACCAATCGGTTAAAAGCCGACTGCTCTAAACCGCTGAGCTACACCCCCGTTATACTGTTACTCCGTTTATCGGAGGATATCGAATCTTTCATTATCTTATTCCTATTATGTACACCGTACAGCACGATGTCAACTATTAAATTGTGTATTGAAACTCTTCATTCACATACTGATGAATGGCCTGTTCCTTTGTAAGGTTGTACCTTTCTTTGCAGCGCTCTTTAAAATCTACAAGTCTTATCTGCTTCTCTTCTGGAGTTAAATCATCCCAGGCTTCATTAGCTGCTTTTAACAGTTCTGCCGTTGTCATTTTAACTCCTCTTATGGTGGTCCAGGGTAGAGTTGAACTACCGACCCTCCAATTATGAGTTGGGCGCTCTACCATTGAGCTACTGGACCTTTGTATGGTGTGACGACTTGGAGTCGAACCAAGGCAAGCCAGATTCACAGTCTGGGTCTCTACCAACCGAGATCCCGCCACTTTATTATGGAGCACCAGAAGGGATTTGAACCCCTGCTCTACAAATTATGAGCTTGCTGCATTAGACCGCTATGCTACTCGTGCTTTATCTGGAGCCTACGACAGGAATCGAACCCGTGGCATCTTCCTTACAAGGGAAGCGCTCTACCAGCTGAGCTACATAGGCTGAATCGTTGGTAGCTGCTACCTACCGTATACATACTCGCGCTTATTGCAGGCCTGTACAGGCGCTTCGTAGGTCCTATTACATGTTTAGAGACAGGCTGAACTCAGTACCGGTCTATTACATCGGAAGGACTGCTTGTCATCTAACTTATCGCTAGGACATTCCCTTCATCTCGCCTACACCTTTTGAGTGTTACGTACGCAGCATCGCAGATTTTCTGCTGTCGATATAATTTGGCTAGGGAGGTACGACTTGAACGTACAATCGTCACAGTCAAAGTGTGATGCTTCACCAATTAAGCTACTCCCTATGAATTCTTTACCTTGTACAGGACCCGAACCTACAGCACCCCTTCTTGCAAGTGGACCCTCATAGAGGGCTGTGTTTCCGAAATATTGCACCAACAAGGTGATTTAGTAGCGGGTCCCAGACTCGAACTGGGGATCTCCGGCTTATGAGGCCGACGAGATGACCAACTTCTCCAACCCGCTATTGTAGCTATAGCATACGCCAATCTTTACGCATGTCAATACTTAATATGGACAACCTGGCAGGATTTGAACCTACGTCCAAGGGAAACCCCTATGATTAGCTTTCCAACGCATCAGGTTGTTTATATGGTCTCCGTAGATGGACTCGAACCACCGACCCCTCCGTCCCAAGCGGAGTGCTCTAAACCAGACTGAGCTACACAGAGTTATTACTAATAAAATGGCTGGCAATTTAGGATTCGAACCTAACTCATTCTCGGTTAACAGCCGAGTGCATTCACCTAGAATGCTAATCGCCAAACTGTACTCTTATGGAATCCCTAATGTAATGGTAAGGGGTGAGTGTAACCTTTTGCATACCAGGGTTGACTATTCCCTGTGGAGTTGTATCGCCGTGACAGTGGAGGTTTCGAACCACTTTTCTGCCTATAGCTTCGTGCCAGCTCTTACCTGGCCCCATGTAGTCGTATGCAAATTCTTTATCCATACCGTTTAATGGTATGTGGACCTTCTGCAGCGTGCAACTGGTAATGCTTAGCCTTCAAGTCTTCAATAGCTTCATCTTCAGTCCTGCCAAGCCCTATCTCAGGTGTTCCTGTTAAGTCACAAAAGTCTGCACAATATATCTCCCCTCTTCGAGAGATAAAGATGTTCATTTTTTAACCTTTTTCTTCTTCTTTCGCTTCTTATCTGTAGAAGGGTATTGGGTCATCAGTCTTCTCCTTCTGCGGCTTCAAAGATTATCTCTAAATCTTCTAAGGATATCATACCCTCTTCAGATCCTTTAGCAGCCTTTTTAGCCTTAGCTTCCGCCTTTTTAAGTTTGGCTTCGTATTTAAGACGATCAGTCTTAGCCTTCTTACGATCGACAGTGAAAGTCTTTATAGGCCCTCCACTGTATACATCTCCTGAAATGGCCATCTTCACGGCCAATCTTACATCTAGTGGTACTTTCAGTGCCTTCATGGTATTAAGCGAGGTTAGGGCTAAGTCACCTCCGGTACCTATTGCATAAGGCTTAGGTAATGGCAGGTAGTGCACATCGGCACCGCTAAAGGCAAATGCTTCTCCAGACTCTTTATCTATACCTATAAGTTGATAGCACGACTCTTCAGTGTAGTTTGCAAAGTTAGGCTTATCTTCAGGAACTCGTCCTCCTGTAAGCCAGCTTATCACAGCGTTAGCTTGTGATGCGCAACCTGCAATACCTACAAAGCAGTCTCCTAAATCGTAAATCTTCTTCACACCGTAGTGAGGTGTACAACCACCTACCGTCATTTGTGAATCGGATGCAATAGTATCCCCAGCTATAACTATCGTAGTCATACGTCTTCCTCATAAGCTTTTATGATAGCTTTAACGATTCCGCTACGTACAACATCAGATGATGTGAACTCTATTAGTTCTATTCCATCAATGTTCTTTAAGCGTTTAGAGGCATCTATGAGTCCAGAACTACCTCCTCCAAACCGTTGACGTGTGTCACCGTTTAGGATCATTTTACTATACTTGCCGATACGTGTAAGTATAATGTAGAATTCCATAGGGCTCAGATGTTCAATCTCATCGGCTATGATGATTGAATTATCGTACGTTGAACCCTGTATCGTACTAATATCCACAAATTCAATGTTACCATTTCTCTCTTGAGATGCAAGCCACCCTTTAGTATAGTGACTTGATATCATCGACCTTATGTGTTTTACATAAGGGCTTAATTTCTCTTCTTCAGTTCCTGGAAGAAATCCTAGTCCTTTACCAAGCTGGTTTGTAGGTATTGTTACAACAACCTTCCTGAAGTCCCCTCGCTGCATAAGCTCACAGGCCCTTAATGTGGCCATGTAGGACTTTCCTACTCCAGCGCATCCTTTAGCTATGATGACTGTACCGCTGTTTATAGCGTCTAAATATTCAGCTCCTACTTGTGTAAGGGCTTGTACCGGTTCAGGTGTTTGACTCACAAACTTGTCCTTAACTACCTTGGCTAGTTTATCTTTCTTTTTCAGTTGAGACATTGTTAGCTCCTAAAGGAGAGAATGCGGGGAATAAGATATTTACCCCCACTCCGTATATATATACTATAGTATGATCCGTGATCTGTCAACACTTTATTTACTGACTCCTGTGTAGCCCTTACAGTGCGGGGTCTTGTGTAGATATTGAACCTTCTTGCACTATATGCTTAACAATCTCCTCTAATGATGTCAGCCCCCCTGGAGGCTCATCCATCACAACGTCTGATGCCTCGTTCCTATACCCAATAGGATTAGGGCTATTAAAAGCATACTGTATACCTGTATCCCAGTGCGGGTCCCTACAGTGCTTACAGAGTTCTTCAAAATCTTCTGTATGTTTGTTCTTAACAGTTAACTCCGTTGGTGTTAATACCTCATTACATCCCATACATCTGCTCATTCAAAGGGGTCTCCAATATGTTTAAGTTTATAATTCTCTAACAGCACCATTATCTCTGTAGGTATACTATATCGGTCTACAATACTACACCGATCTGTATACTTCAAGGTGTATTCAGATGTAAGCTTCATTTTAGGCCTAACAGGCCATTCACATGCTTGATATCCATCCTCCACAGTAGATATACACCGTATAGACTTCTCGTTTAACTTCGTTACAAGAGCGTACTTAAGAGCTGCACACCTTCCAAGGTTATAGGCCTGTATTACAAGGTCCCCCACCTCTATCGCCATACCTCTAAGGTCTCTATGTATAACCTCTATCATATACCATATCTCTTAAGTATGTAAAATTATTCAACCCTATAAACTCCCACTCTTCAATCTCTGCAGGGCTCAAAGGTATGTGGGTTCCATTATCCATTATAATAATATCCTTAAGCTCCATTGAGTTTATCTGACTAAGCTCAGATACTACACTACTTATCCAACCCAAGTCAACAGTCTTTTTAGTAGTCAATTCCTCTCCTCCCAGTAATCTTCAATTGAATCAGTATACACTACAGCTTCATTAATGACAAACGAGTTATCATGAATAGTTACCATCTCTCCATTACACACTGGACACTTAGGTCCAGGAAGTATCTGCTCTACTGAGAACTCCTCTTCACAAAGATCACACTTTGCCACTCTATCATCTATCATTCCTTAATCCCCGCTCTGTCATAGTTCTTACCTATCTCACTAAGGTATTTCTCCTTCCAATAAGTTATTTCAAGATCCCTGTAATCCCAAGCTTCCTCTGCAGAAGACATAATACCTTCTGGACCAAATATCTCGGACTGGTTCCACCATGTCTTGAAATCACTGATCATCGGTACCTCCTCCTAGTTCCATAAGGATTGCACGTATCTCTGTGAATACCTCCTCAGGGAGACTTACCTCTTCCCCTCGGTAACCCATCACCTTTGAAAGAACATCCTTCAGGGTTTGATTATCACCCTGTAGGGCCTTAATCTGTGCCAACTGTGCCATATGCTGTTTCACATTACCTCCTTACCAAATTAATGGTGTATTTAATATAATAATAAGTGTTGACATTTTCCGATTACTATGTTACCCTCTACTAACTAATAGATTATATAGTACTTTAACCTTAGTGTCAATGATTTATTTAATCTTTCTTTTGTAATATACATCGCTTCACTCTTACGAGCGAAGCGAGTAAGGGTGTAGGGATGTATATTATTTTCTTTGTCTTTTATGATGGGTATGCTACGTAGTAGGATACACAGAGTAAAAGATTGTATACTGTACTATGTAGTGCCGGAAGGCACTGTATATGTATACATGTAATCCTTTACAAGCAAAGACTCTCAGGTGTACATTTCCCAGCTACAGACTGTACCTCACTGAAGCTTAACAGCTTTTCACCATTCAAACCTTCATAGTACAAATCTACTAACATATTTATTCTTCCACCGAGATCTTCTTCGTTAACACACTCTAGCTGTCCATCCTTACCCTCTACAACAGCTAAACGACCTCTCTTCGATACCTTACCAGGGGTAAGCTTACCAACCCCCTCCCAGGCATCTGAGCCCTTACGTTTCACAGCTGATAGCTTAAAAGCGAATCCGAGTGTATCTCGATTACATCCGTTCAACAGTGCACCTCCCGATCCAAAACATGTATTGTCTAAAGCCCATCCACTTGCTACGACATTCTTGATTAGAATAGGCAATGTGCCTCCGTCTGTCAATATGGACATCCCATCACCTTGGATAGTGGTAATGTGAGGAGGTAACTTCTTAAAACCTCGAGTGTTCACAGTGATCTCATTAGGAATGCACTCTTCAATCCAATTCATTACATCGATCACCTTAGAGGTGGCATCACCGGAATCAGGTCGTAGTACAATAGTCTTACCTTGCTTCTTGATGATTTCAATCAAGTCTGCACACCCCTTGAAGAAGACTTCCTTTACAAAGTTCTCATCATCATAAGAGTCGATAACCATTGCCAATCCCCATCCAGGGATAGTACCTTCTGCAAGTGTACCATCAATGTTACCATTGATAAACTTTTCAAGTAAGCCTCGTACAAACGGTAACTCCTTATCAGCATCCACCAAGGTCATCACAGAGTGGGCAGTTGCACAGATTGTAGCCCCATACACCTTGGTCGTTTCATAGTCAATCTGTACCTGTCTAACAGCCTTTGTATTATCCGTACCCATGAAGTGTACAAGGTGTCCTTGACCGAGTATGCCAGCAACCTCAAGTGACTGACAAGCTCTCATTCCAAAATCATTCAGCATGAAGGGGAGCTTATCATCGTTATCGCACGAAGCCATCATCCCATACATGATAGCATGCTTAGCTGCCCAGCTTTGAGTTGATACAGAACATGGTGCCCATGCATTCAAGAAATAATCTTCAAAAAGACCAACTAACCATGAATACTTAGGGTCGGTGTTAGTGATTTGCAGCATAGGAATCCCTGTACGCATCACTGTACCCTCTTCAATGACTTGGATATGCAATGGTAGGGTACCATCTGGATAGTCCACCAGCAGCTCCCTGAAGCCTTGTACGTGTGCAGGCATTCCGTAGGACTTAAAGAAGGTTTCATCCTCTGGTGTCATTTCAAAGTCAACACTCCCCTCTAATTCCTGAATTAGCTTTTGGAATCCAAAGACTGCAGCTACTGCATCTTTTACTCGAGCTTCCATATAGCATGTTGCATATTCAATATCTTCATAGCCCATTAAATAGTGACTACCGATGTAACCATCCCAACTGTATAAATTAATACCTTTACCCATCCCTATTCTCCTATTAAATAATTTATTCTTTCTCCAACTCTGAAAGAGCCAGTTTTGTATTCTGCACTTCTTTCTCCTGAGTTGCAAGCTTTTCCTTCATCTTTTTAACAATGCGTAAGTACTCTGCATGCTCTTCAGTAAACCTTTCTACAAAGTACTCTGGAAGATTCTCTTCATACACCTCCCCTGTAACCCCAGGAATGGTGTATATAGGATCTTCACTCCTATAGTACACACTTACCTTATATCTGTCAAACAACTCTTGAGCAGCAGCTACATCCTTTCTCAGGGCATCCTTTGCAGCCCAGTACTCCCCATTGGTCATAATCATAGTTCCAGACCCATCTTACGCTTTTGTTCAAGGACTCCTTTCGCAGCTGCAGCTACACGGCTACCAGCCGCTGCTTGGTACTTAGTAGCCTTAGATAACTCCTCTTGTGCAACCCTCATAACCTCTTCTGCTGTTAGTAGGTTATCCCTTTCTTTCACATCCAATGCATTAAGTAATCCACTTATGTTAAAAGACCCGCTGTAACCTTTTATAGAATACCTGTATGCACTCATACCTGGATTATGTACGATAGACATCTCTATTCCGTAACTTGCAATAAGCTCCAGTGCCTTCTTTAATTCATCCATAAAACCTCTCCGTCATATGTAGTATATCTCCATGATCTGCAAACCACCCCCGTGCACCTACTGTAGGAGGTTTCACCCATGCAATACTCTGCACTTCGCCTTTCTGAGCTTTCAGTTTACCACTACATTTTTCAAAGTCAACACTGAATACGTGTGTAGACCTATTACCTCCACGCTGTGTACCGGTTAAATAAGCTTCTAGCTCTAGATCACCAGGGTCTACAATCAGTCCTGTTTCCTCTTCAAGCTCTCGAGCTGCACCGGATTCATATGATACATCTGTTACATCTAGGAATCCACCAGGTAAAGCTATCTTCCCGATACCAGGGGATTCTCCTCGAAGGATTGTAAGGATACGTCCACGCCTTCGTACAATCACATCTGTGCAGTCAAAATGTGGCAAAGGGAAGGGTGCAACTGCACGGGCTCTGTCCCATCGCTCTTCATACTCCTCTTCATCATCTACTTCAACCAGTACAGAGGATAGATCAAGTGTACTTATGTACACCCCTACATCCTTGGCAACCTTGCCTGTAGACCAATCTAAGCCCCTGTAGTACATGTTCCGTAGCTGTGTGGAAGATGTACTGTATGTTTCCTCTCCAAGACATTCAGTGCGGAAATACTCCTCCATGCATAGTCTTTCAGCCTGGTCATTACCACGGATGAAGCAATACAATGGGTATGTATATCCCATGAATTCTACACCCGATTTAATCTCTAAGTTCATAATAAGAGCGTTAAGCCATAGATCATCGTCATACCGACTATCTCCTACAGGGTGTATCACGTACTCTGTATCCATAAAAGCATCCAGAGTAAGCTCTAAGCAGTGCTTACGCTCTTCAAAGCTTAGAGGGTTCTTAGGTGTACGCCCTTTATCTGCACTCCCTACAAGCACTATAAGCTTCTTACAACGTGATGCAGCCTCGTTCAGAAGGTGCTCATGACCTTCATGCAGGAATTGGAACCTACCTAATACAAAACCTACCTCATCCATATACAGGCCCTACAGGTTGGTTCATAGCATTAATGAAGCTTTCCACCTTATGAAAGGCTAAGCTCCAGTCCACAGGTAACATAGGTTCATCTACACCTTCAGATATGGAGTGAAGAACATTCCTACGGATACTTGCCACCTCCTCTGTCATCTTGCCACCTAAATCTTCATAGGCATTCAATAGAAGTAATGCAAATGCAGTCTTGATTGTAGCACGGTAAAGGTTGTGGACGTAAACGTACTCCGCCTCATCCAATGCTTGCATTGCTGCTAAAACATCAATCATCTTACTCTCCTTATACGCCTCTCATGGCGTGTTAGTATTGTTTAAGCGCTCTATGCGCCACTTAAGTCATGTTATCAGTAAAGATTTCGGAGGCTATCCCGTACCTTCATTAACGCAAAACCCAATTTATTATCTCCCCTCCACTTCTCAGGGTGGCAAACATCTTTATGATCTTTATCAAGCCCAACTCCCCATACTTTATCGTATGGTGCAGCCTCTGTCAAGACTTTATTACCGGTCCCTAGTAAGAATCTACGTATCCCTCCATTCTGCGTGAACTTTAGCATGTTACCGTAAATTACTATAGCCCTCGCATGCTTATCCCACACATCTTGCCTAAACCCTTCTACACCTCTTCCAATCTTCTTAGCCTCTCCAGGGTGTGAAGAACGGAGGATTGCATTGTGCGAGTCGTTATCACAGAATAGAAGGGCCTTACGAGACATCATCCAATGCTCAGCTGTGGAGTACGTATCTCCTTGGAAAGTAAACGGGGAATCCTGATACCATTGGCTTAAGCATTCCTGACCAATTAAAGCAGATCTACCATTCTTACGGTGACCAAAGAACGGTAAATAGTCTAAATCACAATCTGCCTCTAGCAAGTCCTTAATTTCACTATACATTAACAATTCTCCCATGGAAAGGTTTTTATTATCTTTATGTAACATTCCTGTTGATACCCTCCACTACTCATAGTCTTGTGTACCACCCAATGCACCTGTTTATGCACACCAGGTGCAAGCCTTATAGGAGGTTCCTTTCCCCTGTGTAAGGAGCTATATGGAAGAGGGCATACTAACCTCTCTTCAGTTTTTGTGTACGTATTCCAAGCATACATTACTCTGTGCACCTTCCCCTCGACAATCTCTGTTTCATGACCGAAGCGTTCGATGCTGTATTCAGCCCACTGCTCAGGAGTCCATTTAGAAATTTCATCAAGGGTTTCCTGAGAGTCACTAGACAGCACAGGTGTACCATTTACCATTGTACCACGTATTTCCTTAGAAGGGGGTTTATCAGAAAAATAACTTCCTCCTGCTGCCAGTGCAGTATAGAAAAGAAACCATTCTGCCCCAGAAGTATAACCGTAAAGGATAATGCTTCCAAGTGTACAACCTAATAGGAATATTGCGGCAATGAGTAAGGTAAAAGACATAAAGTAACTCCGTTTGTTAAAAGATGCAGCCATATTACATGGCCGCTAACAACAGGTCAACACTTAATTTGAATTACTTAGGAGGGTAAATACGCCATGCAGCGCATACAAACTTCCTTGTAGATGTATTATCTGAAGGTACACCATCTAAAATGGCCAATGCATGACCTCTTACACAGACGTAAAACTTACCTTTAGGATGCTTCTTACAAAATCTGGAGATAGTTATCTTATTAGCTATGGTATAAGGCCCGAGGGTCACCCTATGATGAGACATAGCATTGAACATGGCACCCTGCATAGAACGCTTCATACCTCTCCTGAACCTCCTTCCATGCTTCTTGCAATAGCTGTGACAGGCTTCGTAAGAAGCTCCTGTCACAGCTACAAGAGCCCTTACAGTGCAATCCCTGTATTCCAAGGACTCTAGTCCGGTATCAGGCCGCATAGAACTTATCAATGACCTCTACTATTTGTCTACTTGATAATGCTTCTTTACGATCTAGGAATTTAAGCATGCGCTGTCTAGCTATAAAAGCAGAGACCTCTGTTCTATAGTTACCTGAAATTCCCTTTTGATATCCTTCAAAGCACATTTTAAAGCTCCAAGTATCATTCTTACGCTTATAGAGATATTTAAACCCGCCAGTCTTGTTCAACGGGTTGTAAATACCGGTTGGAAAGTCGATGCCAGATTCTCCTGTAAACCCTTCTAGTTCAGGAGCAACATTCTTCTTTTGTAGTGCCTGGACAGGCTCTACACCTATCTTCTCTGAAAAGCTCTTAGTGTACCCTTCAATATCAGTCGGTTTAGGCAGTGTACCATCCTTTAATCCCTTTTCAAATTGAACCTGTGATCGTTGTGTCAATAAATGCCGAGGGCGGATGTCACCACTTTTCTCATAAATAGCCGCTATTACATCGGCTACAGCTTCTCCTCCCCGACAAGTAGCTAATATTTTCTGACCTACGAAAATAGTTGTACCTTTATTATCTCCAGTACAGGGGACTGCTCTATACCACTTAACTTTACTAGGTGTAAGAATAAACTCCTTCTGGGTACCACTTGAATTCTTCTTAATGGTCAAAGATTTTAAAGGGTTAACAGGATTATCCCCAATAATAGAAGACCCTTCTAACAAGCCTTTAACAGTGGTGACTGGAGAATCAATCCACCCTTTATCATCAGTCTTGTCTTTGAAGGCACCTTCCAGAGTGGATAGAATAGACTCTGCTCCGGTCTTGCCATTGCCAACCAAGTAACCATGAATAGTTGAATCTACATCTGTAAACTCTCCCACTCTGTTTTCATACCCATCAACGCCTTCATATGGACCAATTAAACAAGATCTCTTTTCACTCTCAAGGACTGCAATATAAACTTCTTTTTCACTACTCATTCTACTCTCCTATGGATCTTTTGATCCAATTATTGTATATCCCCTGACACCATGCATAGGTGTAGAAGGTTGTTAGGGCTAATATTCCCCATTGCTCAGCAGTATATGCTGAATAAAACCAAGCTGGTTGACCTGTAATCCCAAAAAGAGCTGCATACTTCTTCCAACTTTCGTTACTTTGCTGTGTAAGCCATATAGCCACACCACCTGTGACTAGTAAAAACGCCTGTACGAACATTACTTAGCCACCTCTTCACAGATCTCTATACGACCTGAAGGAAAAGATTGAATAATACCAACCCATTTACTCGTACACCTCCATGCATAGGTTTCATCCTCTACCTGATATTCATATGTTTGCATCACCAGTAGAGAATTACACCCTGAAAGTAATAAAGCTATCCCCAGTACTATTCTTCTCATTCAACCTCCTATGGGTACTCATTCTGATAGCGTAATATCCATTCCTCTACATCCTGTAACTGTCTCCTAGATTTATATCCAAGTTTTACAGTGTTTAAGTATGATTCCTTCAAGGATTCAGCGAATAACTGTTCAACCTTGGTAAGATCCCCTCCAACGAGTACATATACAGATAGTAGTTTGGTAAGATTTTCTTTACCAACCTTATGCTTGTATCGACCATTAATGGTGTAGGTTATTGTTTGTATCAACGACTTATGGCTCAGTTTATTCCCCATCTATCCACCTTGCTATTCTGAATGAAATTCTTGCATCTTTACCTGTTTCTTGGCACCACCCTTCACTGATTACTAAGATAGCTGGTACTAGTATTATAAACAGACATGAGATATACCACGGAGTCAGTGAAAGTATTAGTGTGGTACAGGTCGATGTCAGAAAGATAATTACTGTGACAATAGAAAGGAGCCTAATAACTGACCAGTCTATACAGTCCATCATACTCCTTATGCCAGATTTCCAGTATAGCTTTAATTTAACCATCATTAGAAATTGCTCCCAAAACCAGATGCATACGGAGATGATTCTACCTCTACACTTGAAGACTTACCTGTTGGATGGCACCTGTACCAAGCTCTTATACCCTTTGTACCATCCATGTAATCTGTCTTCAGCTCCTCCACCTCTTTATCCCCTGCACTCTTGCACGCCTCCATTGTTCCAAACTGTGCACTAACTCCATTTACACCCAGAAGGCCTCCATTAGCAGGGTACGATATAATCGTAATCATTAAAACAAATGCACTTAGTGTCATGTCTCCTCCTCATTCTTGTTACGTTCAGGGTTCTTTTTAGACTCTCTCTTCTTATCAGGGTGTGTAACAGGCTTGTGAGTCCTGTCCATACCCTTCTTAACTGGATTCTTCATTACATAATACCTGTGAAAAGAAATCTTCAAGATCCCAACGTATCTTATGTATCTTCTGCCCTTTCACCACTATGCTCGATATTTTATACAGGTCACATGTACTCAGTTCAACTGTTAGCTCACCCTTACACCTATCCGGTACAAAGTATATAATATCATTCCTTACGACACGTATGTGACAGGGATAATAGATTTCAGATGTAATGTCGAAATGAAGTTCAAGGTCCTTAACATCCTCTGCAACATCTATAGGAAAACCATGCGAGGTACCTTTATCATCAGTGATGCATATAGAATCCACAGTTTGCATTGTAACGGGATATATTTCACCAACTGTAATATTAGCCTCTTCACCATCCTCCATGTAGTATGGCTCTTTAAGCTTTAAACTCTTATACGTAATCATATTTACCTCTTATCCCAGTCGAATCTGGCTATACAGCCAATCCACTTTAATATCGAGTGGACCGTAACCTATACATCTTCCACCACTACCCCACTTAAGGGGTTCTTTGGGATGTGAACTAAGCCAAGGATAGATGTGCCAATACCCATCTTCATCCATAGCGGCAACGCAGCCTCCCTCTCCCTCTTCTGCCTCGATCCTTACCCATTCTTCTAAGGTATATTTACCATTTACAATATCGATATCCAAGGCTATATTAAGCCTTCTAATCTCTGCTTCAATTCCCATTATAACTCCTTAACTTCTTGGACAAGTACTTTAAGTCTTCTTTACTGAAGGTCAGTTCAGTCACACCTTCACAAAATTTAACCACTATCGTATTATTAAGGCCTGCATAGTAACCCGCTATATCTTCATCCGTAAACTTATAAGGTGGCGGGGGAAGATACACACGGTATTCATGGGATTTAAAATCCCACTCATCTCCAATATGATTCACCCAGAACGAAGTTTGTATAGCACGTTTCTCAACCTGTGTACCATTGTTATGCGCTGTAAGAACTTCAAGCTGCTTATCCTTCGGTGTTAGCATTCTTCAACTCCTCTTTAAGTTTTAATACTTCCAGTGCAAGAAAGTACACCAGGTTATCACCTGTGCAATCTCTCCAAGGCTCTCGGTAACGATCAGCCTTTAATATACCATTGTCACCATCTACATACAAGATGTATTTACCATTATCAAGGTTGATTATATCCATGTTAACCTCTTCAATACACGGTCCTCAAGAACCAGTTCACCTTTTTGTATACTTAATGCAAGATACTTGCACAACTCTCTGCGAGAATCACCATACTCTCCTTCCCATAGGTCATACGAGTCATATGTATCTTCTGCAAGCCATCCATCTACACCTGGTACAGGGTAATCACTCACACCTGAAAAGTGTTCCCAACCAAGAAAGCATGAAGACCGTATAGCTATGTAGTACTCCTCCTCCAAAATACTACAAATGCCTGCACCCTCGTAAGGTGCACCCTCTGCTAATCCTGTGAAGACTTTTGAAAGGATTTCTAATGAACAGTATGGGAGTGTAGCATTAAAAGATTGATGAGTAAACTCATCGGTATGCTCAGAATCCTGTCGATACATCCTAGACTCCCCTGCATCATTGTAGTAAGAATCCACCCACCATTCTATTGTGTACCAGGTACAACCTATTCTACATGAACTGTGTCCTCCCAGTCCATCTATACTGCTATATTGTATATTCTCAAACATCATCCACCCCCGTATTGGTGCCAATTATCCAGCGCCTGTTGTAATTCTGTAATCTCTTGCAGCAGTTGTTCACGTGTATGAGATTTGTACCTTCCCGTAAGAGGGTGCATGATTCCATACTCTTCAGGAGTAAACCCCGCAGAACTCACATAGTTGTAAAGATTATTAGGATCAGTGTGATGTAGTGAATCTCTACGTGTGGAGACCATACCACCGGAATTGTACCATGTGTCATACACAAGGTTACCTTCGATATCTAAACTAACACTCATATCACGTTCTCCTAGATCCTTCATAATCTTCTAACAACTTATCCATAATCTCTTCGAACTGTGTAGCTGACATATCAGGCAGGTTACCTCCCTCATAAAGTTCCCTCACGTTCACCATAACCATCTTAAAAATATCCTTCCTTACATCTGAAACAGAGGACTCAGGTACAGGAGGAGTTATCTTAACATATGGAAGATCTTCATATACCTTGTGATAAGGATGTTCCACCTGAGGGTAACCTCCTGTGGAACAATCACCTATAAGTTGCCCTTCACTACCCCAACCCTGGTTTGGATCACTATCGCTTTGCGTTGTAGGTGATAACCCCTTGTACTCGCTTGCAAGTATTGCAGCTATTCCATTACCATCACTAGTTGAGAACATCAACTCGCATACAATACCCCAATCTGTCTTCCATTCAAAGGAACCACCTTCCCCATCAAACACACGGCCATAGGAATCATAATTACCATGCATTTCTTCTATGACCTTACCGTCATGCAACAGGAACAGATAAACATCATCTCCATCAAAGGATGTAGACTCTACACCCCTGTTCGCCTCTTTACACATAAAACTTAAACAACCCATATTAATCTCCTAGATTACTTTATTACCATCTTCACCGAAGTAATATTCACCATCTTGGAAGGAGTATGTCATAGCCTTGTCGTAGTAGCAAGGGTAAGGCTTAAATATCTTACGGTCTGAATACCTCACGGGCATGTCGTAGTACATAATGAATTTGTCACTACGAAACTTCACCGTGATATTATTTACCCTATCATGCCACACTTCAAACCTTGCAGGACTGTCTGGCATTTGATCCCAGTTAAGTCGTATGTGCTCTACTATCGTCATAACTTCTTCACCCTGCACCCCTGCACTTGTCAGCCTTGTTGTTGTAGTCAATACACACATCAAGGCAGTTAGCCTTGCAGATAGGGTTTTCATGCGTATCAACGCTTTCCAACCACTTCACCCTATCTTCTCGCATTGTATGACTCACAGGTCCAATGGGCTTCCCTTGCTCTCTGAAGAAGATTACACACGGGTAGTGGTTACGCCCTGCAATGACTGAATCATCTAATACCAGTGGACACTTCTTTGTATCGGTGCCCTTCAGGCCTCGTACATGCTTCCCTGCAAGGAAGTTGTTCACACGGTACCGAAGTATAGGGTGCTTGTCTAAAACCTCCTCAGGGATGTTTTTAAGCTCCTCTAGGGAACCATTCCACTGAGCTGAAGGGATTACACGGATATCCGATACACCTAAACTACTTGCAAACTTTACAATCTCAATGAACCGGTTAACATTACCAGGCTCCAGTACCACACCTACTGTAACATAAGTCTCTTTCGAGATCCACCGGATATTGTCTATAACCTTCTGCCATGCACCTTTAATATCTCCTGCCATCATATCACCTGTTTCAGCATCTGCTGCATCTAATGAGATGGAGAAGTCATTACAACCCGCTTCAATCAATCTTTCGTACAGCTTGCGCTTCATGCTACCATTTGTAGAGATGGCTATACGCTTTATACCACTATCCTTTGCATATTGCACAGCTTCTACTATTCCAGGGTGGAATGTGGGCTCTCCACCAGAGAAGCGTATATTTTCTAAAGGACCCCATTGACACCATGCATCAATGTTCTTTTTAATATCTTCAATCGGCAACTCCTTCTTAATAGAGTTACCAAAGACATCCTCATGCAATCCCCTGCAATAAGGGCATTTAAAGTTACAGAATTCATTAATAATCATCTCACAACGCTTCATCTGTGATGTAGGGGATGTATTATTTGCGCGTTTATCACTGAGGGTGTAGAACCCAATCTCTTCAAGTTTCATACTATTGTAGCTCCTGTTCTATAGTCACGAATTGTTTCAGTACGAGACATCTTACTCTTTGAAAGGGCTTCCTCCCAACCTGTTTTATCCAGCTCTACACCCTCTTTATGAGCTTCTTTATCCGTCAAGTGTGATGTCATAGCCTTTTTAAGGTTACGTACCCACCTTAGACACCAGAGTGTTACAAAAATCAACCCAGTTACTATGAAGAAGGTTAAATTCCCTATGAAAATGGAAAAGAGTATACCTAGTGTCCAAAGCATACCACCAATGAAAATACCTAATATACAACACGCAAAAGGGACCATAACACACGATATGAAAAGGTAGAATGGTACATCAGAGAAGAACCAAGGTTCATTATCAATGTATAAGTATGCACTATGGCATAGTGTTAGGATTGAGGATAGTACAGATAGGAACAATCCGATATATAGTCCAAAGAGACATCCTGCCACAATAACATACTTCCCACCCTTTGCAAGCTCTGCACAGGCGTTAACCCATAGTTCATTCTGTAAACCCATAAACATTTCAACGTATTCCATCTTTCTTCTCCTTCTCTGATTAAGTTGTACACATCTTACCAGGTCTTCACACTGTGTCAAGACCTAATTCAGTCCAATTAAAGATTTTACCATCTTCATCATATTCAACTAAGAAGCCTAGCCCCACCTGTACAGACTCATTGAAGCTAGTTGGAACGTCATTCACATCTTCACGCAATTCCACTATGAACTCCTTTACCAACCCTACACTAGCTTCAAGGGCTGAATGTATCGTGATCTTACGAATGTTCATCAGAACCCCTCCTCCAGGAATAACCTACCTTTAGGGGTTATCTCATAATCACCCCTACATCCACACGTACACCCTGTGATGTACCCATTCTTTATCAACTGCTTCATCTTAGCCCGTACAAGCCTCTCAGGTGTCTCAGGAGGCATACTACGCGTTACAGAACGTTTATATTCGTTACCGAATGCATTACACCCTACACCGCCATGTAGCTTTACAAAGATTACAACACCTTCACTATCTATATCCTTACATTGCATACTCTTACCTCCAACCGTTAAGATGTGTACATGGTAATGGCTACTTAATAGGGTGTCAAGGCTTTTTCAACCCGTCTTATATACATTCCTTTACCACCGTGACGCATCCTGAGTTCACCACGGTAAATACTCCCTATGACAAAGTGTGCAAGCCCTCTTCTTAGCTTCCCAGCTTCACCTTTCCACAGCCCCTGTCTACAGGAGTCCATGTTGAAAGTAGCCATTGGCTGGGAACAGTCATAGGTACGGTCGTTACCGTTAAGGACTACCCCAGGCACAGGGAACATCCTTTCTCCACTATGATAGAACCATCCAGTAAAGCAACTAGGGTGGACTTTTATCCCCGTGGCATTTTGAACAAGGTCGCAGATCCCTAGATCTCCTCCTTGTTGGGAGTATACCTCTTGTTGTAGTATGCAACACACGCTTTCTAAGTCCCTATTCATAATCTCACCCTCTTATTACATATCCACTTACACGTACCAGGTCCCTGTGTGAGATGCATCCTACCGAATAATAGTCCTGCACTGAGGTACATACACAAATCTTTACGAAGTTCACCCTCTGCACCCTCCCAGGGCTCATAGTGCTCCCCTATACGCTCCACAGGGTTAAATGGGTCACCTGTGTAATGCTCCCAACCCCTTAAACAATCGGTTTTAATGGTTACACCCTCTCTATTGTATAAGTTAGCACATACACCATGATTCTCAGGCTCTATAGCTCCTGTCCCCCAGCCTTGTAGGTATGTTGCAACCCTCATCCCCTGATCATGCTCCTTCACCGGTGCAAGAATCTTCTCTGGTAATCTACTCACTACTAGCCCCTATTCCCGTGTACTCCAAGCATCCGTTACAGGTTATACTTATACCTGCAAAGGTTATAGCCCCGCACGACCAACCGATAGCTGTCAGTAGTTTGATCTCTGGTATTAGGAACCCAAAGAACGCGAAGATAAGGCATAATAGTGCACATAATGTACAAGTAAGGCCACCAACTCGTAGGGTAGTACGGCTTTTTAACCCCTCCATAAAGTATTTAAACATCTTCATTCTCCCTTACCCACTCTACACCGGCTATAAAGGCATATTTAAGCGTTCTATGCATATACTCTGGCATAAGAACATACTGTGTATCTTCAGAGTGAATGTTTATCACACGAGCTGTACTCTTTAAACCCAACTCTGCATACTTCTCTGAAGCTGCATCCGCATCTTCCTTAACTATGTATGTGTAGTGGACCCAATCCCAGTCAGCATCTTTACACACAATGCGATCCCCACTATCCTTAACCGACATAAGAACTGTCTTACCATCCTCGTATGCCTGCATAACTTTGATCTTATCTTTTGTAGTTATATTCATAATCTCACTCCCCTTACAAACATCCTATCTGTTCTATTATCTTCGTAGAATGAACAACTCACCCCAATGAATGAAAACACAAGTACACCTACAACGGGCCATCTAGGTAGAGAGTCATCTACAAAGATGCACCACAGGATGGAACATAAACAAACTAAGGCACCAACTAATGACAATAGTACACTAACCCTCATAAGACTATTCATCTCTTCACCCCCACCGTTACCGATGTAATACCCCATGGCGTAACTTGTATGTACGTATCCAGTTCATCCTGTAAGCCCTTTAACCTCTCCTCCAGCGCTGTGATCAACTTACCCTGCATCTCATGATAAACAGGCTCCAGTACCTCCTGTAAGAGTATAGTACTAATCTCTGTAGCACTCCGATCCGTACCTGTAGAGTTAGTACAGATGATACCCACCCTTGCCGAACCAAACTTAGTGGCACTCTTACACTGCTCCAGTAAGTCTGTAACCTGTGCAACCGCGATATCTAAAACCCCTACCTTCTTAAGATCTTCTCTTGTTAGCATCCTACTCTCTCCTTTGTATCCTTAGCTTCTACACCATCTAAATCCACTACACCCAATTCAAGGTTATTACCGTAACAGTACCAATATCCTACATTACCGTTAGCAAGTCCACCAGGGTAATATGTAGGCTCATTCTCATACCAATATACATCGCCTTCCTTATCCACAGCAATGTAACCCGCTTCAGGGACTATGAACTCTATACCATTGTACTTTACTACAATCGATGCAACCTTATCCGACCTTGTTAATAACTTCATATACTCCATTCCCCTATGCTTACATGATCTTTAAATCCTTTCACTACATCAATACGGAGCTGAATCTCTTCACTCAGTTCGGGTTTATCCTCCAAAAGCTGATAAAGCTTCCTTAACATCTCTCCCTTTACCCCTGGAACTACATGAGGCTCCACTTAAAGTAAGAATGTCCTGTACAGGACGTAATGTATCTTTCCAATCCACACCTTCCAAGTCTACGGTTAACAATTTATCAATATCGCAACTACAGTGCCACTCCCTAGAACTATAAGTAGGCTCCTCCTTGTACCACCATACAGTCCCGTCCTCATCCGTGGCAATATAACCATATCCATTCACCAATAGACGGATACCAAAGTAATCCACTGAAACCGGTGTGTCCGGTATGTTCATCTGTATAATCTTCACTTCTCATCCCTCATTAATTCTATCATACCTTTCATACATTCTCTCCAATCCGTTTAATGTGTGCATAGAATACACCCTCTAAATCCTATGTCAAGAACTATCCCCTCCAGTAGCAAAAATGGTCTATCCTATACAAACCCCTTACTCTGTGTATACATACTCATCTCATTTATTATTTGAAAAATTTTTAACATGCACCTCTGAACCTTTCACAGATATGCACTGAAACACCCTATAAGCGCTCCACAACGTGCAATGTGTGCAATGTGTGAAGAACCCAAGGTAGCGCTTGCAATGTGTACAGGGCTCCTTTATGCAATGTGTGTAATGTGTGCAGAACAATACACCCTTAGTACAATGTGTGCAAGGGGCTTTAGTGTACCGGTGTGCAAAGGATGTAAATTGGGTTTTTATTTTGAAAATTTTCAAGGGGTGTAAATGGGATAGTTCTCAGAACTATACGAGGTGGGTGCACTGCCCTTATATACAGTGGCGGGGGGGGTCTAAAAACCCCGTGAAACATTCCGTGAAACATTATAGAACCATGTAGTCATAGTACACGTGTGCACTCTATTCAATGTGTGCATTCTAGTGCATGTGTGCAGATATGCATGTGTACAAGCGTGCACTGTGAAAGGTGTAGGTATACACGCGATATAGTTAGTAGGCGCTTACAGTGTAGAGGGATGTGCACAATAAACGTACAGTTTGAAGAGGTCTGAGATAGTGCAGGCGTGCATGGAATGTGTGTAACTATTACTAATAATTAAGTGTTTATAGCGTTACAATGCAAGCTTATCGCTTATATTTTGCACATATGCAAAAATATGCATGTATACAACAATATAGGCATGCACATATAAAAGTGGTGATATACACCCCACCTCCAGCCATTTAAGCGTTTTTGCGTGTAGTCGCGTGTAGTATTTAGTGGGGGGTTTTTAGCCGTGCAACTCGGTAGAGTTTTACCCTCTGTAAGGGCGAAGAACACCCTTTACGGCTGGATTTAGGATTTACCTATACTAAAGCATAGGTCATGGAGTAAGAGGGCTTAGAGGCTAATCTAGGGCCTCTGAGAGGTGTACATAATATAGTCGGTGTCTGTTGACATCGAATAGGATTTATGGGTGTTTATAGACTACATTGCTCCTATCTCAGAGCAAACAAATTACAGTGTATATATGTACAGTGCTTAACTGTTTGAGGTTGATCTATATATATAGACCATATAAGGCCGTTATGGTCTCCCTATAAACCATTGTTTCACGTGGAACAATGCACAAATAGCAGGTATTAAAAAGCCCCAATTAAGGGGCTTGTGTGGGTAGTAGTTTATGTTTCATCGGTGAAAAAGTAATAATCGGCACCATAGTCATAATAAACACCTATACCATTTATAGTGTCTATATGATCACAATATTTAATATCTTGATTAGATGTTTCAACTTCGCACCATACCAAACCTGATGCATAGTTTATAGCGTTCTCCTCTGTAGCATCGTCGCCTTGTAATATAGCATCGTATACCTTCATAATGTAATCCCTAAATAGTTAAGTTTATACCCAATAGAAAGTAGAACATTTGTACCCATTGTGTACTTCGACACGAATAGGCCATTCATCATAGCCATAAATAATTGTAGTGTGATCTGTTTCTTGATCGCAATGCGCTACAAAGCTTTGTTGATTATGTCTAGTTGTGCATTCGACAATCACAGACTTCAACTGACAAGCTTCTTGTGCCTTTGCTGCCACTAATAAAACCGCTATTAATCTAGTATACACGATATCACCTATCCTGATTAGCTGTTGAGTTCCCCTCAACCGGTAACCCATCTTAACAAATTGGGCGCATATAACAACCCCTAAATACAAATAGGTGTAAATAAATCACTGTTCAATTATACAGTGTACTATTAAGCCTTGAAGTGTGGATAACTTTAGTTAATCGGTTACTAATGCGTCAACTGTTAAACTACTGAGATACTCTTCAAACCTATATACACTCATGCCTAAGTTGTATCCCCTTGCACCTCTTTTACTAACTGATCTAACATATTCACTAGGGTTGTTATGATTGTAATAGTTATCTACAAAGGTTTTCCTCTTTTTAGCAGTTGAAAATATAGCCGTTATACCATAATAACTCATATGGCCCGTGTGTGGATTTGGTGCACCTGTTGTAACATCTTGGCCTATTTGTACGAAATAAAGTTTTTTCTTTTCAGTTGATTCTACTATATTCATGATTTTTACCTTTTTAAAAAACGTTATAGTGATTCTATAAAATCCAATACGTCTAACGTATGTTCACAGTCTAGCGATTCACTAGCTAACTGTTCAGCGTAATAATTTAACGCTATAACCATTAGATTCAAATCTCCCCCGTTAAGATTGTATGCTCCGGCACCTTTCCAAAAGGACGTGTATAGGCTTCCACATTCTTGTATTTCTTCGACTTGCCATTGTGACATTTCATCATTAAAATCTAACAGGGAGTCACTATAACATTTTAAGGCGCGCCTTAACACCCTTCTGTGAACGTGTGGAAAAGTTAAAACGTGTTGCTTTTTAAGTCTATCCACGATATCACAATAATTCATATTCTAACCCGTTTATTTTGAATAGTTACTACCCAAAAAGCCCTAATAAAAGGGCTTGTATGTTCCACGTGAAACAATACATTCAAAAATCGGGTTAAATGCTATTTATAGTTGCAAACATGAATGGGATTCATTGCAGTCATTGCAGCCATTGCACCCAGTCGGAATTTGAAGCTTTTATCTAGCGATTGAATTTTGTTCATTTTACTTGTAGCGCTCACACTGTTAGCTAATTGCATATTAGCTATATGCTCAGAGCGGATTTTATTGGATGATGCATTGCGTATAGTGTTCATATTGTAAGCCTTTAGTAGTCTGTTAACCAATCGTTTGGAATTCCGTAACACTCGAAACCCATATCTAAATCAATAGAATCTAGATTACCACAGTTTGGTACGCAAGGGCTACACAAATTTACATAAGATTTAATAGGGCTTTCAAATATGAAGAAATTAAGCGCGCCTCCTAAATAACTGGTTTTATACCTCACCTCCTCATATTCGCCGGATACGCTAGGCTCTTCACAACTATAATGCTCTAATTGATCCAGCAAACTTGTACTATCACTAATATAATCGTATGCATCCCCTATACCATCCCAACCATTCATCATAGCAAGTTCCTTTGAAAATTCATCATGACTATGATCAAAACCGGATTCATATAATAAATGGTCTACTAACTCACTGCGTAGAGAATTAGCGGATATATAGCCAAACCTAATCCCTGTTTTTTCGTTCACATTTGATAGTGTGTTCATACAGTAATCCTGTTTAGTATTTGATTGTTTCACGTGAAACATTGGTTAATTAGATATCGTTTAATGGTAATTGACTTTTATTAATATTTCCAGCTCTACAGGATTTAACTAGGTCGGTTAATGACCTAGGCATTGAATAAAACCGCCTTATTGCTGGGGTATTACGCTCTACAATAGCGGCCTTTTCCCATTTAGCAGCTAACACTAGATTTCTAGTGTATTTTGTGCCATATGGCCCCTTTACCGCTGTAAACCCTCGTTTGGTAGTGTATATGATGACCTTAGGTGGTTCTTTAAAAGCCCAAAATATAACGTCATGACGGTTTTTAACCTGCTTTAGACGTACAAGTAAAGTGTGCATATACTAACCTTTCATATTGTTAAATTTAATAAATCCAAACAAATAACCTGTTGAAGACAATAACACGCCATTTACAGACACGTCAACCACCTTTAATAGTAAGTTATCTATTCGTGTAATTTGTTTAGACATACTATCTACTCGCATATGTTGCTATTTGATATCTTTAACTATAGTTAACTATTCGCAGTGTGCAAGAAAATAGTGTAAATAAATTTAATTAAATAAAGGGTATACAATTTAGCACATGTGTGGCAAGGTTTATGGGCTTGTGACTTGTTCACAATTCAACCAATTTATAGGGGTAACTATGCATAAAATTTAACCAATTAAAACAGTACACGTGTACCTATTTATTTCAACCTTTTCACGTTGGGACGATAGAGTATGCCTGGTTGATTTTCAACCAACTGGAATGGTCTTTTGTGACTTACTAGTCAGTACACACATGTACTTTTATGACTTGCTGGTCAGTGTACGCGTGTACTCTTATATTTTATGGCTAGAACTGGCTGGTCACCAATAAAAATCATTTTAGTACGATCGTTCCAGGCCTTATGTTAACGCGCCTTTTCCCAGTCTCCCTATATATACAAAATCTCGTTTTTGCTCTGAGTTCCAAAATTTGGCACAACTCTACTTTTTCAATTCTGAAAATACTCTATAGTGGTGCTCATGGATAGCCTACAAGGCATTAAGGCCGCTAGTGTATAGTATACTAGGCATTTAGTATTAATTAGTTCAATAAGTATAATATATTATGCATGCTAAAGCTAGAAAGCCTACTCAATAGGGACGTTGTAAAACGTTTAAGGGTAGGCTCTAAAGGCTCGCACTAGCGGCCTTGTATCCCCTTCAAGGGGGTTTTGTGCCTATACCCTATAGTTGGTATAGGTCTTTATGTATGCCCCTTCATAGGGCTGTAATTAGTCCATGATATGCGCGCCCCCTTTGAGCGCTATGAGAACACAAAACACGGGTACACTCCGAGCTTGTACCTAGAAAGCCCCAATTAAGGGGCTTATGTAGATCAGTGGAGTTTGTTAGCTTTACATGTGTTTAGCTAGGAATTGTTCGTACTGGCTTTCTATCTGTAGGCCACCCTTCAGCTTATCTTGTTTAGATCTTAGTTCTTGGATAGTTGTTAAATGGGTGCTTATGGACTTTTCATTGGCTTCATATTGCTGTCTAATGCTTAACCGTGTAACACCTTGTTGTGGGTTGCTTTCAACCCCTTTACCTTTTAAGGGCTTAGATGCCTTTTGCTGCTTATCGGCTGTAGCCTTTTTCAGCCGTAATATATCGGCTTTAGTAGGTATAATCAGACCACTATGCGGCTTACTAAATCCCTGTAGGATGCTGATAATATCAACTATAACATTTCTATGTAGCATGGCATGTGAGTGCAAAGAACCGCTAAGTTTAGAATGTGCATGAACAATCAATACTTCAGCCGCCAAATCCCTTGATACCTCATAATCTTTAGCTATTCTCTTTAGGCTACCATGTACACCTGCTCCAGGTAAAACGGTATTACTTAGGTAAGCTACTGAAGGAAAGTTACCAAAACGTGTTTGAAGAGAAACAGGTATAGAGCTGCTAGAAGTTGAATTGTTCATAAGTATTGCCTTTTTAAGTGGTTTAGTTAATCTTTTGAAGGATTCTTAATGTGGTATTCTTTTTAATGCTTACATTCTTCATTCTGTTGATGACTAATAATTCTTTCCAATTATCCGTTGGCCTGCTAGAAATATAGTGATTATCGAATCCCTTGTCAAGCGCTTTCTTTTTCTTAAGCGCTGCAACGATACCAGTATGTCTAGCCAGTGTTATAGTTTTTCCGTTTTCTTTCTTGTTGATATAGAACATGTGCACCCTCGAAGGTATCAGAAGTGTAGGAGAATTTAAGATCGATCATTAGCTTTTTCATAGTTAGAACCTTTAAGTGATTTAGGCATAATTGCCTACTAGCTTTCTTCATTTTAGAAGAGGCTTTTCGCCTCAACTTGGAACCCATTATAGAGATTTGATTAAGGTTGTAAAGGGTTAATTTCGTTTATTTACACATTCTTTTCAGGTAATAAAAAGCCCCGGTTAAGGGGCTAGTGTATACAGTCGGCACTGTACCAGGTTAATAGTATACGCCCTCTACAGTGATTACACGCCTTTCAAACCCATTACAGCTATCATCCCTTAACCACATTGTTACAACGGTTTGACGGTTTTGCATGACAGTATTAATGGTTTCCTCTTTAAACATTTGCTTAACAAACTTAGGTTTAGAGGTTAGTTCCCGAATAGGGACACCGTTTTGCACTTGATACCACTTAGTAATTTTATAAACCATGGTTTTACCCTTGTTTATGCTGTTCAATATACTGCCTAGCAGCTTCCTTATGTATACAGTTTTTACCGGCTAAGGTTAAGTAATCACCTAAACTTTTCATCTTTTCACCTACACCGCCTATATTCATGTTATCCCACGTTTCTAAAGGGATATCGTTTAGGTGTTCACACTTGCTGCTCAACAGCCTTTCAGCGCCTATAATACCGGCTACCCTTTCAGGCATACCCTTTAAAACGAATTGCGCATAGTAGGCTCTATGAGCTTCCTTGCCGTGTGTGTTAGATAATGCTATGTAGTCTGTATATGTCATAGGTAATTTAATTTTCATGTTATATCATCTCTTATCTAAAGTAGTTAGCGCATAACGCGTTAACCCATAACTGACACTATACGCGAATTAGATAGTATTGCAAGGGAATAATTCAGAATAAGGCGTTAAGTCTAATCTAATAGGATTACCATTTAATGTTTGATTGCTAGCTATTTCAATGTAACCCTCTTCAAAATTAGCATTAGAATTAAGCCAAGCTTCCATATTGGCCCATTTTTCAACATGATAAGCCGGTTGTACATATTCATTATGTGTGTCAATAAGCTGTTGCTTACTATTTTCTATAGTTTTTTGAGCCTTTAGGCTTTCAATATCATCTTGATAAGTGTGCATAGCTTCGGCTACCGCCTTGAACATTTTCTCCCTTACTGCTAAACGTTCCATATTGAACATATAATCAGGATCACCTTGCATCTCTGATACAAGCTCTCTGCGTTCCATTTGGTTTACACGAAAATCAGCCTTCATGCGTGAAAGGTTAAGCTTCGAGCTTGCAATAACTTCAATTGGTCTATGTGTATTCTGTGACATTGTGGCCGCCTTTGATGCGTTGCTTTACTGGAATAACGCTATACTACCACACAATAACACCATTGCAAGCTAAATATTCACCTCTTCTGCTAATTCGTTTAATCTTATAAAACAATAATTTTCTTCGTCTTCACCTGACATATTAGGTTCCCACACTCTACCTAGTGAAGATTGTGCAGCATATGTGGGTGAGTCTTGCCCACCGTGCCAGTTCACATAGTGCCAATATGCACCTATTATAACATCATCTAGGGTATATTCACCAAACTCACCTATTGACCATAAATGTTCGGTATCTTCATGCTCTTTGCAATATTTATACACAACGTTTCCTAACAGGGTTAGTGCATCGGTTATGCGGTTATAGTCCAACTCTCCGTCGATGCGAAATAAAGCCTTGTTTAAAACTTTAAATATTCGTTCAATATTGCGTGTACTCATTTTTATACCTATAGACAATAATTTGTTTTTGAACCTGTTGATAAATTTCTTTCAAACCGCTCAAGGCTTGCCATATTTAACCTATTCATGTTAGATAGAACATTAAACTCAAATGAATAAGAACCTGAATTTTGGTATACACTCCTTACAACATCCCTTTGTATAGCCAGTTGATTTTCTGTGAAAGGCTTCCCGTTTAATAATTGCGTTGTACGTTTAAGAGCTGCTAGCTCATTACTTAACCGCTCTACCTGGTCATTGTGTAATCGTGTAGTCTCTTTATTAAGCGCCTGTAATCGTTCAATTTCTTCTATCATGGTTTAACCCTTCTTAGCATTAGATTTGGCTATGGGTGTGTATAAAACCCCATCGTGTAAGATGGCCTTAGCCTTTCTGTATCTGTGAAACTGGTTTCTATACACAGCCCCTCCTAATAGTCTAGAAAGTGTTTCTATGCTTTCTCCTATTTTCCCCTCATGCTTTTCTATGAATTCCCCCATAGTAACCACATTTGATACCTGTACAGGCTCGACGGGTGTAGGTGTGGCTACCTCTGTTGACATTGTTAGAAGCTGTTGTGCTATCTCTAAAAGCTTTGTTTGTTTATTGTTCATAACTTAACCCTGCTTATCTGTGAATGTGAGCACATTAGAGCATGTATCGGTTTAGTGTGTCAACACTTAGCTACATAAATAAAAACGCGTAAACGGTTTATCGTTCTTTAATATCCCTTGCACTAGGACAACGTTTTAATAAAATCTTGATATGAAATATTCTATGTCCCTATTCATTCTAAACCCCCTGTAAGCCCTTGTAAGAGGTTTTACCTCCTACACTGGCATTGGTATTGGTTGACCCTATAAAACCCTGTAAAGGGGATGTATAGCCTTGTAGACCTATATACAGCGCTATAGGAAGCGCTACAAGGTTTACAGGGTTGTTGAAAGCTCTCAACCCTATCAAAGGTTAGTAAGGTTTATAAACAACACCCTATATTCTTCTTTACTGTATACAAGCTTTACTCGTTACACTCGTAAACCTTATATACACTAAAGAAGAAAGACTACAATATAAAACCCTATATTAAAATCTTTAGGGTAACATAGAATTCAGTGTTGTCAAGCACTAATTTCAAGGTTAATTAACCTTTCATTGATCTACATCATACAAACGGTTTAGGGATTAGGAACTCCCTTTTAAGGGTAGGTAGCGTTTAGCAACCCGACTCATATGCGCCCCTGTATTGCCGTGTAAGAGGCGCTAGCCTTACCCCTAACCCTAGTATCAATCTGGGGTGAAACCGTCTCAGGCGTTAATTGTGAGCCTCCTAAGGCCTCTAATCGATCGTTGACAGTATTTAGTTGATGTTGTGTAAACATTGTAAGGCTTTCAAGCTTTAATTCTAAGCGCTCTATGCTGTCAAGAGCTATACCGTGTAAATAGGTTCCCTCTTGCAAGTATCCAGCCTTTTCTTGTGCTTTTTCAATCATACTTGTATAGGTCTTTTCAGCATTGTCAAGTGTTATTTGCAATTGTTCAGCATTTTCCATAAGCTGTTGTTTTTCTTGAGAAACGTCTACAGCGCGAAGCTTAGCCCCACCTTGATCTTTTACAATGTCAAGCGCTATTTGTTCAGCTCCACAACCCGACAAAATGGTTATAAGTAATACAAGTGTTAATAACTTCATGTTATAAGCCTCCACTGGCTAGTACTGAATAACTACAGTAAAATGTAGCTGATATGATTATCATTGTAACAATAAGCTCTAAGGAGCTTTCCATAGTATCCATGATATCCTTAAAATTTGCAAACGATTTTTTGAATTCCGGCCCAGTATCTATATTTATCAATATTTCCGGCTTGGTTCCAACTAGCCGTTACAATCTGGGCTTGTGCACAAACTTCATATTTAGTACCATGAAGTCTAGCACGGTTGAACTGACTTTCGAAGTCTTTTGCGACTTTTATTTTAATGCTCTGTAGATTAATTTCGGTTTGCTTTTGTAAACTTTCTTGATAGTTACTAGTGTTAAAGGTTGGTAGTGTGAATCCAGGACGGGTGAAAGTTATAACACAATAGATTGTTAATGCAAAGACAATAAAGCCTAAGGCAGGTTTTAATAAGCTATCGTTATTTGTTGATATGGTCATGATAGTATCCCTTACTTATCTAGATCAGAAGAGCGTCGTGTAGGGAAAGAGTGTAGATCTCGGTGGTCGCCGTATCATT